CCATGGTCAATCATACGGAAAGCTACAAGCGTGTTACCCTCTTGGGACAGTGCCAACTTCGCAATGAAATTAGTACGTGGCTTGTAATTGTTGAGAAATTTAATCTCATCTTGGTATTTGATCTTGCCAAGACTCTTACGCAGCTCGTTAGGGTACTCGCATAGGAGAACTCCAATTTTCAGCTTAGCTACATATCCTTGGTCCATCAGTTCCTTGGTAGAAACGATTTTTACGACCTCTCCAAACAGACCATTCAAATACATCTGATTGACCTTTGTCCCTTTTAAGGTACCGGTAAGACCAATTCTCCAGCTTGCATTTGTCATTCCATCCATAATAGATGTTAAGACCTTAGCAGCGAAGGTATGGGCTTCATCACCAATCATCCCATAGACTGTTTTCTTGAATCCTTTTGGCATAGATTTAATGGACTGCCAGGTCGTTATGATGATTTCACAGTCAGTATGTTTATCCTTGCCTGAATAAATTCTGTGGCAATGGTCTTCAACGTCCCAATTTTCGTCGTTCTTAGAATATTCCGCAAAATCGGTATACATTTGTTCGACCAACTGGGTACGAGGTACGATTAGCACAAACTTCTGGTCATCCGGAAGCTCTCGTTGAATCCAACGAATGAGTAGATAAATGATGAGGGATTTACCAGACGCGGTAGGTGAGACCTCTAGGATTCTCTTATTGACAATTGCCTTATGGACCGCATCTAACTGGTAGTCACGAGGTTTAATTGTATTGCCGTCCCCGTCTGTAAGGACTATCGACTTAAAGAACTCTTTGACCTCTTCTTTTGAAGGGACGTTCTTTTTACCAGGAGTACCGAATTCGTTTGCTTCAGTCTCGACAGTGTAGCCAAATCTTTTGGCGAAATTGCAGACCTCATTGTAAAGGCCTGCAGGTAGGGTTCGTTTATAGTAATCCAATAGACGGATTTGGCCGTCCCAGCTGCCGTTCTTGTAGGCTGGCATGAATTTGTAACCATCAACGAAGAAAGAAAAATGCTCACGCATTTCCATGATAACGCTATCGCTAGCAATTACCTTTACGTGAGCATGGTTCAGATATTTTAGAGTAATTATTTCCACATTGTATTTATAGTGGAAACGGGAGAGCTTATCTCAGCTGTGTATTAGTCCCTGGTTCAGTTGGGCGTCCACCGCCTCCTCCGCCACTGTTACTACCAGTAGAGGCAAGCTTGTTTTTAGCCTTCTTAACCACGAAAAATACAATTGCTGCGACAACTACGGCGAGTGCGAGAAATTCCATTACGTTTTTCCTTCTAATTTCCAATTTTTGATGACATCATAATTCAAGACTATGAAGGTATGGCCGTCGTACTTGTCATCTTGGTACTCGACCTGAACGATATCAATCTCTCGTTCAATGAGATTTTTTCGAAGCTGAAGATAATGAACCTTCGATGCTTCAGATTCTAACTCTTCGATTGGGATGCTGAATAGATTTCCGGTAGCTGAAAACGTATACAAGTTCGGACCAAAGATATCGAGCCAATCCTTACCAATCGAACACCACATACCGAGTACTCCATTGTCGTGCTTTGTCTTCGTTAGACTATGGATAAGACCGTTATCATAGACAGGCCAATCGATAGTCTTATCAGTCGCATGGTATAGTTGCATTAAAACAGGCTTTGAAGCGATAACTTTGCGGTGGCGACTAGAACAGGACGTTCTCCGTCTCTATTGTCCCTCATGGCAATGCCAAAATTATACGACCCTGGATGGCGTTCTCTTAGGTCATTGGCAATTCCGATTGGTAGATAATGTACGCCGTTCAGTTTGTCATACCAATTCCGCTTATAACACGGTTTTAAAGACGCAACCTTCACAGTCTTTCCGTGTCGCTGTTCTTCACGATGCTCTACCAGAAATTCTGAGTTGAATCTTGCGGGGTCTACCGGAAAGTAACCATCAATCATATCCATGAAGGTTCTTCTAAGATGCATTTCTTTCATTAACTTCCAGCTTCGAACTTGGCCCAGTCTACTGCGATTCTCAAGTCCTGCCCTCTCCAATTGATTTTGTTTACGATGTCCATAACGGTGTCACGACAAATCTCTAGTTCGTCGATTTCTTTTTGAAGGGCAGAGATGTCAGGGTCGACCTTAACATAACTATCCACCTCGGATTTCATAACTCTTACACCGTCAGTTGGGTCGTATTTCCAACCAAATTGGTCCATTTGAAATTTAGGCATTTTGCCCGCCATCCACACCTTCTTATGGTGTTTAAGCGTTTCCATTTTACGCTTCTTACCCTTAAGAGAGACTTTAATCGCAGCCAGTATTTCGAGATACTTAGCATGCAGACCAGAGATTCTTATCGCTTCCTCGAAGATTTTGTTCTTGTCAATCTTCGAATCTTTTTTCCAATCAAGGAGAATGTCTTGTACTTTAATCATGTAATATTATATCACACCCGTGATGATAAGTAAACTAAGCTTTTAACAGCTCAAACCGTGAGTAGGCGAATCCAGCAGTCAGAGAGATTAGAGGGTCATCAGAGGCAGTCGACTCAAACCTTAACTCTCCTAGCGTAATGGGAAACGCATCGTAATAGGCAATCTTGCGCTTTGGCTTACCAGAAACTGAATAGATTGTCAGTGTAATCGTTTTTGTCTTAGGCTCTCCTGCACAGTTGAGTAGCCAATCATGTAGAATATCGTATGAGACCATTTCATCGTCTAGGTGCAGTTCTACGTTGAGGTCTCCGTAATCTGGCTTGGTACCAGTGTGGGGGAAATCAAGTCTTCGACCAGTCTGTTTGACTGGCCTGTTAGAAATAGTCGGATGAGCAAATCCCTTTACGCCTACCGATAAACCTTTCAGTCCTTCGATGGTAATGGAATAGTTGGTGCTAGTTAGAAATTCGTTAGATGTAGACATTCATTGTATTTATACGGACACGACGCAAAGAAAAACCCGCTCAAGGCGGGCTCTTCATATTTTGTAATCCTTGTACTAGACTAGGATGTTGTTAACCTTGAAGATACGGAAGTACGTATTCGCACGGTTTGCGCCTGTACCAGAAGCTGGTACTGAAGGAGAACCTTCGGCGAATGGGTTGGCTACCATTGCGTAACGAGTTTTGAATCCGATTTTAGGCTGGAACGTTTTCTCGTTGATCGCACGAACCATTGTTAGTGGAACGTAAGGGCAATAGAATAGGCCAGCATCGTATGGGTTAGAACCGCGGTAACCGACTGTTGCGTAGTCTACAGTAGCGTAAGGGTCGATGTAGACCTTCATGCCATTATGAAGAGTACCAGCGAATGTGTTACCAGTGTCATCAACGTTTAGTTTCTTAGCAAGAGCTGGAGCATAGTCTAGAAGACCGCTCATTCCAAGCGCAGAAGCGATGTTTGAAGAGCAAAGGATAAATGTAGCTTTACCACGACGAGTTTCTTTCGCCACAGCGTTCGCTTCAAATTCTAGTTGTAGCAAGAAGCCTTTGATTTTCTCTGCAGACCAACGACCATCAGCATCTGTTGATAGGTCAAATACACCAGGCGTCGCAACGTTAGGAGTTTGAGCACCAAGCTTAGCTTTAGTGTTGATTGTACGGATAGTCTCACGGTTGATTTCAGCTAGGATTTCTGTAGACAAGATGTTAGAAAGCTCTGCCTCAGCGTCTAGGCCGTGGATAGCTTTAAGGTCTTGTGCAAGTTCCATTGTGAACTCAGCGCTTAGGCCACGAGTTTTGGCTTCAGCAACGGCTTTCTCGATTGAGAATCCCATTTGACCCCACTCGTTACCAGTCTCACCCAGCGTTTCGCCAAGTACTGTTGACATACCGATACCAACACCGAATGCGTCGTCAACACCATCAACTGGAGCAACGTCTGTACCAGGAAGACCAGAAGAGTCTCCAGCATGGGCATCAGCAGCGATTTTAGAACCAGAATGGTCTGTTTTAGCTTCGTCGAAGAATGCTTCGTCACCGCTCATGTTGTCATAGCGTGATTTCATAGCGAAGATTAGTCCAGTAGGACCACTCATAGCTTGAACGCCAGCGACGTCAAAGGCGATTAGGTTAGGCATAGCACGACGTACTAGGCTAATCAGAATTGGGTCGAAACCTGCAACTCCGTTTTGTCCAACCGAAACGTTTTCGTTTAGTTGACGCTCTTCTTGTAGAGCGTTGTCTGTGTTCTCAAGAAGCTGAGCAATGACTGCTTTCTTGTATGATTCTTGAATTGGTGGAACGTCTGGCGCATTTAGAACTGGTGCCCAGCGGTCCATTTGGTGGTCGGAAGTCGACTGCATTGAATTTCTCCGTTTATACTTTTTATTTATTAAATCCGGTTTTTACCGTGACTTAGTTGAAGGGTTATTACCTACGCTTTAGAGCTTTTGTATAGACATCCATACGTGTCTCTTGCTTAGGTGCTGCTGTCTCAATTAGAGTTTCAACAGGGCTTGGGTTAGTAGTTTTTGATTCGACGATCGTTCCAGCAAGGGATGATACCGCTTCCTTGAACTCATTTAGTGTTTTGCATGTCTGCTTCTCAGCAAGCGAGCGAACACGGTCTGCGTCAGAAACTGAAAGTCCTTCGGTCAGTTCAGTAAGGATGTTCTCCTTACGAGCTTTTACGAAATTGCTTTTGTATTTTCTAACGTCTTCAGCAAGAGCAGTTGCTTTGATTTTAAGAGCATCGTTGTCTGCTTCAAGTTTTTCGACTAGGCTTTCTTTGCCAGTCGGTACTTCAATAGACTCAGATTCATAAAGGGCTTTCATTCCCTGCATGAATGCGTTTGATACTTTAACACCTTGAGCTTCTTCAATCACTGTTTTGTTTTCGTCGAAATAAGTCTCAACAACGTGGTCTAGATACGAGTCAACTTGTCCAATCATTCGCTCTTCGATGGCAACAACTTCGTCAGCAACCATTAGGTTAATCTGAGGTACGATTGATTCCATGATAGATTTCAGTTTACGTTCAACTGCTTTTTCGAATACTGGGACCATGCCTGTTTTAAAGTCGTCTGATAGGCCTTCATCAAGAGCTGCAATAGCTTTCAATGTACGTCCATCGACTTTGTATTCAACCTGGTCAAACGCTTCTTGTGTAAGAGTAGCGCCAGAATATACAGCTTGAATTAGCTTACCATTACCTGAAAGCATTTGCTTCACGACGTTTAGAACGTTATGAGCCGCTGGTAGGTTGGTTTTGCTAGTAGCATTAGTACCGGCTTTGGCTGCATCTTTATTGATTTCGTTAGGGTCTTCAACGCCTTCTTTACCAGTTGGCTTGCCTTTTCCTTTAATCGGAGCAGCTTTAGGACCGTTGGTTTTCATCTTCGCAGATTCATTACCACCAGATACAACTTTAGTATCTACAATTCCATCTTTATTCATTGCAGCAGGATTCTCAAGAGAGCCATTTGACTCTTCAAGCTCCTCGCCGTCAGTTTCTTTGGCTTCGCCCAGTTCGTCTTCCAACTCACCGTCCATTGGGGCTTCAGATTCTCCACCTTCGCCATCAAGAGAAAACTCAGTGTCTCCTCCTTCAACATCTCCTTCGCCGCCAGTAATCATATCGCGTAGTTGCGACACAATAGTCTCAAGGCTTGCTAGAAGTTCAGTTTCGTCTCCGCCGTCCTCAATAGATTTACCATCAACTGCATCGTCATCTGTCGAGATGTCAAGGTCGTCGAGGTTATCGAAGTCCGTTTCGTCGTTACCATCTAGATCGTGCGAATCAACTGACTCATCGTCGTCAACACCATACACGTCTACATCATTTTTGTCGTTTTCTAATTCAGAATCGACACCGTCTTTATTTAAAGGGTCCATTTATTTTTCTCTTATTTCTCTATAGTATAGAGAGGAACTTTTCAAACGAACCAATCGCCGCGCGATTAGATTCAAACAGTTCGGTCTCAATTTTTTCAATGCTCTTAGGTTTCCAGTTGCCGGTCTTATCTTGTACCCACTCGGTATTCTCAATGATGCTATTAACGAATGCATCATGAGCTGAGGGGTCCTGAACTACATCAACTGTACTTAATACGAAATCGTCTCCTACGTAGGAGGCTCCTTCTTGTTGCCTAAGGCTACCCATGCCACGACTTGAAACACCTAGTTGAACTCCTCCGCTTAGGAGGCCTTCAAGAATTTTCCCACATGGGGTATTCAATACTAGGGCCTTTCCGATCACATTGCTTCCCTCCCAACGGAGTTCTGTAATACGATGCGAAACTCTATCAAGGTTGATTGTGGGTTCAGCAGGATGGTCAAGTTCTCCTACCGCTCTACCAGCGTCAACCTTTTCTTTGAAGCTTTGGACAGCTTTCTCAAGGATAGGCTTTGTGTAAACCCGTCCGTTACGATTCTTCTTCTCAGCTTGCATGAAGATACCTTCGAGGTAAGTGTTTTTCTTACCATCCTTAGTATTCTCAGTCAGAACCTCGATAGATTCTTGAAGTTGTCCAATAAGCAGCTTCATTTAATTAAACATTCTCTGTGCAACTTCCTTACGAACATCAGCCAGACGAGTGTCGATTTTAGAAGCCATAAGCTCCACACCTGCGCGGTCAGTCTTGTCTTCGTTGATAATTGCTTTAAGTAATTCTTTTGACATTATTGTCCTCTCGTGATTATTTATACTAAAAAACTTTAGACATCTTCGAATTCTTCAGCGTCGATACTGTCGAAATCTTCTTCGCCTTCAGCTCCTAGGTCAAGCGAAGCACCTTCAGGGTCATCAAAAGCTTCTTCGCCTTCGATATCACCCTCACCTTCGAGGTCTCCAAGGTCGCCTTCGAATCCAGCAGTGTCAGCTCCTCCGCCTTCTCCACCAACATCCGTTTCAGGGTCTGGTAGACTATCGCGGTAAAGCGCTTCTTGTCTGATTTGATGCTTGATTTCTTCAATCTCTTGTTCGTTCTGCTTAAGGATATTCTTACGAACGAATTCCTTCGAGAAGTAAGTTCCAATTAGGTTATCAGCGCCCGCTGTCTGAGCAGTTTCAATACGCTCTCTTAGAATCTCAGCCTCTTTAAGCTCAGAGAAGAACGAGTCTTGGGCATAATCAAAGAAGATTTTCTCTTTGAGCGAGTCCCATTCATTTTCGTTAATGATAGATTTAAGAATCAGCTGTTGCTTAAGCACCTGTTTGAACAGGTCACTGAACTTCATGCGTAGATGGTCAATATGCTTTTGGAAACGGATTTCATCTCGGTTAATCTCAGATGAGCGACCAATAGAGAATCCGTTCTCATTATCTAGGCGAGAGACTGGAACGTTCAGCGACTTATAAAGCTGAAGCTTGAAATATTCGATATCGTCGATTTGGCCAAGGTTCTGCCCACCTTGTAGGGTGGTAACATCTGTGCCCTTACCATCCGCAGACTTAGGGAACCAGAAGTCCTCTAGCATATGCATATGGTGTCTATCGGATGTCACTTCACCAGTCTGGGAGTTGTAAGTGACCTTATTTTTATACTTATTCATCAGACGGTTAACGTACGATTCTGACGATTTAGGATTCATTTGCCCAACCGCGACGTTAAAGATACGACGCTCAGGAGCTCGTACCATACGATAGGTAATAAGCGCGTCTTCCATCATGCGAAGTTGGTTGACTGGTCTCATGGCCTTGTGAAGATATGAGAGCGTTACATTACGCGTTGGGTCTAGAATACCGGAAGACACGAATGTAATTGAGTCAGCTGGAATCTTAACCCCTTGAGTTGTGTTCATATTTTGCGAGTTGACTTGACCTGTAAATCCATGCTCGGAATAGATGAAATACTCATCGTATCCAGAGATTAGGTTAATACCAGTCCGCTTATCAGGCTCGGTTAGGAGCTCACGAATCCGACGAATTTTGTATGGGTTGATTGGTCGAAGTTCTTTGATTCCATCTTGAGGCTTCTTATTGTCGATAACGTTTGCATACGCAATACGCCCGTCAATATACCATCTCTTAAAGATGTCATGACCATATTTGCGGAAGTCCATCATAGATAGAACACCGTCGAATTCTTCGGTAACTTTGGTTTTGAATCGCTCCGAGCCGTCAACCTCATCTAAGTTGATGGTCACTGGCATTTCATGCCCGTTTGAGACGATTGCCTCGTCAGCAATATCATCTACAGCACGGTCAACCTCTGGTTGTTGCGCCATTTGTCTGTACTTGGAGATAAGGTCAGCTTCGTTGGCAAACGCGTCTCCACGCGTGTCCATTGTGTAGGCCATAACACCTGCACCGCCATTTGCCATAATGACATGAGCTGATTCAGACTCTTCTGACGGAGGAACGAAACTTTTGATTTGTTCTTCGTCTGAATTGTCTTGTTCTTTCTTGCGGATTTCATATCCGAGAAAGTCAAAACCCCTACGCTGACGCCTTTCTTCGGGCGTTTCATGGTAGGGATTCTGTTGGTTTACTTGACGTGGGTCCATAAATGACTACCTTTCAGGAGTATTTATACCCTCTCAGGAAGAAGGTAGGAGAACGTCACGGGAAATTCTTCAATCGCGTTTGTAGTATCGTTGTTGAATTCGATTTGTCCTACATTCTCAGGCCATGCATCGACAAGCTTGTATCTTTTCAGAACTCGCTCATCTGAATCTAGCTGCTCAACAATGATGTCTGAATACCACTGAGACGGGTCAGCGTCAGGTGTATTTGACTTAACGTTGTTGATGCCTTCTTGCCAGTCCATCATTGCATCATGTACCGAGAATCCAGTATCATTGAAGAATGTTGCTGTCCATGGCTCATATTCAGGACGATCGCCTGGAAGAGAGAATGTACGCCCACGATAATTCAGTGGAATTTTACCCATTGGAGAGGCCGGAATCGAAGCACCTTTACAGAGCAATGAAGTGGTCTCAGCATCTCCTTGAACGAACGAAGGATAATTGATGATGATGCGGAATAGGTTATTACGTGCACCACCTCTAGGAAGCTTCGCTCGGAAGTTACGAATAGCTCGAGTCATTATACTTGTACCCCTTCGGTTACATCTAAGTTAACACCGCTTCTTGTAGCAATCAGATTGATACGAACGAAGTTAATTGAATTTGGAATTTTGACATAGATGTCAGCGACGAACTCTTGAGCGTCAACGACGTCCGGAGTATTGTTTGACGAATCACAGATAATGCGGTAGTCTGTTAGACCACGACGACCTTGGATTTGACGTAGAAGCGGTTCGATTAGATTCACGAATTCGTTTTGAGTAAACTCATCATTGAATTGGAATAGAACACTTTCACCTGCAATCTTAAGCGACTTACGAAGCAAGATAAGTAGGCGAACCGCATGAATTTGACGGAAAATCGATGGGCGTCCAATACGAGTACGGTCTCCAAGAATGAACGTTCCTTTGCCAGGCACAGTCACGATTGGGTTGATACCATTCTTGTAAAGGTTTCCACGGTCTGTATCGTTTGGATTGTAGTAAAGTTCGGTTACACCAAATAATTGTCCGCGTTTCTGTCCTGCCGGAGAGAAGAACGGCCCGAAATTGCGATCAGCAAGTGCCATGGCCCCACCAACCTTACCAGAATCAGGAATGTTAACATATTGGTCATTATACTTATCATAAGCCTTAACGCGGCCAGAAGTAAGCTCATAATGTTTATCTGCAGATAGAGTAGCAGCGAACTCGTTTTGCGTAGTTTCATCGATATCTTCTGCACGAGGTGAAAGGATAAGGAATAGGTCAGCGCGGGTAGCAGCAACCGTGATATACGCATTGGCTACTGTTGTCGCTGTCGGTCCAGTTAGGTTAGGACCGATAAGAATAGAAACGTCTGCGCCTGAAGAACGATTGAAGTAGTCCAATCCGTTAGTATATTCTGCGGCTCCAATAGCTTCAGAATCGGTACCACCAGCGAGGCTGTATTCAACAACACCAGTAGATTCTAGACCAATGTAGTCTACACCAGTGGCAGGAGCTACACCAGCTTGAGGAAGCGTAGATGTGTCATGGTCAGCGAACCATACGTATTTCGAACGTAGGTTGATAACGTCTTTGTAGAATGAGTTTGTACCGTCGTCGTTCTTTGCGCCATCAGCTTGTGATAGGTAAGGGAACGTTTCTAGAACAGCACCAGGAGTACCTGTGAATAGGCCACCTTCGTCGATTACGGCAATGTGGATTTCATCATTGAGCGCTCCAAGAGAAGCAGCCGTAGCTGTTGTCCCAACCGGCGTATCGAATGATGAAGCATATGTCCATGCATTGAAGTTTGAAGCAGTCGTAGCGGCATCAGCAGTAAATGAGAACACCGAAACTTTCAGTGAATTACCTAATGCGCCAGGATATTTAGCAACGAAGCCACCAACATCGCTATAAACGAGTGTTTGAGCATCGTAGTCTTCGGAATTTTTAACTGTGACAGTTGAAGCACCATTAGTAGCATTCAGCGCATTTTTGACTGTGCGAACTACCTTAAGGTCTTGACTGTATTGGAGGAAAGAGGCTGCAGATAAGAAGTCAACCGCATTAGTGCGGGACGGAGCAGCAAACTTTGCGACTAGATCGTTTTCTGAGCTAACAGACGTTACTTTGTCTGCAGGACCCCAACGAAAATCTCCTACGATCGCACCAGTCGATGTAGAAACGCCTGGTACTGAACCAGTTCTATCATCTTCGGTTACGATAACGCCAGGAGCGAGTAACGGTTGTACCATTTGATTTACCTTTTAATTTATAACAAGATTGAGCAATAACAAGTATTTGTATTTATACTTTTGAAGCTCACCGGTTAAAAGCCGAAGCTGACGTCCTGAGTTACCCAACCGAAGTCTTCGTCTACCTTGTAGCCCATATCTTTACGGGCGTCGTTTAATTCGAATTCGCTTTGTCCTGAATTTGTGATGATACCAAATGATGGAATCGATTCGTCAATCAATCGGGTCTTCTCGGCTGACATAAGACTGCGTAGTCCGTTAGTATTTATCTCTCCAAAGGCGGCAGTTTCTACGAACCATGCAAACATGACGAGAGTCATGACCATATCATCGTGGAATCCGTCTTTAGCCTGATAGGAATTCTTTTTGACCTCAAAGACACATAGTTCCTTGATGGTCTCAGGGTCTGTGATGTGAATCTTGCCTTGCTCTACAAGGTCCTTAAGGTGAGAGCAACCTAATCGCTTGACCTTCTGATTCATCTCTAGACCAAATGAGACTCCCTTTTTGATGGCTCCCATATACATATTTTCATACTCGTGGTCGTAAAAGAGGGCCTTAAAGACAGTCGCGCCTAGGTCATTGGATTCAATGATGAGAAACGCATTGTTGTAATGCTGAGCAAACTTGTGGACAATATCCGGAAATACCATCGGGCTAATCTCATTGTCTCGATAAACACAGACCTGTTTGAATGGAACTTCGGTTACATCTACAATAGAAAATGTCGAATAGTCCTGTCCACGACCTCTTGACGTATCGACTGACATTGTGTAGACATGCCCCTCTTTTGGTAGTTCGTACGCGGTCACATCTCCAGCTACCTTAACTGGCTCTGCTGCCTGAAGCTTAAGAAGGTATTCACCATTGATTAAAGTTGACGAAGTATTCTGAAATGAGTTACCAAATTCCTGCTCAAATTGCTTTTGAGACGTGTTGGCGATTGTCTCTTTTTTCCAAGCCTCATCACGACCAGGCACGTCCCACCAGTCAACTCGATACGGTTGGAACTCATTGGTTTTCTGAACAGCTCCCTCATACAGCTTATAGAACATATTGTTCACGCCGTTCGCGGTTGAGGTAATGATGATTTTTGTCTTCTTACCAGCCGCGATAACCGGATAGGTTGAGGTATAGAATTCGCCATCATTTACAACGAACGCAAATTCGTCGAGGTATAGAAGACTAATTGAGAGACCACGAATCGAAGAACCAGACGTCGAATGAGCACCGATTACTGTGTTGTTTGAAAAATGAATCGAACCTTTGTTCAATGCCTTACAACCAGGCTGCAGGAAGAACGGAAGATTCTCCAGCATAAGCGTGATACGACCAAGCATTTCCTTTGAGGTCGAGCCCTTGTTGGCAAGAATAGCGAGCGTTTTTTCGGAGTTAAAGAGCGCGAAATGAAGAAGATAGGCGCATGAGCTGATAGATTTACCAGACTGACGACACGCTAGAACAATCGAGTGACGGTTCTTATCGAAATGCTTAATCATTTTCTTTTGATAAGGGTAAAGCTTGAATGGAACCAATCCTTTGTCAGGATGGATAACCTTGACATATGTCTCGCAGAAATACGTTAGGTCATTCTTACATTTTCGATATTCGTCCAACTCCCATTGTGTCCAAGGTTGGGCTACACCATGCTTCTTTACGAGAGCGTTGCCTAAATATGTCGGGAGGTTGTGAGGATTCTGGACTAGTTTAGTCGTCTTCGGTTTCCGTACCATCTTCTTTGTCCTTGTTCTCAATTACCTTAAGCACCTCGGAAGTATCTCCGGTAAATACGATTGCCTTTGCAGAATCGGTTTCAATGTGCTCGATAAGAGTAGGGTCTTCTTTATTGCGTTTTGCCTGTAGGTCAAAATGCTTATCTTGTAGCTGAATCAATTTTTCATTGATGTCTGCCATATTTTTCATATAGCCCGAGAATACTTCAAAGGCTCTTGGATGTTCTGATTCCTTGGCCAATTCTTGAAGGTCTTCAAGCGATTCCATGCCAGTCTGTAGGAGCTTATAGAAGGTGACACGCGAGAACGTGTAGTCCTGAAGAATATCAGCACTTTCTTCGGCAGCTAGTAGGGGATTAGACATGGGTAGTTTCCTTTCGAAACTATTTATTCACAGACAATTTCAAATTCTTCGTTGGCTTCAGCCGATAAAGGATTGATTGTCAAAGTCATATCATCAAAGACTTCATCTTCTCCATCAATATGATTGATGATAACTCTTTTGATTACTGGTCTTTCGGTAATATCCGAATCATATTCTCCAGTGCTGATACCTCCAGCACCTCCAATAGACCCATCACCTGTAGCTCCAGAGCCTCTAAAATAATCGACGTTCTTGTATAGATTGATCGCGGCATCAAATGTTAGTGTGTAAATCAGAACTCTTTGCGTTGAGTCAGCCGCTCCCTCGTACTGGTCGTCTTTATTTGCCGACAAAAACGTGAATTTAAGGTTGTCGGTAAAGGTTTTACCTACCACAGGCTTAATGGTTACACCAACCGACGGGTTAAAATATGGTAGAATCTGCTCGATAATCTGAAGAGCTTCATCTTCGTTCTTAGTATAAATCGATAGCTCAAATGGAATACGGTAAGGAGCAGGATTCTTGATTTTGTCTCTACCCTCTTGAATGTAACCACGTTTTGAACGCTGTCTTTCCGGGTCATAAAGAGGAGTTGAGTAAGAGAAGCTCATACGTGGAAGTTTCATCGCGACCTTAGTATCTTCTAGGTCAGGACGTTGTCGAATACGCTCAAGAAATGACTGCTTTGGACCATAAGCAATAGGAACCCGTTTCTCGTTAGTTAACGAACCATCCGATTTTCTTCGAGCCACGTGGATATCATTGAACAGCGTACCAAATACTGCTGCAACTGAACGAATAGTTTTGTTATAATACCATGGACCCCAAATTTGGAACTCTCCTGTTATAAATACTTGGTAGTCGCGAAACGCCAATTTCCACTACTCTAGAGCTACAAGGAGCTGACCAGCATGTATATTTATACGGTCTATAAGACAACAAATCTCATTAACGGCAAAATCTATATTGGAGTCCATAAGACCACCAATCCTGACGACTCGTATTTAGGTTCTGGGGTAGCTTTACGTAAGGCTATATTAAAATACGGAGTCCATAATTTCTCTAAGAGCATACTTCATGAATATGCTATCGAAGAATCTGCTTATATAAAAGAGTCAGCTTTAGTAGACAGAGCCTTCATCGCTCGTCGTGACACTTACAATATGAAAGTAGGAGGTATTGGAGGCTCAGGAAATTATGGTAGACCTCATTCAGAAGAGCACAAACGAAAAATTTCAGAAGCTCTTAAGGGAAAACCTGGTCCATTTGCTGGTAAAGCATTATCAGAAAGACATAAGAAAAGTTTATCAGCCGCGAAAAAAGGTAAATCTAACCACTTAAAGGGCTCTACCCAACCTAAGGTTGAATGTCCTCATTGTGGTAAAATTGGTGCAAAAACCGCTATGGGTAGATGGCATTTCGATAACTGTAAATCGGCCTAAAACGCTCCAAACGGATTATCTGGGTCGAATTCAATAATGTCTTCGGCCTCTAGTTCAATTTCATCGTTTGACTGGAATCTGTCATCAGTGTCAGCGATCATTAGAACCATACGCGATAGCTGAGTATCGCTTGAGACGATTGGAATGTCTTTTCTGAATGTAGCATATTCTCCAGACTCGGATGTTACGTTCGCTACTTGAATTACAGTTCCATCGCTCTTAACTAATGTTCCGGTTACATTTCCATCTGGCTGAGTTTGCGAAATTGTCTCGCCAATCTTATAATTACCTGGCGAGTTAATCGTTAGGTCAACAGAGTTAGCCGATACGATGTTCGATACGTCAATATCCTCTTCAACGAAGTCCAGTTTCTCGTCATTATATTCGAACGCTGTCACGTTTAACTTGTAAACCGGCAGATTCTGTAACTGATAAAACGGCTCTTCATGCTCAACAAACGAAATAGTAAAGAGTGACTTCGAGAATGGCACATAGATAAGGTCTCCCTCATGCGGTCTCTTCTGGTCCTCATGACAACCAACTGCGTCGTTCCAGCGCTTCTTTGAGACTACAAAGGTCGACTCGTCTTTAATCTCATATCCAAATTTTTGGAATAATTCTTCGCCATCATATCCAGCGACAGTCTCAACATACATCTCAATCTCATAAGATTGGTCAAAGTGAGACGCAATGTCCTCACCAAAGAGTTTATCGACGTTTACGACATTACGAGGGATGTAAAGAAAATCATGACCATAAATCTGTAGGGCCTCAATGATAAGGTCCTCATACAGATTCTGTTCTGGCTCGTAGCCTTGTCTAGAGAAATGTGGGTTGGTTGACATGCGCTACCCCACAAAGAACATAGGAGGAGGTGTGTATCTGTCTTCTAGTTCTTGTTCAAGTTTTTCGATCGTTTCCTTGGCCTTTGCGATTATATCTTGTCCGTTAAACGTGACTCCACCAAGCATTTCGACTCCGCTAAACTTAGATAGGTTCTGGCCCCACTGAAGTTCGATCAGAGCTGTTGCATATCTCTTAAGCCACGAGTCATTAAGGCCATAAGCGCCATCTTCTTCTGGGTCAACCGCAAGATTAACCACCATAACGATGTATTCGCCTTCGGCAATATCATTTTCCCAGTCCATTTGAATCTCTAGACGATTACGTCGGCGAGAGAACTCAACAATATTTCGACCATTTAGGGTGTCATTAAGAAAGTTGAGGTATTGTTTAGTCATAACGAAGTTTGAGATACCTCCACCTCGTCCGCTTAGACCGCCTGCACGTAGGTCAAAGATGTCATTAAGATGCAATTGATATTCGATATTGAACATACCAGAGCCTAGTCCGGTTGACCTAATAGGTAGAACAGATTCGACCCTCAGAACATTTTGCGGAAGAACAATATAACCATTAGCCTTATCTGCTGCAGTGACCTGGTGTTTTACGACGGTCTCGTCTGAACCATCCATGTGACGTTCATTCCATATTTGAATAGCTTCGTCAACCCGATCGTCTACTTGGGCAGGCGAAATGTTGATTTGAATCAATCCATGACCCAATTTACGAAGACAATATTCTCCAAATTCTTTACGAGTTGTAATACTAGGCATTTGCTTCTAGTGCTTTAACCTTCTCATTTAGTTCTTTGAGTGAAGCCAGTAGGAGTGGAACAAGCTTTTCATAAGAGACAGTTTTATAACCTTCCAGCTCCTGTCCAATAGCTTCAGGGAAATGCTCTTCAACTTCTTGAGCGATAACACCAACTTGTCTTTCTTTAGATACGATTCCAATTTCTTCGGCCTTGTCATTCCAATCATAATAGACTGGGTTAAGCTTTTCAATAGTATTTAGTCCTTCTATCGCCGCAAAATCTTTCTTAAGATTTTTATCAGAGAAGGCTGTGATGTCACCGGTTGCAGTAAAGTTACCGGTTGCTTTAGCAAACGTAAATCTAGTAGTGGCATTATCTCTTACGAATAGATTTCCATTGTATAGGTCTACAAAATTAGATGAAGAGGTATGATGAATTCTCATGTCTGCAGAGTTACCAAGTCTAACTTGGAAACCATCTTGCCATTCCGTATGTCCAAGCACATTGTCATCGGTATCAGAGCGAACAAAACTTCCAGCAGATTGTCCACCTAAGAAACCTGCATTGATGTTCTTAGTGTCCAAATAGGCAGTTGTGACAACAGCTTGAACTCTTGCTGTCGTATGATAAAGATTAGTACCTTCCGACAGATTTGAAGTAGAGAACCCGTTGATATTGGTGATATAGCCCTTCGACAGAATTCTGCTTTCGATAGCCGCCGCTGAAGCAAATACGCTATTTGACGTAGACCACGTCTCAGTCGATAATAGAACATCCGAAGCCAGAACCTTTTCAAATGTAATTGCCGGCAGTCTAGCGATGTTAAGGATTCCTGAAGTAATTTTTGAAGAATCAAGATTTGGAATACGGCTAGCGTTAAGAGTTCCTGAAGTAATTTGAGATGCTGGTAGAGCTGGAATTCTAGCAGCTGTTAAAACGCCCGAAGTAATCTTCGAAGCCGCAAGATTTGGAATACGACCGGTTGCAAAAATCCCAGTAGTAGTTTTTCCTGCGTCTAAAGCTGGAATACGACCATCAGCAAAAGTCCCAGAAGTAATTTGAGTAGCCGGAAGCGCAGGAATTCTAGATTTAGAGTCGTAGCATTTACTCCTCCAATGGTAGTAACCACCTCACCAGTAGTAGAGCCATTGAATACGAAAAACTTATCTTCCGATTCATCCCAATAAAATTGAGCATCAGTTAAAGAACCTCTACCGAATTTAATACCTGCATCAGTCGTTGGAGTACCTGTTTGGTCTTGGTTTAGATTAATAAAGCTGTCGCCAACATTGATTTCATTACTAGATATGGCGTTAATTTCGCCTTGTACATTAAGGTCTCCCTGCACAGTGACATCATTAGCAAACGTTTGATTACCCGAGAGTCTTGCAAAAGAAGATGCATGCACACCATCAACCGTATCTGCGTCTAGACCAGAGCCTGTTCCGTCATTTCCAGCATGCCAAACGATAAATCCATTTACGGAAATCGCATTTCCGGTAATTACTGTGGTATCTCTTCCGGCCCATCCAGAAACCCAATTGTCTGGGGACGTGTTAATAGACATTCCAGATTCAGCATTAACATAGACCACTTCGGCGGTTTGACCTACAGCGTGTGAATGCGATTCGCCAGCCGAAAGGATTAGATGATTACCATTACCCGTTCTCAGTTCTGAAGTAAGCATTTTACCAGTGGCTTGTAGGTCAGCACCTACGATATTGCCAGCAGCAGTTATATTTCCTGTGCCAGATAAGTCCGTTTTCACAGTCACAATCGAATTGCTAAGCTCTAGTCTTTCTTCGGTGGCGTTGTCGTCGATACCACGAGAAGTAAATGTGTTATTGAAAACAGCAGCACCGTCAACAGTTAAACTGCTTAAAGTCGTAAGGCCAGCTACGTCTAACGTACCTGAAACCGTAGCGTTAGTAAAGTTTACAGTTGTGCCAGTCTGTAGATTGTAAATGTAGTTAATCGCCGCGACAATAGAATCATTATTTGAACCAAAAATTCCAGCATCAAGAGCAGTCAGTTCTCCAATTACTGTATTCGTATTAGACAAGTCCGCGGACAAATTGTTAAAGTCGGTTTTAACTTCATTCACACCACCTCTAATCGTCTGAGAAGTAGTGATTAAAGTAGTTGATCGTCCTGACTGAATTCGATAATCATTCCATACATCTCTAAGACCGTCAGTAATATCTGTCGGAGAGGTTAAAAATCCATCGATAGTAAGATCGGATAAATTAGAATTTGGACCAACTCTAGTATCAAGAGCTACAGCAGCAGCATCGGTTTGAGCTAAATCGGCTGACAAATCATTAACATCAGTCTTTAATTCATTAATGGCTGGAATTACTGATGTTGCGGCAGTAATAAACGTAGTGCCTCTACCCGTTACTGCAACATAGTCACCCCAAAAGTTTCCAATGGCTTGAGTTACAATATCGCCCGTGACGATACCAGCAGTGTTCATTACATCAAAATTAGAATGCGGACCAACATAAATTTCGAGGTCATCGATACGTTGATCGTTAACATTAAGACCATCAATGATATCAGACGCAGTGTAAGAAAGCGAGCTAAAGTCGCCAATATCAGTAGCCAATAGGTTATATTTAGCAACCCATTGTTCTACTGTTTCGTAGTTATTTTCAATAATTCTAAGAGCCATTTATCAGTTTCTCTAGTCTGGCGATACGTTCTTCTAGTGTATTTATCTTATTATCCTTCTCTATCCGCATTCTAGCCGCTTTTTTTGCTCTCTTAAGAGCGGCATTGTCAACGCTGACGATTGCCCCGTTTACAGTTTTTCGAAGAGAAGGATAGCCCTCAATTTTCTGCATGTTAAGTACCTAATGCTATACCGCGGAAGTCTCTAACTCGAGGAACGGTTGAGTTGTTTTGCGATAGGAATACAATTTTGAATTGGAAGATGTCAAACGCTTCTAGTCCGTCAATTGTGTACTCATATTCTCTAAATACATTAGGGTCATCATCTGGCTGGATAATTTGATCGATGTCAGCCTTACTCCAGTCTAACTGTGAGATAACTGATGAAGAACCTGACGAGACAGTTCGATAGTATAATTCAACTTCAGAGAACGGCGGACGGTTAACTCCCATTAGAACCTTTACACCCTCCGCTGGCTGTTCAAGAGTTACCGGCTCGAATAAATGCTTGCCAAGAGCTGACCCATCTTTTGAATCAGTTTCTGCGACAAAGTCATGCGGTACGTTGAAACCAAAGGTTTCAGTCGAAGCTGGATTATCCACACGATTTGCAATAAGATTCATCGACAATCTTGACAAATCAACGATAGGTGAAACATAATCCGAAGTCGTGGTAAAATCTACTCTTGTTGATAGACCCTTACTGCCATTTTCGTTTAGAGCAGATGCTACAACCCTTGGTGAGCGAGTAAAGATATTATCATTGATGTCTACAGGCGCAAATCCTTGAGATGGCACATATGGAAGTTCTGAGCCAGCGTGCGATCGACCAGACATCGTTTTAATGTTCCATCTAAGACCTGTTTGACTTAATACCAATTGGTTAGCATTAAGAAATCCTGTGTCCCATAAAATATTAGGACGATATACTAGATTTGGTAAGGAAACTAATCCACCTAATGTTGATGTTCCAGCCGCTAATACGATTTCAAACGAGTCAGCCGACGAAACTTTATCAACAACATGTGTCGTGTTCCATTCAGCCGCAGTAATACCGAAAACAGTTTGTCCACGATCAAATTGCGTTGTAGAACCAGCGAATAATCCATGGTTTACTGCATGAACCCTAACGCGTGGGTTTGCACCAATCTCTAGAATTTCTATTTGAGCGCCCTTGCGATAAGGAACAGCAAGGTTTTCCATGAAAGCCGAACCGCTTGTTTGGAACTTTGCTCTATTGATTCTGAACATCATGTCTCTAGACTGGTCTGGAGTCCATGTAGAACCATTTTGAGATTTAAAGAACGATCCCATCGCTGGCTGTTTTGTAATACGTCGACTAGTAGAACCAACAACATACTCGGTCGTCACAGCAGTCCAAATATTATAGTCATCAGATTCGGCAAGTACTACTACACAGTACTCAATAAATCCTTCTAGATATACCGGAGCTCGGAATGTACCTTTAGTCGCTGTTGCTGGATTGTTAACAGAAGGAGACTCAGATACGTTCACATCCGAAGATGGAATAAACACTGCAGCGCCAGGAACAGGCGCATTTGTAGGGCTACCATTAATCATTGGTCTAATTTCAATCTGAAGAGGCACGGTCGCCGACTTTGACTGCATGTACACTTCAACCGAGGTAATGAATGCGCCTTCATTTTTCTCGATGATAAATGACTGAGCAACCGGGTCTCTTCGTCTAACAATAGGCGGAGGCGGAGGCGGTAACGGTAAGATTGTGGTAATTGTAGTTTCTTGAGTCTCTAATGTTCCTTGTGCAGTAAAAGCAGCAAAGGCTTTAGAAAGCGCGGTAGCATCATTAAGAGAATTCCAATCTAATACCTTGAATTCTCTACGGCCAGCACGAAATCTCAGAGTTGAGTTATTTGGGATAAACAAAGACCCTTCGATAACTCCATTGTTATCAGAAATAAGAGGAGTAGCTCCTTCTGGGTGAGAAGTCTCGTCTTGGGTTAGGTCATCATCAGAATCTACTTCCGAGATAAATTGAAATGGTTCTTCGCGAACCCAATCGGATACGTCAACGCCGTCAAAGAAAGGACGGTGTCTCATGTTAGGTAATAGACCTTCCATGCGGAAATAAACCAACTGAGACCGAATGAATGGAAGCAAAACGCTATCCACTGTTCTAGTTTCAGTAGTTCTTCTAATACCTCCAGGGAGGTTAACTGATGTTGGTCTTAACATTTATTGCCTAAAATATTTGAATGTTGCGAATGTCTTCTCGGAAATTGCCGCCAAAGGCACCACCTGTAGCTCCACCACCAAGCTGGAAACTTCCATCTAGGACAGGTGTCGTAGGTCTACCGGCCCAGTTCCATGCCCAGTTACCCCAGTTACCGAATTGAATTGGGTTAACGCGCGTCGTGCCTTGAATTGTGGTTGTTACTGTTTGTGTTTCCACGTCTCTCCATTCATCTGTTTCTGGAGATATAGTGATACCACCGATACCCGTAATAACCGAATAAGGATTCACGTTAATCGATGATGACGCAAGTTCTTGTTGAATTTCTAGCTCTTCGGTATAATCAAGCATTAGCATATCACCGACTTGGGCCATATTAGAGCTTGTGCCATCGTTTGTCGCCGCCTTATACACCAATCGGATGTTTTTCTCATCGAATGTAGGTCTAACTTCTCCAGCCACAGGGTCAATCGAAGAACGATACTCTGGAGATGTAAAGTCAGCAAATGCATGGTCATTAAAATTGTCAACAAAGAATCCAGACTTGAATCGATTGTTGCCGTTGTCGTCTAATACTTCGAACGCCGCAGTAGACGTCTCAAGAGCAGATAGTGTAGCAAATTCTTCTAGTCTATCGACACGATTTTCGATTTTACCGATATCTCTCATCGTATAGCGTTTGTTCTCCACGAAAGAAAGGAAAATGTCTTGCTCATCTAGAGTACCAGCGTTCATAAAGATTTGGTAAATTGCCATTGCATTATCAGGATGAGGCGGAATAGTAGCATCTAAAGATGGATTACCTTCTGATATTCCAAATGTACCTTCTTCGTCCAAATAAAGAACGTCAACCCGAGGTAAGAAGTATGTTACATCGCCTTGAATAGACTCGTTCTGTTGAGGTAGCTCATTAACAAATGCTCCACTACCAGAAAATGACCCAGAGCTATTCTTACGAGGTCTAAAGTCGAAATATTCAGAAAGACTTTCAAATCTTCCATCCGCAAATCTGTGAACCGGAATATCTTTATAGGTGTATTCTGGTAGGTCAACTAAAGAGTTGTATGAGTCAACCGAGAAATAGTCTCCAGTACCATGCGAGAAATATGAAAAATTCACAGTAACAGAACCACCAGGAACTGGGCTTCGGCCCGACTTAAGGATTAATTTACCTTCGTCATAATAGTTATCGCGTTGTCCATTGTCCAATCTATAATTATCAGTGATATCGTTACCACCACCATCAAGTACTTCATCTACCTTATAGATATCGAATTCGCCTAACTCAACAACACCGCCAACTTCTGATTTTATATCAGACACTTCATTAAGAGTTTTAGCTCTAGCAGTAGACGTTGCGGTAGTTTTATCAAGAATTGCAGCAATACGATATGTTTCCGAAGCATTTAGACCACTCAATGTAATAGTCTGCGCTCCAGTCCCTGTAGATGACGGTGTCACGACTGTACCATCATTTTGAGTGATTATCCATGAGTTATAGCTAGCCCATGTCTGTGTTGGAGCATTGGTATCAAGCGTAATTTCTCCAGAACCGTTTGAAGCCATAGAAATATATCTCTGAACTCTAACAGTAATATCCTGGATAGATTTAATACGTGAGTTGGGAACTCTAAACAATAGGCTATTCTGACGAGTGTCTTCAAGAATTGCATCGTTACTCGTTGGCGCGTTTGAAGCATTAATCAATGTTGCGCTAAAATTAGTACCGTCGATCGTCTCTACCTGATTAAAGGCTCCACTAGTCATCTCAACTTCGAAGAGGTATAGTCTAAATCTGTCAGCAGCTTCGGCTTCGATATATCGAATTCTAGCAGTACCGATTGTTACTCCACCATCTTTTAAGTTATATTGAGGGAATGTAGAAAGGTTAGGCACTCCAGACAAAGTGTTTACACGAATGTAGTTACCAAAGTATGTTGATGTCCGTCCGTTATTTTGAAGGTCAGTATCAAGAGCTCTACGAGTTTCAACTCTTGTTGCTAATGGCTTATCAATTTCATAACCTCGAACATAGGCCTTACCAGTATCGACCACAAGGTCCAAAAGAGTTTCATCTGTTGGATGCTCTTGGGCGCGTACAATAAAAGGTTCAACCGTGTAATTACCAGACTCGTCGAAAGTTCTTCGAGCAAGCTCTTGGCCAAGTAGGGCGTACTGCGAACGGGTAAGCTGTTCTACAATTTCTTGGTCTTTGATGGTAACAATAGTGAAATACTCTTTAACAAGTAGACCATCTCCATCGACGGCCGCGTCTTTCTTAATAAGCGACAGAGTATTTTTTAAGCGATCAGCTCCAGGCGCGTTCTTGTTATTAGTACCATTAGCATTATCTAATAGAGATGGGTCATCATTTGAAGTAACCAACTCTTGGTCAAATATAAGACCAATTTCTTGAACGCCCGAAGGAATTCCATATTTCTCTATTAGGAGAGATTGAGAAACCGCGGCCACAAAGAAACCATTAACGAAATAGATACCTTTGTCCAAATCTACTTTAGTTCCAACTCCAGTACCTGAAGAAGTGTAAGACCCTGAGCCAGTTTCAGGGTTAGTCCATGTAACCGTCTCGCCTGTTTGGAAACGTCCACCATCTGAACCTCCACCACCTGTGTAACGAAGGTATAGAGTAACCGGATCGCCATTTTCGGCTGGAATAGCTTGAATGACCTCGGCAATCATGTTAGAAGTGTTACCGACTAGTGTAGCGCCAGAAATAACCCCACCTAATTCAGCGTCAGTGATCGTTAAGTATTCGTAATTGGTATCTACAGACACACCGCCCGGAACAACAACCGATCCGTCAAGAAAGATATTCTGTCCAAATCTAGTGATTTGGTTTTGAAGGATAGTTTGAAGTTGTGTTAGCTCTCGAGCTTGAACCGCCCTACCAGGTCGATAAAGAAGCCGAGCAAAGCCTTTATCTTCATCGTAATCGTCGTAATAAGGAGCTAGTGATGTGTCAACCATTATTCTATATTCCAATCAACAATTTGTTTGGCCTGTTTAAGCGACGAGCCGGTGTCAACACCATTACCTAAATCGTCATAAACATTCCAATTGCCAGTATCTTCGGTTTTTTGGATAATCCACCCTCTATAGATGTATCTACCGTATTCCCCGCCTCTTTTAAGTTTGTGCTCACGAAGAATTTGTTCTGCAGCTTCAGATAAATTCATTATATTTTACTCTTACAATTATCCATATGATATTTATACATGGCTGGGCCAGAACCTTTCTTAGAACAGTAAGGACATATCACCTTTTTGAAATTCTTTTTCTTACCTTTTTGACATCCAACATATACCCCAGGGACTTTCTTTTTACCCTTCATAGCTACTGAAATTTTAGCTTTAGACTCTTCACTATGAGAACTATTGATATTAGCTTTAGCTTCTTTTATAGCTTTACAATGAGCTTTAGATTTTGTTTTACCACTAAGGGCCTTTGAAATTTTTTGACCTATTTCTTCTGTTTTTCTTTCAGTTCTATTTTTGTGTACCGCCCTTAGAGATTTTGCCCTATCTTCAATTTGTTTTGAGGTTTTGTTTTTGTTGTATCGCCTTAATCCTTCGGAATGCTTGGTTTTCCATTCTTCCGATCTGTTCCTTTTTAGGTAGACAGAATTATCTCTCTGAGCGGCATGCAACTTCATTTTAGCTATAGACTTTGGGGTGTGTTTACCCGTAAAGCCTAATATATTTCCATTTGGGCCTCCCGGAACTAAATTATAATTGTTTTTTTCTAAGCAAAATTCTTTAGTTACAATTTCAGCTTCTTTATCATATGCCTCTTGTAAAGTGTCAAACTTGTAGAGAATTTTTTTAGAGAAATTACCTTTTCCATACTTCTTTATAGCTTTAGAAATAGCATTTCCGGACCCCATATAACTGTCTTCAGGATTCTTGGTTTTATGAACTCCTATATAAATTTTGCCGTTTATAGTATTTGTTGTTTCATAGACTGTATAATATGTTTTCATACAGTTATTTATATAAAATCAGACCTGAATTACGAGTTTGATGTCTTCTGTTTGGTCTGGAGCTCTTGAAACCGCGACACGATTTTCAAGATAAAGGACTGTACCTGAGTATTTATCGAATTCGCCAGGAGTATTTGAAGTAGCAATTGTGCCAGCCGAAACGCCTGTTCCAGTTAAAGCCTCCCCATCAGAGAAATCTACAAATCCAGTGTCATCATTTTGATGATAATAAAGAGTTTCGGTATTTGCGTCATAGTAGTCTATGATAGCCTTCGCGCCTGATGAAGCACCAGTGATTACATCATCAAGAACCCATGTTCCAGATGGCTGAACTGTATGAGACTCAAGAGCAATACCGGTAGTTTCTGTGAATCCTGAAGCAGGAGAACCCTTAAGCGGATTCTTAATAATTGTTAACTGACGATAGTTGTTTGCTGGAATAAAGTCACCATTGAATCCATCAACCGGATTTTCATCACCCTCTAGAACGATATTGAACATTAAGAAATAAGCGTTAAGTTCTAGAAGAGGATTATAGCCAAATCCACCTTTAGCTGTTGTATATTGAACATTGAGTTCAGCTTCGGTACCAGCAGTAGAAAATGTCGGAATAGCCTTCGCTTCAGTATAGCCATATCCTGGAGTATCGATTACTACAGAATTCTGAATCGATCCACCAACAACCGTTGCTGTAGCTGTAGCTCCAGTACCATCACCATTAATATCTAAAGCCAATGAACCATTCGTGTATGACGACCCACCTGAGACTACCTCTACTCCTTCAATTTCTCTTCCTAGAGACGTAGGAGATACAACTGCATTAGCAATAGCTGGGGTTGTGGGCGACCCACCTGAGATAGCAACCTTCGCGTAAGTATATCCTGAACCGTAGTTGGTTATCGCAATATTAGTTATTACGCCACCAGAAATAGTAGCAGTAGCAGCCGCTCCTGTTCCGTTACCAGTGATCGAAATAGTTGGTGTAGAACCATATCCTGCGCCTTGTTCAGTTAAAACAACATCAAAGATTTGTCCAGCTGTCGCATTGGCAGCCACGAATTCGTTTCTGAAAACTGGCATAAAGTCATTTGTTAGATATTTTTGAGCGTCAACAGCCGAAATAGTGTATAGATATTTCCAAATGTAACCATCAGCTCCTAGAACGGGTTGTGCAATACCTTGGTCGGTTTGAACACCAGTTCCGTTATCGTCAACTCCAAGCGGCTCAACAGTCGAAGAACCAGCACCAGCCTTTAGACAGATGTAAACATTAAAGTTGTTTTGGTTAATGACATAATACTGTTTGGTATGAAGGTCTGCGTCTGCGTCGTCATAAGCTACAAAAGTTTCACCAGCTTTCCAGTTATATCTTGGAGCACAAGGCGTAACGTCAACAATTCTCTTAATCGATTGAAGTCCATGACGAACTCTTAGAGAATCTTGTGGTGCAACAGTAGGTTGTGGTGGTTGAAGGTCATTCTCCCATGGCTCAGAACGGCCAATGCCAAGGTAATATAGGTCTTGGCCCAATGTTACTCGGTTGAAGATGCCTGATAGGTTATCGAATCTAAACCGATCGGTAATAATTGCTGTCAAAATTTTATCCTTATAAATATATTGAGGAGTTCATCTATGTTTATTTATACGGTCTATAAGACAACAAATTTAGTAAACGGCAAAATTTATGTCGGGGTTCACAAAACTAAGAACCCTAATGACTCGTATTTAGGGTCTGGCAATCAAATCAAACGAGCAATTGAAAAATATGGCGCAGATTCATTCTCTAAAGAAATACTGTTTGAATATGCCGATAAAGATTTAGCGTATGCTAAAGAGGCTGAAATTGTAAACGAAGAATTTTTATTAAGAGATGACGTGTATAACCTTTGTCATGGTGGTAAAGCATTTAAAGGGATGTTAGGTAAGACTCATACTGAGGAACACAAACAATATCTCAGAGAATTGTCTACCGGTAAATTACATACCCAAGATGCCAAAGACAAAATGCGACAAAATGCTTCTAAACATTGGGAAGGTAAGAAATTTACTGAATCCCATAAAAGCAAAATGGCCAAGGCAAAACAAAAACGAGTTGAAATAGACGGAATTGAATTTGACTCAATGACTGCTGCTGCCAAGCATTTTAATAGAGGCGGAGCTGCTATCCGATTCTGGATTAAGAAGGGTAGAGGAAAGTTTATCTTGGAAGAAGTAGATTTTCCCATCCTTTTCCATCTTTAGACTGAATTTTGTGCCACTTATAACCAAGCTTTCCATATGGCTCGATTCTCTCGTGGTTATTGTCAAGAACGTATGAACCGCCTTCGGTGTCAACCACCAGGACAGCGTGATATTCTTTATTTTCGGCCCAACAGGTAGCGAGTCTAAAGTCGTTTCTGTTGTCAGGAAATGCTTCGATTAGAAGAGCTCGTTTGGTTACTGCATAATCGTCGCAGTCTCCATACCCTTTGCCTCTTATAATTTCCCAATATTCAGGAATGTCAAGATTAGGATAACTCTCCTTGTCAGTCCTGTATTTTATATTCTTATTGACCTTCCTCTGGATTTTCTGAACTATCTTTCGATTTTCCGGTGTCCACTGTAACATTTATAGCTGGTTCCCTGTCTGTTGAACATTGATCGGGTTCTCGCTTACAAAATTCCGTGTAGCCATAGGGTGCGCTCGTAGGAGCGCCAGAGGGAAAGTGTGGGTTTTGAGTTGAAGAACATGCTGCCAGAATAATGCATAAACTACTTACTATGAATCTTTTCATGTGATAATAATCCTTGCGCTTCTAGCTCTTGTGAAAGGAATTTCCTTTGCGTTATATTTATCAAAATCCTCAATTTTGAGGTGCTCGATAGAATAAATTGGATATACTGAAGACACCATATTTTTGCTGCCTTGGTCTAAATTACGTGCCGGTTCGGCGATGCATACGTCCCAGAACTTACGAATAATTTGACAGAATCCTTGCATTCTAAGCGCAGCAGGAGAAGCAACTTGTTCGTTGACTGCGAAGAATATAGCCGCTCCAAGAATAAGTAAATTAGTATCGCGTTCTTGGAATCCAGGTACGCATGTAGGAGACTTAGTGTTGTATTCAAATTGAGCTAGCTCGGTAAGCCTAACTTCTCCAAACAAATTCCATCCAGCGGGATGAGCAAGTTGTGTAAAGAGCGGTCCCCAGTCAGAGATCGATACGTCTGAGCGGACAAGATAAGAGAAAATCTGGTAAAAGTTCGAGTCTTGAATGACCATAGTAGTCTCTGATAATCGGCCGCGGCTGTCTGTCCACCTTTGTCCTGCCTCGTCCCACTGTCCATCCGAGACTCTAAGCATATTATCCTTTGGATAGACCACCTCAGCTTCAGCATTTAGGAACAACTTAAAATATGCTTCCATGGCTCGCTGTGAACCCTTCGATTTAAACCAATACTCGAAAACCTTAAGGGCTGTAGAATCATCTAAGGCAGTATTGTTAGGAAACGACGGCGCGTATTCTTTCTTTAGCAACTCAAGAAAAGTATTTGAACCAACATCTACGTTTCGAATATCTCTTAGTTGAGCCAGAATCCCATCAATTCCATCTGATGAATCAATAAATTTGTAGTACACGTCCAAAAATTTGACAAAATCCGGGTACTCCTTAACGAAATGAGACGGCAAAACAGTCTCAATCGATGGTCTACGAAAATTGGATGGTGTAATAGCTCTCATTATACCTGTTCAAATTCCTCGATAGCGTTAACAGCTGTACGAACCGGATCGATATCGATCAAAAGATTCTTCTGTGGATAGATAGCGTTTTCATCGGCCGGTTTAATAGAGAATCGAATACCCTCATTAATGTTCGGTACCGATGATGGTCTAAATGGAAGAAGAGTAACTGTGTTCGTTGCGGTGTCAATAAATCCAGCATCGTCAACAACGATGATTTCTCCCGAAGCTCCAGCTCTGATAATTTCTAGACGAAGCGACTTCTTTTGGTTACGAAGAGTACATGGATACGAGATACCATTAATGATATATTCAAAAGTGTCTGACGTAAGAATATGGTCACGAGAATCGATAGGTGCAAAGGGTAGCGAATATCTTAGGTCGTATCTACGAGCAACATTGAGCTCAGGAATTAGACGTCGCTGTAGGCTTACTTGCGCGTCGACTGAAACAATAGCTTCGTCCGAATCGTCGATAAATCCAAGAAGTCTAGATTTTCTAAATAGCGCCTCAAACCCTACTAAACGCTCTTGAGAGAAGTCTTGAATCGTGTCTTTGATTCGATTTTCTAACTGAGATTTAGTGAATGGTGTTTTAGTGCCATCATATCGTGCATTGACCTTCACTTCGATATACTGAAATTCTGGAGCTACAAATCGAGGCTCGATAGTTAATACAGCCCGAGGTTCAAGAATGTCATCCCGCACAAAGGCTTCTTCGATCGATGTCATTTCGACGCGATCGAATGGCTTGATCGAAATAAACACCGATCCATAGTCAGGCGGAGTATTGGTTTCTCCACCCCATACATTCAAGGACTCGACAAACGAGGCTTCAGACTTGATAAACATTTTGTAATCATTTGGAGTCACCGCTCTATTCTGAGCTGCAAAGGCCTTTGGTGCATTAAACTTAATTGACGCGATCGATTCCTTTTCGGCCCCACCATAAGAAGCTTCAATCGTCGAAATCGAAATATTATGGCCATTAATTGTTTCAGCAGTTTTGAATTCAGTTATCCGATTTCCTTCAGTACCCGAAGCCTTAAGATATTCAATATCAATAACCGAACCTTCCGGCGGCTTGAACCCAATAAGATTGTCACCAAGCATAATCTCGTAATAGTTGTTGGCAGACTCATGGATAAAGTAGTTGCGACGCTCTGGTACCAACTCTTCGACTCCCTTTGGAATCTTATAAGCCTCTTGAACAGTAGCATTCAATCCGCCCTTGACGACTACTGTCATAGTTGTGGTGTCGATTTGATCGTCTGGAATTACATAAATTGGATATTCTTGTTGGTCTGAATCAACAATGAATCGCTTAAGGATTTTCTTACCTTCGTAAACAAAAATATCGGCTGTGTAGTTATTTGCAACATTCAAAGAATACTCGTCAAGAGTATAGAATGTGAAGATTTTGTTTTCGGAAGCAGCGGTAAATCTAAGATATCGTGGAAGAACAAGATCGCCAGACGGGCTTCCTTGTAACGTCACTCGCACAAGAGCTCTAGAAGAACGAACAGAACGAGGAACATAATTAAGTGGCTTGGCGTGCGACACAACCGAACTACGAAGTTGGGCGGTATCTAGAAACGACTCATTAACCGCGAAGTTAGCATACATAGCTTGAAGGTGAGTGTTATACGATAGAACATCCATCATAGTGTTCATGCCTGAACCTTCAAAGTCGTAGTCGTTATACTCTCCGGTATTTTTGAAATAGGTCTTCAAAGACTCTTTAATGTCTTCGAAATTAAGTTTTGACGGGGTAAAATTATCCGACATTATCTGACTCTCTCAATTGCGAGGTTAAGTGTGACAATCTCTTCGGTTGCGACGATCACGAATTCTACAAGTATATTTATGACTTGGCTCTCCTGACCTCGTATTTTTATCGAAGTAATTCTTGCTCTTGGTTCATAATTCTCAATCACTCTTCTAATGGAATCTTCAATTTCAACCGATGTAAAGGTGTCATTGAGTTCAAACAAGAAGTCAGAAAGATTTCCACCAATATTTGAATTGAATGGTCTCTCATATGAGTTTGTTAGAATAAGATTCTTAACTGATTGAAGAACCGCTTTTGCGTCAACAACTTTAAAAAGGTCTTTGTTGCCCATACGAGGTTTGAAGAGCAGATTAAAGTCCGAATAGTCACGCGACCTTGATGTAACAATCGAGGCTCTGTTTAGAATAGCATCATCTTGCGCGAAGTTTCTAGTCATCTGATAGGTCCAAAATGTTATCACCTAAAGAGCGGTGGTTAAATTCAGTTTTTACTTTTCTTTCGTTATTTTTCAAGTCAATCGAAATTAGAATTGTCGGCTCATTGATTCCAGAGGGGTCATAATCCAAATAGCTTAGAGTTAACTCATCATAGGTCAGATGGTTTCTCATCCATTGAGCTGCCTCAAAATAATTAGAGTTGGGTAGAGAAGGAAATTGAATACCAACTGCAAGCCCTTGGACAGCTTTGGCGGTTACGGTGCCGCTACCGATTTTTTCTTCTTCGAACGGACAGTACAGACCTTCTGAAATAGTCCACGTATCCTTGAATTTTTCTCTCAGTGGCTCCAGGATATTGTAGGCCAGGTATTGCATATTATCAAACAGTTGAGACCGTGATAGTCCTCCCTGTTCACAGAGATTCACAGAAAGACCGTCTCCGGCTAACATATGCGATACTCTGAAGTTTGGCGATAACATTGTGCTTCGAGCAATACGTTTAGGTTTCATATGCTTTGGAATAGATTCGATTCTAAGGCGGTTAGACTGAGCAATTTTATATGAGCTCAGACCAGTCTGAGAAATGCTAGTGTCGCCATATGAGACATCAGTCTCTGACCCTTCTCTTATTGTACGAGGAGGCGAACCACCAGTAATAGATGAATTTACCGACCCTTGGTTGACTTGGTCGGACACCCAATCTTGATCGTTGCGTAGCCAATCATTACGAGCTCTGGCAATAACCTCTCCAGTATTTAGGATACGAGAATTGAATTTGCTTTCGGGTTTACGGTCTAGATTCAGAATAAAGGCGTCACTAGTCTCTATTACATCAGTAACTCCTTCAGAAGAAGTTGGGTTTTCTTCACGATCTTCTGGATCGTCTCCACTTGAAGGAGACGAAGGATTCGGAATCTTAGGAATCGGAGTACCCAATGAAGCCTTTGCGGCAGTGTCAGCAAACTCAGCTTTAACAGCAGTTCCTTGTAATTTCGAAGTATGTATATCTCCACCAGCCTTGATAGTCCCATCCACATCAAGCGTCGAATTTATTTTAACAGCCCCACCTATGTCAACACCAGAGGCTGTTCTTACCACGCCTTTAATATCAGCAGTTCCTTCAAGCTTAATATTATCGAAATGTAAGTCAGTCCCGTAAACCGTCTTGACTACGAGATTGCCCTCTCCTTCGGTTCCTTCCTTATCAAATCCGTTCCATGTTACGGTTCCGCCAAAATAAGACCCATTAAACTCACCATACGATCGTTGTGCGATAGACCCTTCGGTGGTCAATCTCCAGTTACCTCCGAATTCTTGAGTATGGTCTCCAAGAGTCCGTTCTATGACATTTGATAGATTCCGCCTGATAGTGTTACCACGGGTTTCAGTAAGCCTTCCACCAGTAACGCTATCTTCAGAGTTACCATGGACACGTTCTTTTTTGTCTCCTTGAACTTCAAGATTATAATCTCCTTGGACTAACTGATTAAGGTCACCGTCAACCTGCATAGTTGCATCGCCTTGGACGCGGATATCGGCGTTTGATTCAATAACCACAAGACATTGACCTCTTACAACTAGTTCAGAGTCTGAAGCTACAACTTGATAGGACCTATTCTGAGATTTGAGAAACACCGAACCGTCTGGCAACATTTCAATTCTAGAACCAGTGCGGTGCTGAAAATTTAATCGCTCATTGCCAGGCGTATCGTCATATTCTATTAAATGACCTGATCGAGTTTCGATCGTCTGGTTTTTTGGATATGTCGAACGAGCTGACTGTTGAGGCTCAGAAACCAGCTTTGCAGAAGTCTGAGAGTCTTTTGAAGCTTTACGTGCAGTACGAGTACCGAGTGTTGTCTTCTTAACATCTGTCTGAAATGTACCTCGATTGTTAACATCCGAAGTTTTGTCATAGTCACGCTTCGGATAAACTCCATCCTTGTCTTGGAATCCCCCTCTAACCGGATTCCCGGGTCTTTGGGTTAAATTAAGGTCAAAATCTTCGGCGTCTCGACTCATTAACTAAAGTCACTCGCTGTCAATGCTACTGAAACGTTGGCTGAATAGACCACATCGCTGTTATTGTCGGTAACCTTACATCTCCAAATCGCGGTCCAAGTCGTTTCTCCTCCAGGAGGAGGCTCCGGGATACCAGCCGAGAATCCAGTAGAGTTGGAACTAGGGGTGTTTGCACTTATACCATTATGACCAGAAACGAATTCCCATAAGAAGCTAACTGGTGATTGCGCTCCCGAAGAAGTCACAGTAGCATTTGTATTAGTCGTTACAAGAACAGTACCACCAACAGCGCTTGATGCCGCCCCTGTTAGAATAGTAGGTGTTACGCTAACAGTAAATGGAGGTCCGGATGCAGTGCCATGAAAGTCTGACCAGCTGATAGCTCCTGAAGCAGGCACTCCAGTATCAGCAGCGTAATATTCGCTGATTGAAATTGGATTAGAGCCTCCAAATTCCGTTTGAATTTCAGAAGCCTTAATAGTACCTGATGCAGGTAATGCCATTATTTAGCCTTTGTAGTTTTCTTACGTGTTTTACGTTTCTTTGGTTCTTTTACCTCTTCAACAGGTTCGACCTTACGTTTGAAACGCTTCATGCCATGTTCGGTTGCAGTTTTTTTCTTACGCTTTTCACGACGCTTGATTTGCATTTTAACTTCAATGCCTCGACCAACCTCTTCAGCACGAGTCATTGTAGCATCTGTGTCAACCGCCCCGTCTTCTTTAAGGATTGGGTTTACCCCACGCTCGACATCTTCGCCATCTTTATTTTCAAAATTATACATGACTAGACCAGTGTCTTCATCATATCCTAGTAGTGTAATCTTCATATGAAGCTCCTATTTCTTTAATGTATTTATAAGCTGTCTGAGCTCTTTTAGCTCTTCATGAAGCCTATTGATTTGACTATCTGAATTTTTCTTTTGAGCTGCGATTGCAGCAATAGCTAGTTTCGCATAGTTAACCGAGAGAATTCCATCTTCAGATTCAATAACTGCTTCTGGAAAATATTCTTGAACTTCTTGAGCGATAATACCGACATCTTCTTTATTATCCAAATCTGTTCGCTTAAACCGCTTTACTTCAAGTTTAGAGATGTCAAAGTTCTCATATGGTTTAATGTCTGTTTTAAGACTCTTATCCGAGAAGGCTGTGATGTCACCAGTTGCGGTAATACTTCCAGTGACTGTCAATGCAGTCGCAGTAAGTTGCATTTTGTCTGAAACACCGCCATCAGCAACATTGCCTACGTACCATCTATGATTTTGATGAGCTCTATAATACATCGTACTAGACTCAATGCCGATAGCATAACTAGTAGCAGAATCTTTAGTGCCGTAAACAGCAATTCTGTCGCCAAGAAGGTTTGACATCTGAATGTCGCCAGATAAAGTTCTAGAACCATTAGCTCTAAATAAAGAGGTCTCTTGGATTCCATCGAGTAAATCGGCATCAAGTCCAGAACCAGAACCATCGTTACCTTCATGAAAAACTTTATAGACATTAGCACCCATTGACCACCCGCCCACAGAAAGTTGGTTGGTTCCTCCGTCAATTCCAAAATAAACAGCATAATCACCAGCCACATGGAAAGCCATATATGCGTCTTGACCAGCAGTCTGCTGTTGAACCTGTAAATGATTACCTGGGGCTGTAAAACTAGAACCGGCAGTGTTATAAAATGTATGAGTTCCAGTATGAGTGTCTGAGGCATCGGACCTAGCATATGAAGAACCTTGAACTCCATCTAACAGGTCAGCATCTAATCCTGAGCCAGACCCATCATTACCAGCATGGAAAATCTTGTAATAGGTTCCCCAACTAGTAGCATCCCAATTGCTCTGTATAAAACCAAGCGAATTACCTGTTTTACCAAATACTAAAGCGTTAGACGTTTTAACATCTGCGCCAGTATAAGAACTCATCCATAAAACGTCGTTCCAAGTATCTGGAGAGCCAGTGTTTACTCCGCTAGACCCTCTTAACATTTGAAGTCTTAATCTACCGCTGCCAAATACATTTGGTTTTTCGAGTCCACCTGAAGTATATCCGGCACCGAGATAATTAGATGTGTTATACGATTTATGGTCTAAGGCCGCTCCCTGATAACCATCAAGTAAATCAGCATCTAGACCAGAGCCGGAACCGTCATTACCAGCATGCCATGCAATATTAGGGCCCTGCATATAAATCGGTCTAGATTGCGCATAATTGTTTAGATACATTGCACCATCTGTAGACGAATCAATATGAAGATTCGATGACACGCCGATTGAAGCTCTTGTCGCGGTATTCTGATTGTAGTTACCAATCCATAGTTCGTCTGTTCCAGCTTGGAAAACCGCATTATCTTTAAATCGTACTTTATTATCGCCATCTCCGACAGAAAAAATCTCTATTTCTCCGCCTGCACCGACGTTATTGTTATAGAATCTTACGCCGCCATAATTCCAATATGCGCCAATTTTTATACCAGTATGGTAGTTGATAATCAAATCAGGATAAGGGTGCGACCAAGGACCGGATTCTTGATACATTGCATAACCATAATGCCCAACCCCACTATCCCCGCCAACGCCTTTTGGCGTTAGTTGATAATAAATGTCAGAAGCATCGCTTCGTAAATAAGAAGAACCTTGAACACCATCTAACAGGTCAGCATCTAATCCAGAGCCAGACCCATCATTACCTGCATGCCAAGCTGTATTGCCGTCGATTGTTAAACTAGAACCATTAAATAATAGAGATTGTGTAACTCCACTCCAATTGTAGTCTATAGAAATACCGCTTGGAGTATTTTCAATTCTATCATATCTACCATTTGTCCTAAGATGAATTGAAGGGTTGCCAGTTTGACCGGCATCTCTAATAATGTCAAGAACAGGACTGTTTTTGTAAATCGTAACATTGTTAGAAAATGTTTTCGCGCCACCTATAGTTTCATTACCTGTAAGACCAACTTTATTATTTAATGCTGTTTGAGTAGCCGTAGAAATAGGTTTAGCTAAGTCTGATGTATTATTGACATTTCCTAATCCTACATCTGAGGATGAAAGAGTAACCACACCTGTTTGCCCAGCAACCGAGGTTACCTGACCTGGAGAACTCATCTCTCTCCATACTGCTCCATCATATACAAATGAACCAGTGAATCCGCTTCCAGTGTCTGCTACAATAGCTACATCGCCTGTTTCTACCGTTAAAGCATTTCTAGCCGTAATATCTGCTACTGGAAATACGTTGACAATAGCTAGAGCAGGCACTTGAGACGACAGCAATTTACCATTAGCGTCTAGAGTCGCAACTCCGTTGGCTACAGCTTTTTCTGTTGTAGGAATGTACGGAAGAGTCGGAATTCTAGCTGCTAAAAGTACTCCAGAATTTATCTTAGCAGCATCTAAATTTGGAATTCTGTCGACGTGTAGTATACCGGTAGTGATGTCATTACCATCATGCGTATGAGCTGACGGAGTAAATGAAGTTGGAACACCTGTAATGTTAGCGTAATCTAAATAGAAAGAACCTTGTTGTCCATCTAGTAAATCTGCGTCAAGTCCAGAACCAGAACCGTCGTTACCAGCATGCCAAACATTATTGCTGTTGACAGTTGGAACATTACTAAAGTCCCATGTACCGGTCATAGTGTAATTGCCGCTTGTATCAAATCCGCCCGCAAGGTCATTTAAAGTAGCAAGGTCAACACCATTGAATTGTGGTCTTGCAGTAAAGTTAGACACAACACTTTTTTCGGCATAATCTGAATGGTCAGGAATAGTAGGAATTTCAGAACTTAGAGCGTATCCAGATAAGTCTACCGGAGCAGGTAAATCTTCAATTAGTAGATATGCGCCGAGAGCCCCACCCAACGCGCTAGTAATAAGCTGTTGAATAATAGTGGTAGGTACTTGAGTAGCAAACGTCAGAGGATTTTGCTGACCTGCAATAGTAGAAACAGGGTCTTCAAACGGACTTGGAACGACCGATGAAACTTCGGCAGGTTTAATTTCAAACGGAACTGGTTGAACTTCTTCGAATAAATCTTCATTAACCGAAGCGACTACAACAGGTTCGGCGTCAATAATAGCCGGAGTTTCGGCCGGATTCAAAGCTTCTCTTGGAGCAGAATCATCTTCGGCTTGAACAACTTCTTCGATAGTTTGAGAAGGAGATGGTTCGATAGTCGATACCCACATCGGCTTCTTGCTTCGAACATAATCCTTTACATCGAATTCTGGGTCAGTACGTCTTTCAGGGTCTACATCTCTATGACCAAGTAGATTTGAATTTGGATACGCATGTAGGAATACGCCAATAAATTTGTCAAAGGTTTTCCATTGAGCATCGGTAAACGTGTCTGCCGAACGAATAAGACCCTTCTCATTGCTATGACCTCTACGTCCGCCGATAAAGGCGATACCAATAGACTTCTCATTACGTCCACGTGCATGAGCACCTGGTGTATTGACATTACGCCCAACCTGAATACGACCGTCTCTTCGAATAATGAAGTGATAGCCGATTTGGTCAAATGGTTGCTGACCCTTTGGGGGATTTTTATGCCAGCTGTCGATGTCTTCGACATTCGTGTCCATATTTTCATAGGTGTCGGCATGGTGGACAATAAGCTCAGAGATGTCACGTGATGAAGAAATTAGAAGAGCATAGAGTTGCTCATTAGATGTAATATGGCTACCAAAGTTAATCTCTTGTGGAGGAACTCTTAAAGGTAGACGTGTTTTACCGCCTGTAGAACCATATGCGGCTTGAACCTCGGAAGCTTTCTTTTTAACCGATGCTTTCGAAGAGTCAGTGTCTAGGTTATAATAGCCTTGAATAAAAGCGGTCGCTGCTTCAGGCGCTGTCGTAGGAGTGATTGTCTTACCAGACTTGGTAAGGAAGTTTGGCCATCCTCTTAGAGAAAGTGTGTCAACAAGAAATTCAAGTTGTGTTTCAAGGTCTTCGATGGTCGAATTCTGACGTAGAACATACTCACGATAAGCTCTAAGTTGATTATCATCCCATAGACCTAATCCAAATCGTTGGTTAAGATAGAACTGGCCTGGGTCTAGCTTTTCACCAAGATATTCAATCATCCCAGCTACAATACCGGTAGCTTCAAATTCCTCAAAACCTTTATTGCGAAGGTAATTGAATACGATTTCTGGGTTAGAATTGCCTTGAAGAGTCGGTTCGCCTTGAATCTCGCCTTGTACTCGTGTACGCTTGTTGAGGCCAATGATGACACCCTCAACTAAGAAATTCTGTTTAGACATACCGTCCATGAATTTACCATGGACTAACGAGCCTTTAACAAGCCCAATCGGAGCTTTACCTAGGCCTGAAATACCGGCATTGGTTGCATCGATCGCGATTTGAGACCATGGGAGGTCTGACGTAGGAAGGATATTATCATCTTCAGAATGAAGACCATAGATTCTTACGCGTACGCGTCCTGCGCGTGATGGGTCATTGATGTCTTCGACAACACCGATGCCCCAAACTGTTGTGTCACCGTAAAATGAGTGCTTCATCTACCTTGGTCTCTTTTCACTGTCTTCGCGTGTTTCTTCATTGATATTATCCGGACTCTCGGTTCTTGCGACCGATAGAGACACTCGATAATTGCCATCTACGTCGAAAATATGTCTGGCATTTGTGATGAGAAATTTACCAGACCGTTTCTTATCTTCTATTCTACTTATATCCGTTTCCGAATAGGCAGGCTGGTCCTTTGGTACCGAAATATTGATGATAGTTCCAACAGTCGTATCATCTTCATGCGCGAGAGCGTGGTAGCCTGGAATCAGAATCTCAAATCGTTCTCGATTCAGTAAAACCAAGTCGCTATAACGAGAAAGCTTGTGCTTTTGACTGAAGAGCTTATCTTCATCATAGGCATTGATGTCCTTATACATTTGCGACGTGTTGACCTGTGTTACATATCTTGACTCAGCGTTTGAAATGACTTCACCATCGATTGAAAAATTCTTATCAAACAAGGTCTGGTCGTATAAAACCTTTGCATTGTCCTTCTTTGTTTCAAAATAGTCAGCAGCCGAGAAATCGACGTGATCGACCGATCGAGTGAAGGTGTCAATGCTGAAATAGCGAGACCTTACAGCCCCTGTCTTAGCTACGTCGAGAATATTATCCTGCTCTGGGATGTTCATGTTGTAGATAACCGAAGCTTCGTGTAGGAATCTCGATTCGAGGTTAGGGTACGGTACTTGCGTATATCTAAATGTCGTGTCTGGTAGTGGTTCACGACCAAGCATTTCTCCAAGAGAGGTGAAGGCCAATCCGCTGTTCAAAGTAGAATACAAGAACATCGGTTCACCAATATCGGAGGTTGCTCTGTCTGTTAACCAAAATGATATTTCAATTGGAGTTCGATTGACACCAAGAACTTTAACTGTCTGGTCTGACCCTTCACGAACAGTAATTTCTTCTTCAAAGACTTGGGCTAGGATGTCTTCGATTTTACCAGAATATGAACCTCTTAGGCGTCTAAATGCTCCAGTATAACCGCGCTTTTCAATGAAGTCAAGGACATATGAAGATGACCCATCGGCTAATGATTTAACCGATGATGGCACCGCAAAGATAATGAAGTCTTTTGCAATAATTCTGTCTCCAACCTCAAATTCGATTGTGAGTTCTTCTTGGCCTTGAAAGTTAATCATCGAGGCAAGAGCAGAGGTGTCAGCGATAGCCAAAGACCCTGTCACGTAGGGAATGTAGATACTCTCATAGAAATTGAATTCGGCTACAGCGCGTGTAACGTCATATGCGGGTGATTCAATATTCTCATATCGATTCCGGCGAATCTCTACCTTACGGATTTTATAATCTGTTGCGTTCATTATCTGTCTAGTGAATTTGCTCTAAGCTTAACGAATTCGCCAATAAGTCCTGGCTTTACGATTTTGATATTCGATAGGTCTTGATTCTGATTCTGGTACCATTCTTTCCATGTTACCGTGTTATAAGGAGCTGTTAATGCGTATGGGTCAGGCGTGACAAGGTCTCCAACAACCCCGCCAATAATGTTGGTTTCGCCTTCATTGCCTCTTCCACGAAAATCAAGGGCATAGTCAACATCGACATTGTCTCCATCGCCATCTTCAAAATGATGAACCGCAAGATAAGCTGGATTATGAACGATACGAGCAATCAATTGAGAATCGGGAGCTCCTTCAAAGACATCAACCACTGATTCGTTACGAAGGAATGGAATATCATTCGTCTTTCGTACGAATAGTTGTCCAAGGTCTACATTACGAGCATAGACAACTCCACTGGCTCCAGAAATTTGTCCAAAGATATTTGACCCAACCGGAAAGGCGTCAATCATAGCATGCTGAAGATAATCAGTGTTGTCACCAACATCAACTCCGTCTTGTGGTAAAAATACTAAACACTCGCCTGGCAATTGTTCATTCATCAGCTTGTTTAGATTTTCTACTGATTGAGGCCAGCCTTTTTCTCTTAGGTCTGGATTTAGCATGAAGAACGTCCAATAATAGTCACTTGTTCCATACAGTCGTTCAGACACAATATCTGGTCTCTCGCCATCGGTCACGCTAAAGAAGCTGTAAACGCTTGTCGCATCTACGACTTGGTCAAACACATCAGAGTACGTAGTCATGTTAGTGAACTTGACTTTTTTACCGTTTTTGAAGGTATAAGGAACCTCTTTGAATTTGTCGAAGTATGTCATCTAGAATCCTTTTTCGATTTCTGCTTTCGATAGAGTTCTATCTTCGGTAATAGACACTGAAAGCTTAGTCGCGATAGGTTGACCGTCAGCGTGCCATGACATTGTACTCTCTGGGTCAAGGGTCGTTTGAATGTCAGTGATATACGAATATTGTAGACGAGGACCAATACGAATCATACCGTTGTTCTTGTCGATACCGTCAACCCCATATTGTTCTTCGATTTGCTGCTCAATAACTGGATTCGAGTTAAGGATGTCAAGAGCATCATCGTTCAACTGATAGAACATATCGACTTTAAGCATCGATGGAAACTTATAGACAAGATTTCGAGTAAGCTCATTGTTTGAGGTCTCATACTCTGGATAGGCGATAAGACGGAAGAACTTAACGATTTTTTCGATTTGTTCAGCCTCTTGACGGTTTGTAGGAACCATGTCAAAATCAAATCCAAACGAACGAATCTTAACCTGATCGAATACTGATCGGGTATGCGGATTGGCGGTATAACGTAATCCTGAGCGAACTGCAGTACCGGCTTGGGTGTTTTCTAGATTGAATCGCTGAAGAACCTTTGTTACCAACGAAGCGTTAATCTTCTCTCCACTGATAAAGTCCTTACCAGTTTTGATGGCGTCAACAAAAGATGAAGACGCGAAGTCTAGAGCGGCAGCAGTACGTTTACCTACATCTCCAACCGGACCAGCTGCTCCAGCCAAAATAGCCTTTTCAAGAACTCGACCAGAAAAGTCAAGGTCTTTCTCATTGTAGCTCAGTCCGTCTGAAAAGTTAATAGCTCCAGGCAGATAGAGGTAAACGGCTGGCGTATTAGCTCCCTTAATGCGAGTAATATTGCGGTCATCGAGCTCAAAGTCTAGCTGTTTGAATCGAATCCATGTACGATTCTTCGACGATTTCTCAAATGGGTAACGATAAACTTGATTTGCCATTTGGCTCCTAAAACTTCAAAATCTTCTTGGCCTTTAGAATCTTCTCGGTCCAGACCTGAAAATCCCAGCCACGGTCTGCAGCATAGTTTTCTGCTGCTTTCCATTTACACTGATTGGTTATGTACGTTCTGCCTTCTTTGAGGTAACGCTGACGATTCCTGTTCTTACCCTTACGAGGCGGCTTTGTTTCCTTATGAGGCTTAATTTCGATAAGAGTAGTCTTACCGTTAGCCCATACTACCTTTGCATCCATAAAGTAACGACGAGTTCTATTTGTAGTCTTATCGAAATAAGGCACAATGGTTTCTTCGGCTTCCCAAAAAGCTACTTCCGAAGACTTATCACACCAAAGAAAGAATGCGCGCTCCCAAGATGAACGATAAACTACCTTCGTCGGGTCTCCAAGATACTTCTCTGGTTTCTTAAGCTTATAGGTCCCTTTGTGGTATTTGGCCATTATAATCCTATAAATACTTTCATGCAATGTATTTATATCACATGTGAGACCGATGAACTATAAAGAGTGGATTTCTAGACGTCTTGGTCAATCAAAGGGCCGTGCCGAACTGAAATTTGGTGGTATCTATTTGTTTGACGTACGTAGACAATTGCCGCCTGTCATGATCGTAACAAGAGCCTATACGCACGCCATATACGGATTTGACCTGTCAAAGATGAGTAATAATCTTAGACGAGCAGTGATGTCTGAATATAAAAAAGCCATGGCCGAAACGAACGAACTTCGTCGTAACGGTAAGCTTTTCAATATTGAGCGTAGACTGAAAAATTATCGAGTGTCTAAAGATTCGGTAGTTTCGTACAAGACAAGAGATATACTCAGTCGTGTCGTAGAATTAACACCTACAGAAATTGATGAATTCATAAGGATGTCAAAGTAATGGTCGCAATCGGACCTAAAATAGCTAAATCGATCATTAACTTTAATGGCGGAGTCGCTAAAGAAAACAAATATCGTGTTGTGATGCCCACTCTCTTTATCGGCGGAGACGCTATCACGATGGATGTCCTATGTCGTTCAACAAGTCTTCCAGGTAAGGTGATTGCTACGGCCGATCGTAAGACGAACATGAAGAAGATCGCTGTGCCCACTGGTTATGAGGTCGCGGACATTGAGATAACCTTTACCGAGCCTGCTAATCGAAATGTTTCAAGATATTTCGATATCTGGTTGGATAGAATCGTCGACAAAAAAAATTACAACATTGCCTATAAGGACGATATCGTACGCGATATTCTAGTCATGTCGACCGACGATAACGGAATTCCAAATTATATCGTAACTCTTCGCAACGCCTTTCCTGTTATTAAGACCCCAATACCGCTAACCGACAAATCTGAAAATGCAATCAGCGAGGTGAGCGTAACATTCTCTTATGAAGACTTCAAAGTTCACGACAGTACTCTTCTTTCGGGTGCGTCTGACTTATCAAGGCAAATATCCGCCAATAGCTTTGTGGTTCCAACAAATATTCTACGCGGCATTACAAGTGGAATCAATATTGATCGAGGTATTCTATAATGGCTGACCTTGGAACTATTGCTGGACTGATTCGAGAACAAACTGAGATAAATGAACTTAGTACCGAAATGGTACGTGACGAAATCGCCGAAACAAATGACAACATCCAAGAGATGATTGGATTCCTAGTTTCTGACCGTAGAGAACAACGTGAAGCTAGAAGAGAAGAGCGCGATGATCGTCTTGACAAAGACCTCAAAGACAAGATTAAGCAGAAAGATAAATCTGAACTTCCTCCACAGCGTATCAGAGGAGGCATTAGTCCATTAGGTGCTGCTGCCGGATTTCTTGGAATTTCGACTGGGCTATTAGGCGGACTTCTTGGCATTCTTGCTCGTTGGGAACAGAAAAAAGATGAAATCGACCAGTCTATTCAAGGCGCACTTACATCTATTAATGGTATCGTAGCAGCGCCTGTGATTACTTCCTTTCTTGGCAAAGTCCGCGGACTTACAAAGGGTGCAATATCAAGCGTGATAAAGTTCTTTAGCCTTGGATTCAATAAGATTGCTATTCCTATTACTGCTGCTATTCAAGCCGAACTGGCTGTACTAAGAGCTGGTGGAGCAACGCTTAAACCCGGATGGGCAAAAACCTTCAAATTGATTGGTGGTTTATGGAATGGATTAAAGGGAATTTCAGGTTTCCTTTCAAAGGTAGTTTCTACTGGCTCAAAATTTATCAAACCTTTCTTTAAATTCGCGGGTGGTTTTCTAAGTTTCTTCGGTCGTTTATCTGGTGTGTTCACAATTGCCATCGCTTTCTTCGATGGAATCAGAGCTTTCTGGAAAGAATGGGAAACTGGAGAGCGTAACATCTTTAGACTGTTTAGAGTAGGTGTTGAAGGCGCTCTTAAAGGTTTCTTATCCCTAATAGGAGATGTTGGTGGAGTATTTGGCTGGATGGCTGAAAAGTTTCTAACATTCATCGGTGTTTCTGAAGAAAAGTCAGCTGCAATCAGAGGAATCATTACATCTTCATTTGAAGTCATCGAAGCTATCCTAACTAGAGTTGTTGGAATCTTTGGTGACATATTTGAATATGTTGGAAATGTGATAACCAATCTTTGGGGTATTTTCTCGAATAGCGACACAACTCTAAAAGAAAAGGGTTCAGCATTCCTTGGAATGATTGGTGCCGGCCTTGGTAATTTGGTTGGTGTTGTCAAGGGATTCTTTAAAGGTCTTCTTAGTCCGATTACAAGCTCTAAAAATTTAGTAAAGAAATTTACAGGCGGGTCTGATAATGAAGACGGTCAAGCAATCATCAAAGCGTTCAAGGGTCTGCGGGACAATATGAATAAGCTCTTAAAGAAAATGACTGACGGTATTGTCAAGAGATGGGAAGGCGTGAAGGCTTGGTTTGGTAAGCAAAAAGCAAAGCACTTCCAGCGCCTTACGACTGAAGAGGCTATAAGACAGGGTTATATTCCACCGTCTGATGAGCGCACTCAAGTTATGTCTACTCCGGTTAGAGCTACTGGCATGAAGCTAAAATCAGCTAGTCAAACTATTGCTCAGCATGAGACTCGACAGGCCGTTGCAATTTCTGCCCCAAGTGTTACACAAAATTCTTCGAGCGTTAACGTAAGCTCTAATTCTCAGTTGGTAAGTATTCCACCATCTGCTTCTAATCGTGCTGACCCGCACGCATACGGCATACGGTAATTTCACAAAATAAAAGGGACCATGTCCCTTTTACCGACCAGCTAGGCTGACCCATGGGCGTTGCCCTAAAATTGTGTACCGGTGCCGTGCATTATTTTTTTGATAGCCATTTCTCAACTCCAAAGAATGTAGCAATAATACCAAACATTCCGACATAGAAGAATCCAAGGACTACTCCATACGCCTGAAGAAGGGCAATTGAAACAACTCCAGCAGCTGGAGCAATGAGTAGAAATGCAGTTACCAGCAAAATAGCAACAAAAGCGCCGATAGTTAATCTACGGCGCGATTTGAATTTCATGAAAAAGACAGTGTGTTCGTCCTCAGTTACGTGACCATCGTTATCTAGGTCTTCGCCAGGCTGATGGATGTGGTCATCATCGTGCATCATTTTCTTCCATTTCTCTTGCTCGCTCTTCTACAAGGGCGATGTGAATTTCTCTTTCCCAAGGTACCCAAGCCTCTTGAACGTCGATTGGATAGTTGAAATCTTGGTGTAATTGAAATTGAGTTCGATAGAAATTCTCAAGATCGTTATAGGACATTAAGACCCGAAAAAATTTTCGATGCCTTCCAACCTCCGGTCTTTGTTATCTTCTCCACAGCTTTTACAAACGAACGGCACCTCTAAATAAGCAGTAGGTGTACCATCAATAAATTCTCTTAGCTTTTGATGAGTTGGCGAAGATAAAGAATCTAAAAAGTTTTCTCTATCGGCCTTTGATTCATCCGAGAATTTCATGATATCGTCAGTCGTTTGGACTGTATCAACAACAACGTCGAGAACCTCGTAATAGAGACTCGCTTCCTTATTGTTATTTATAAGCTTCGGATTTTTCAGCACATCTCCGAGTGTTAATTCTCTTAAACCGATATGAATATTGTCTGCAACTTCGATAGTCGCGGCTTCACCAGTACGAGGTTCTCCACTGAATTTAATTGCTTCAAGGTCTGCTGTAATCTTATGTGGATGCTCACACTTCTTACATAGAACTTGCAGCTCTTGGTCTTCTCCAACAGACTTACCGCGAATTTGGCTTAAAGCATATTCAGTATAATATAGAGGTTGGTCATTGAAGGTAAAATTCTCGACGCAAGCGTTTGTCACGTCGAGAATAGCTTTTGCTAGACTAATCGAGTCGTTTGACTCAATTGATAATAGGAGTACCTTCTCTTCCTTACCGGTAAAAGGCCGATAGTTCAGATTTACATTGCCCGGAAGGGTCATACTGTGGGTAAACCCAGTCTGGATAATAGGTAACGCCATTGATTAGTCCTCTTTGTTTTCGTCTGCTTCGACACCAGGGTCTTGCGAACGGTCTTCATCAGCTCCGACTGGATTTGGAGCTACTCCTTCTTGAGGCTTAGGTAACCATGCTAGATGGACCCAACCTTGAGGGATAAGATGATGGATGCCTTGCGCGTCAAGTACGAAATGACCGTTTGGTCCTTCGTGAATTCCGACTGGGGCATTGATTTGAACCTTAGCGCCAGATGAGGCTGTGTAGACACGCCACGCTTCATGACGAAGGTCTTGGAGCTGAACTCCTTGCTGACCTTGCGGTTCTTGAGTTTTTTCGGTCATTGAATTCCTTAAAGTGGCGGTGGAATTAACCACCGCCTAGTTGCGACTAGTCTTCGTTAGCCATGTCTTGGAAGTAGCTTAGCGACTCTTCGGACGCTTCATTTTCTACTGTCGTTTCGTCAGTAGACTCTTCTTCCGCGGTTTGGTCGCTACGAGGTTCGGCTGTACGCTCATTGTCCGAGTAGGACGTTGCGGCTCCAGCTGAGATACCCATAACGCGATTGAACTTCGTTTTCAGTTCATCGTAAGATTTGAACTTGTCAGCCGAGATTAGGTCTTCGATGTTTTCCATCTCATTGTAAACTCGTTCCAATTCGCCTTCGTCACCAGCTAGAAGCGGAGAGACTTTGTCGAATGTTGAACTGTCATAGTTCGCCCATCCTTCTACTTTCTTACGACGCAGCTTGAAGTTAGCACCGTCCCAGAAGTCGAATGGGTTGATTGGCTCATCACCGTCAAACTCAGGAGACATAGCGTCTTTGATTTTGCCGAAGATTTTCTTACCGAACTTGTATTTGAAGACCTTACCATTGTCCTCTGGATTCGACGGATGGTCGATTACCAGGATGTTGGTAACATAGTTGAGATTACGGGTCATGCCCAAATCACGAACTCGCTTCTGTCCTGCTTCGCCAGTATTCCAAAGCTCAGATGAGTATTCACCAACTGGGTCAGGTTGTCCTAGAGTAGACAAAGCCTTCTCTACGTAGTATTGACCATTTTTCGGATTTTTGAAGAAGTAGTCCCAATACTGAATCCAGAACTTAGCGTCCGGTCCTTTAGCTGGGAGGAAGCGGATAACGGCTTGGCCATTACCAGTCTTTTTGTCATAACCTAATTTCCAGAACTCGTCGTTCTTGTAATTTTTCTTGCCTTCGTAAGCTTCAGTAGCTTGTTTAGCGAGCGAGTCTAGGTCCTTGACGCGATTTTTTTTCATAGTTGCAAATGACATTGTATGCTTTCGTTATGTTTGTTGTTTTTGAATTATCCACGCTAGCATGATATAGATGTTATATTGTAACATAAAGGATTCACATTGTAAATAGCTTTATGCAGATTTATTTATATGCGTTTTGGAGTGCTTTTTCGACTTTTTTCGTGAGGTCATCTCTATCGATTTTGATGAATGACCCATATTTCAGCAGCTTTAAACGCGTTGCTGGCCATAGGAGTTGGTCGAACTCTGGCATTTTGTTGACATTGCCGGTTAGCTTATTGAACATCACGACAGTTTCAATCGAGATTTCTTCGGCTAACAGGCAAGTGATGATGTACGGCTTTTGGTCTTCGCCTAAGAAGACCTCATTGAACTTCTTACCGCTCGACAATAGGAACTTAATGTCCTTCTCGAATTGATAAGACCGCCGCTCAAATCTGGCTTCCCACTCATTATAGATAAATGGGTCGTGTTCGAACATGTCGCCAATCCATGAATGGTCCTCAATAAGGGACGCTAGACAGAATCGGATAAAATCTTTTTCGTTGGGATATTTGTCACAAGCCTTGTGGAAGTGCCATTGGTCTCGACGTTTTAAGAAGGAGCCCTCAGATGCACCGGTTTTGAAGCCGTATTTTGGGGCATTAAAACCTTCAGATGAGAAGTGAAGCTTCATCGAGAGGTAAATTTGAAAGGCGCGAAATGGTGTCAAGTACTATTTTCTTCAACAAGTAGGACAATCAATCCAATGGTCATTATTATGGCAGCAGTGAAATACGCCTGAAACGCAAATAGTATTGCGCCAAATCCGAAGTTTATACCTCCTAGAAAGCAATGGAGATTACTATTCACATGCCATCCAATTTGCTAGAAGACCGCCTAAAATCAAGGCTAATCCTAATGGACCTAACCCGCCAAGAATGCAGATAAATCCTGTGATAATAATCGCACTTACGTTATTTCCAAATCGTCTTGTCAATTAGAATGCCTTGCATAGAATGCAATAGAGGCAGCAAATAAAATAGTCCCAAAGGTTCCATGAGAGGTACACACTCTGTCCCAAACTTCAACAGTTAGAGAATGGGCTTCAGGAATATCAGCCGGACCAAGGCCCTCTTCAGTGAGAGGCATTTCAATAACGAAATATGGCCATTTTCTCGGGTCTAATGGGTCGTACCAATTCTTCACAAATTCGTCGACGTTACCGTCTTTGTCTAGGTATAAAGAATGGTCTGTCATAGGAAATCCGAAAGGGTAGTTTCAGGAGCGCCTTTAAGCATGTGTTTGCCTTGGGCCTCCGCTTCAATTTTGTCTTTGATGACTCCCTTTACGAGAGATTTGACATCTTCAGGTTCTACTCCTTTGTCTTCACAGACTTGGAGTACTGCTTCCATGTAGGTGTGGCCACTCTTAACGTAACCAAGCACCATTTCATTGAAGTCAGCGATTTTGATAAATTTGCTCATAATGTTATTATATAACAACTCCAATAGATTGTAAACGTATAAATAAAATAAATGAGATATACAGTTTACAGAACGACGAATTTGGCCACCGCTAAAATTTATATAGGCGTCCATAAGACGCTGGACCCGAATGATGCATATCTCGGGTCGGGGTCTACCATGCTTTCCGCTATTGCCAAATACGGTAGAAGCCAGTTTTCGAAAGAAATTCTGTTTGATTTCGAAACTTCAGAAGAGGCTTATGCTAAAGAAGCGGAGCTCGTAACTGAAGATTTTGTAGCTCGAGACGATAATTACAACATAAAACTAGGTGGCGGAAGTCTATCTAGACATTCCAAAGCAACAAGGGCTAAAATGTCTAAGGCTAAACTGGGCAATAAGAACTCTTTAGGGCATAGACATTCCGTTGAATCCAAGAAACTTATGTCTCAGGTTAAAATTGGTAATACATTCGCCTCTGGAAATTTAGGCAATAAGCGCTCTAAAGCAACCAAAGACGCCATATCAAGGGCAAATTCTAAATCAACAATCGTTAAAGGGCTTCAGTTCAAATCTAGAACTGAAGCCGCAAAGCATTTTAACGTATCTCCAACAACTATTGGTAGATGGCTTAAAGCCTAACTACTTTTTCTTGGGGATAATCGGATGCTTGACGAGCATATACTCGTGAGCTCCAATCGTTTTGCGATTAACGCCGTGCTTGGACCAACCGGGATTTACGGCAGTTGTATGATAATGGTCAGCGCCTTGTGTTTGGTCTGCCGAATAATCCTTTAGAACCATAAAGGCCACGAATTGGGCTACCAACCACGCTTCAGTTTCGTATGGTCGGTCTGATTTACCGTCATGTGTCCATGAGAATTGCTTTGGTTGCCAAACGACACCACAGATAGAATCTCTAAATCCTGCAGCATCTCGTCTGTTAAGAACTACATGTGCAGTCGAGGACATATCATAATATGTCGAACTTCGAGCTTCGTGATAGATATTGACCGCTAGACAAAGAGCTTCGTCATAGTCTTTACCTTCAAAATGCTCTGAAAGAATTGTTGGGGTTTCTTGTTCAATCCACTCGTGGAGGGTTGTCCACTCATAGCTATAAACAGTGTCTTTGGTTTGGGCCTCAGCTGTACCGCAAATTGCAGCTAAAGATAAGGCAATACTCGTTAGAATTTTCTTCATAATCATTCTCCTTATCGTGATAATATCACAACTTAGTTAAAGATTATATAATGTTCGGAGTAAAAGTAAACTGCCTAAGCAGCTTTTTTGAAGCTGCTTAGCACCTTAGCGCTATAGGTTCTGTATTCGGGGACGTATTCGCGCTTGACAGCTGCTCTGAAATCCTCAAAGGAGTCATAAACGTTTGGCGTAGTGTTGGTAACATAGTCGACTTCTTGGTCAAGACCTATCACTGATTCTTCGTCTAGGTCAATGAACTCAGAAATGACACCATCTTCATCTACTTGGATGGCACAGATTACATCTTCATAGGTGTAATTCACCACCTGGTCACGCTCGTTTCCGGTGATTGATAAGCTTACACCCATAAACAATTCGAACCACTGAGCCACATCGAGCGCCGAGTAGCTATTGATGCTTAGCACTCTTGATAAAGCTGGGATAATACTACCCATTGAGTTGAACCTTAGTCCTTAATCCAACCGGAGTTTCGGTCTTCTTAGAGTCAGCAATAAGTTTTGCTTGCTCTTCCTCGGTCAGTTCGCCGACCTCGGCTAACATGATTTTTTCAGTCATTAGTTGTCCTTAAATGCTCGTGAGATGCCAAAGTATTTTTGGCGGCCAGCCACTTTAAAGGCAGACCATTTAGCAATATAACCAGCAGGTCGATACTTACGTTGACCTACATCGATATGCATTCCAGCTTGGGGTTTCCAGTCTGGGTAAATTCCTATTCCCGTAGCTCCTGCTGCCATTGCGGTCTCGTAGCCACGTCGAAAGTCTTCGGTTGTAACGAAGTTAGATGGCATAATATCCACAGCCTTAACGCTACCATGTTTTTTGTAATTGTGGAAGCCATTTCCAGTTGTCCTTGCGATAGCGTCTGGGTGAGGTGAAATCGTTACAGGCGAGCCCCATAGCTCTCTGAATTTGTCCAACATCTTCTTAAGTTCGGGGTCAAGACGCTTATAATGTCCGCCAAACTCTTTTGCTCTAAAATATTTCATTGAAATCCTTGGTAAAATAGAGGTTTCTGTTGCTAGGTACCTCAGGACCCCTGGTGGAACTAAGCTACTCGAGCTAGTTCTCCAAATGCGAAGTTATCGTTCGCTGCGTATACTGTTTTTGCAGTTACAAGTTTTGATTTTATGTCGCTATCACGCGGTACTTCTACTACTCATCGCTTTTGTCAGTCGATACCTGTCGCCCCCATCAGAAGAACAGAAGACCTTTTTTCTAGAACATTGCAGAGCTTAAGGTGCAATCTTGCGGCTTAGTCAAGCCGGGTTATTTTCTGTTCTTGTGGTGGAGGCGGAGGGAATCGAACCCTCGTCCTGTCCAACTATAACTCGTTATCAACGAAATACAAGATATTTATATCATACTGGTCTGAAATGTAAACGACTAATATAGCCCTTCGGAATATAAAGTCGTTGTTGACCCACCACAACCTCTGATACAAATTGTTTGACCAGCTTCTTTAGCGACTTTCATCGCCTCTTCCCTGGTCAGGAAGTTATACCGATTGTCAACGAATCCCTGTTCTTGAAAACCTAGGACATCATGCCAATTGCCTCCGTCAGCGTTTACCACCGCTTTCATTTGGCTTATCATAAACCCATCGCCGTGTCTTACGCCACAAAAGACTGTATCAATTTTGGCGCATCGAATGGCAGCCGAAACTACGACTGTTTTGGTGTGAATTCTTACATCGTCATGGTCTGGAAGAGGTGTATGGTCTATTCCATCCTTTGACTTTGGCTCATCACCGCACGTAGCAGTTCCATGTCTTGGACTTCCTCCGCATTCGATGCATAAACCATTATGAGGATGAACTTTACACTCAGCCATTCTTAATCTCCTGATACCGGTCGAACATTTCGATAGCTTCAGGCGTGCAGCTTCCGCATTGTTCTACAGTGCGTCTAGATATATGGGGACCCTTGATTTGTGCAAGTTCCCATTCTGTTTGAATACCAAGAGCCTCGACTAGAGTCGAGAAAGAATTATCGGCCATACATTTCCTTATATTTAGCACGGGTTTCAAGAAGTGGTTTTACCCAATTATCTCGTTTTTCAATAAAGACCTGAGCCTTTGGTGAATCGTCGCACGCAATGACAACCGCTAATTGAGGAACGGCGAGGCCAGTTCTCTCTTCGAACGCAATAGCATTTGCACATGTCTGCATGAAATATGAGTCAATCCACTCTTTCTTTTTCTGCTTTCCAGACGTCTTAGCATCGAACGAAGTTCGAATACCGTCCCACCGAAGAATAGAGTCGCATCGCATTCCAAGTTCAAGGTGATGAGAATATAAGGCTTTCTCAACCGCGAATACCTCGGTTACGTGCTCATCAAGCTCAGCCTTTAAAGAGGCATATCCGGCTTGAATGAGCGGAGAGTTAATGGTTGGCGTGATATTTTGGAGATACATTTCCACTGCTTCGTGGACTTGAGTTCCTCTCCATGCAGCGGCTTTACCTACACGGGCAGCTTCTTCCTCACCAACTCTAGCTTTCCATTCAGCAATAGAGTCAGCCGAAAGGATTGAAAGAACAGTGGTAATGGAAGGGTATTTTACGCCAGGTTTATCGTGCGCTTCGTAGAGTCGCATGTTGTCGGTATGTTCAACATTAAGGTCGCCGTATCCAAGCTCGGCGGGCTTTTGAATGAATGTCATTTAGTGTTTATCGTGCAGCCTTTACCTGATTTCTTTTTGATGTCCTTGAGAATGTCATTGAACCCATCATCTAGCTTTCGTAAACCGGTAGACTTACCAGAGATAACGTTTACTGACCATACTCGGTCAAACCCGTCGATGTCCATTTGATGTTCAAGTTCATCGTAGTTTGCGACGGTGTCGTGTCTGTCGACGACTTCACCAGTCTCACGGTGTTGAAATGTGTAAAGTGGCATTATTTGCGGTTACGAAACGCGTCGATTAATGCAGCAATGCCGATAAGAATTCCTGCGCCAACGCCGAAAAACAGAAGAATACCAAGCACTAAAGCAAGTCCGCCGTAAAACGGTAGAAGTACCAACCACCATGACCAGGTTGCGACCGCACCCCAACCCATGACTTTCATTACTACGAAGATGATACCAAGAATACCAAACACAGGAAATACCCGTGTGACGTTTGGTACTGAGCTAGAGTCAGCCATAAAATTTTCCTTTTCAATTTTGTCTATAATAAACTATAGACGCTCAAATGTAAACGTTTATTTTCCAAATACTGCTTTGATTCCGTTCCAACAGGCCATGACAAACGGAGTGCCAAAGACTAATAGACCTATTGCAGCGAGTTCCATTATCTGTTACGATTCTTTTGGGCTTCGAGGTCACGCTTTGCTTCATCAGCTCGAACAGCCTCTTGTAACCACATACGGTCAGCAGCATCTTTGGTTTTCTTAGCGAGCGCGAAGCATTTCTTAATAGTCATGGCTTGGGCAATTGCATCTGATTCGCCGTCATGTTTAGTGGCGGGTACGACCTTTTCAACAGGCCATTGTTCTAGCATGGTGCGCATGTCGCGAACTTTCCAGAAGACGTATGGCGTATGAGCATTCATCGTCTCTTCTAGCATTGAGCGTAAAAGAGTTTCATCAAATGATGAACCATTACCCCAAACTCGACAGCCTTTAGCGGCAAATTCAGCGTATGTATTGCGGAAAAGTATAGCTCCATCTTCCATCGAATAAGTACCAGATTTCAGATTTTCAAATAGTGCCTGGTCTTCGCGTTCCCAAAAGGTCTTAGTGCCTTCCGATACATGACGACCTTTAGCTGCTTGTTCGGTCTGGTCTAGCTTAAATTCAGCTGAGGCATATTGTTCAGTTTCGTCTTCGGCATCGAAGAAGCACATGCCCAATTGCAAGAGGGCTGCGTTGGTTTGAGTTGACATGGTTTCCCAGTCAATCATCAAATCCGTGTATTTTTTATTCAGCATTAATGAGGCTTTCGTTTAATTTTTTCGTGTAGGATTTCGGATAATTTTTCATGATTTGAAGCATTTCAGCCGAGCCAGGGCTAAACTGAAGTACTTTGACTTCACCATCCTGTCTATGAGCGGCTGCCCAAGTGTGGTGACCATCCATGATTCGATTATCACCAGAAATCATGATGCGTTTGTTACGATAATTGCCTGATTGGGCCATACCGATAATTTTCTGTTTGTTGAACTCAGCCTGAGTAGGTATTAAGCTCTTTGTTGGAAGAGTTAGCTTCTTAGGCTGTTCGATGAGCCCTTGCTTCATAGCCCATTTGATAAAGTCTTGTTGGTCTGCTTTGTCGATTTGAGGCATAGCATATCGCTTTTTGCCCTTTGACATGCTCAGATTTGGAATGTCCATAAATTCCGAGAACTGCTTAAATGTTAATCGTCCCACCAGTCAGGTACCCCGTTTCTCTTAAATGTTGCGAATCGAGATTTATCCTGCCGATAGAAATTTCGATATGACTCTGTGATAGAGTCTACATGATATTCGTCAGGCATGCATTTCGGTAATGGTGTTTGACCGATAAAGTATTGCTTATTAGGCGGCTCTTTGAGCGCGGTCAAAAGCTTTACGATAGTTGCATGTTGCCGTCCAGACGTAGCTTCATATATTTTGCCAAGTTCATCAAAGACGTCGAAGAGCCATTGATAATTTTCGGCTGATTTGCGTAGCCATACATTTGAAGGATGGTTAGCGTGAGTAGGTTTGTATAAGAGGGTTTCCATTTCTTGAGAGGGATGGACCCAATATTTCATTCGCCTACCAGTTTTAGACCTACGGATAATTTCAGTGCCATCGATAATTCGATGGGCGGTTGACATCATCTGAGCGTATTCGACCAGCATTTTAACGACGTGCTGGTCACAATGCATCCTAGCAGATTCTATTGGGTCATCGTGGAGCCAGAAGACATTCATAAAGTTCTCTCGACTATTAGACTATCACCCAGACCGGTTAAAGTTACTATGCCGTCAGTTTCCTTGACGGATTTAACGAAGAATGGTAACTTGTAGTCATGATAGATACTCATACCAGGGACAATACATAACTGACGATGCCCCATGTCGAATGTAATCATTTTGTCGGTGTCTTTGACCCGCTCGATAGACTTACCTATCAGGTCAGCGAACTGATTTTCTGTTTCATTAAGCATATTGCGTAATATAACACATCTTCAGTCAAATGTAAACGACTAAAGTAACTTTTTTATGCTCTTAAGATTACGAATTGCTTCGGCGTATTCTTCGATTGTCGCATCGTCCGAAGAATCTAAACGCTCGACCGTGATATCGAGAATTTTACGTTCGAACATCTCAATCATTTCGTCAATGAAAGCGTATTTCTCAGGGTCTACACAATTTTCTTGACCTTCTTCTTGGTCAATCTCAAAGGCCTTCTTAAAAGCCTTGGTCAAATCTTCGATATCTTGAGGTGTAGCTTCCTTGGGAGGAGTTGTAGGAATCAATGGCTCAATTTCAGGCCAACGTTTATGAGGATTCCATGGCTGCTCCCATGGCGGTGTTTGTCGATAATGGTCGCCCACTGCAGATACTATGCACATTAGGATTTGTCCTTCTTAGGTAGAAGGTCAGGAAATGCTTTACGCACTTGTGAAGCCGTTACCCGCGGGTATAGCGCCTTAACGTGATATTCCTTACACTCTTTGTTTGTTTTAGTAGACGCCGCAATTAGAAGCGCAGCATCTTTAGGATGGATAGCTTCCAGCATTCCAAGAAATCTTCGTTCTCTTGCTGGGGCGTTTAAACGAGATTCGCCGATAAAGATGCCCATCCCTTTGACTTTGCGATGGTATGATTCGGCAAATAGGTCTTTGTCCATTGGAATAAACGGCGGGGGCGTGTCTGGCAAATTCATTACCATATCGTCGTTAAATAGGAGAACCAGCATTTGCTGTAGTCCTATGCAGTCGTGTTCTTTTAGAACTTCGGCTGGCTTCTTTGCGGCTTGTGCGAGTTCAAATATCTCGCAAACTTCTTTACGGCTCATTAAAGCGTTCCTTGTTTAAAGTCATTCATATCGTTCAGCAGATTGCCAGCACGATTTTTGATTAGGTAATTCATGACACCTCCAAAGTTTGGAAGCTCGTACTCATCGTACTGCTTCATGACTTCGGCTTGGATTTCGTCAGGAATCATTGTGAAATCCATCAGCTTTTTATTTCGCATAAATGCAGACCACTGTTCAGGCGGTAGATAGGATTCGAGATTGTTACGATTTTCCCACAGGTCAGCAAGTCGCTTCTTTGAGACCGCTTTTTGACGACCAACATCCTCACCGTCTACTTTGCGCTTATAGAAATCATGAGGTGAGAAGATGTTTGGAACACCATCTTTACCTTGGCCCTTAACGCACTGTTCGAATAGCCATAGATGAGGGTTCTTTTCCTTCACCATTTTCTTTGTCAGTGTAGAGATTTGTTTAACGTTCGAATGAACTTGAAGCTGTTTGTAATCTCCATCGGAAGCCACGATAAGAACAGGCTCAGATTTTCCAAGCTCCTGTGTAGACTGAGCAAGGGTTGCAATGATGTCATCAGCTTCAGCTCCTTTATGTTGGATTACTTTCCAAGGAATATAGGTGCGAATTTCGTCAGTAACCTTATTGACGATTTTGAACATCTCTTCCCAGTTGATTGAAGACTCATCGCGACCTTTCTTACGAGAGTATTTGTAGAACTCGTAATAGGTCTTGCGCCATGAAGAGTGGTCGCAACAGATAACCATTTGGCCATACTTGTCACGATTTTTCTTGTTGTACGCGCGAAGGGAGTTTAGTATCATGTGACGAAGTAGATTTTCGTCTGGTGGGAGCCTTTGGGATGCTATATTACCTATAGAAATTGCGGAAAAATCTACCAATATCACTGTTACGTTCCTATTCTTATAAATAATTTTACCTATGGACAACTATTTATAATCAAAAAGAAGCCATCTTAATGTATATTATATACCGAACCACCAATAATGTAAACGATAAAATTTATATAGGAGTTCATTTCAGAGTCGAGAATGATGATAAGTATTTAGGCTCTGGAACTCTCCTTAACAAAGCTATCAAAAAATATGGCCGTAAAAATTTCTCAAGAAAAACATTGTTCGAATTTGAAACTGAAGAAGAAGCTTATCTAAAAGAAAAAGAAATTGTTAACTCAGAGTTTGTAAAAAGACCTGACACTTATAATCTATGCGAAGGTGGCAAATATAATGGAGTTCCTAGTAAGGAAACTAGAGCTAAAATGTCTGAATATGCCAGAAACAGACCCAAATCACACAATCTTTCCATATCAGAAACTAAAAAATTATCAGGTTCTGCGCGGGGCAAAAACAACGGAATGTACGGTAAATCGCATTCTGAAGAAGCTAAGGCGGCGATGTCCAGAGCTCGCAAGGGGAGAAAGCTCACTAAAAAATGGAAAGAAAATATTAGTAGAGCGTCTACTGGGCGATATCACTCTGAAGAGACTAAACGACTAATGAAAGAAAATGCGACAAAGCCATGGCTAGGAAAAAACCTTTCTGTGTCTCATAAAGCCGCGATTTCAAAAGCTCAAACAGGAAAAACACTTATTCGGAAAGAACGAACTTGTCCTCATTGTGGAAAAGTCGGTAAGGGAGGTAACATGGCCAGGTATCATTTTAAGAACTGTCATTTGCTGCGAGAATAGCTGGGTGATTAGTGTTTACCATACCAGATTCAATCCATTGCTCTAGTGGAATGAGAGGTTCTAGTCCTGGTTGTGCTTCGTATTCCTCGATGACTTCATCAGGAATTACAGCAGCTACTCGTGAAAATCCAGGCTTCTCAAGTTCGATGATTGTATTTTCAGCTTTGTGCCGTCTCATAATGTAAGTCATACAATCTCGCATAAAAAATCCGATTATGAGATATTATATCATAATCGGATTGCGTTGTAAACTGTTTATTTTGCTATTACGAGAGGCCAGACATGAAATCGCCGTGCGCCGAGGATACTGATTTCATAGACTTTTTATGGTCTATTTTCTGCCTCTTAGCCCGTTGCGCGTCTACATATCTTTGATCCTCTATTTTGACCTTGTCCAGTCGAGCAAAAATTTCAGTTTTAGGAGATACGATAAAGTTTTTCTTTGCTAATCCCTTAAAGCGCCGCTTTAAGTCTTGTAAGTCTCTGATGGCTGAACCTTTCCTATAGCCAGGAGAAGCCGCTAATGTCTCGTCGCTTAGCGGCTTCCAAGTCAAAAGACCCATGTAAATCTTCGGGTTGGTTGCTGTCCGCCATCTTCCATTTGACGTAGTTGCCTCATCTGTAAGGTCATATCTTACGATGGCATATTCTTTTGAAGATTCGACTATTTGTTTATAAGCTTCGGCAATTGTTCTATGTGTATTACTTGGCATTGAGATAATCCTTAAATCCATAACTTACTTCGTATAATACAACAGTATGGGCGTTTTGTAAACTCTCTTTTAAACTTTCTTTTACATCTCCGTCGTCACCTAGTTCTGGGATATCGTCAATCTCAGGGTTAGCGTCTTGAGCTGCAATGGCTGCGTTAGTCTCATCGTCTCTGTCGTCCGGATGAGTATCATTTGGCTGTAGGTCTAATTGAGCGGTACCAGGCTTTTGGTCTTTGGTGTATTTTCTACGACGAAGAACACGAGTAAGGAACGATAGTTTCTTAGGCTCAGCTCTTAGGACTCTATTAACTCTAAATGAGCGCCAATCCTTTTTAACGAGGTCGAATACGGCAAGGTTACCTGGTGGAATGTTTGAAGGACCACCCTTAGGATGATTCTTTTTTGGAATCATGTCCATGCGTCTTGTGCAATACATGATTCGGTCTTTTTCGGTTGATACCTTACGGAAGGAAACAACTACAGTCCCCTTAGCCAATAGTCTACGCAATTGGCTCACAGTATATCCTTCGAGAATATACTCGACTGAACCTTCCGTAAGGGTAATCATTTTATCGGCGCGGCTCAGAATCAGCTACACGAGGTCCGTTAGGTCCTCTTCGTGCATGAATATCGTCATTGGTAAGGTCTAGCCATTCGTTTAGTTTCGCATCTTTTTTAGCGCCAGAATTGTCATTTCCTTCAGCGTCTTTTTGGAAGCCTTCTTCCATTTCTTCTTTGTCCTTATCGGCTGGTTTATCGTCTCCGCCATCATCAGCTTTTGGCTCTTTGAATGCTTTTTTAACGGCACGCTCTAGGCTATCGGCTTTCTTGACAAGGTCTTTGGTTTTGTCATTACCTTCTAGCATGTCGCCAAGTTCGTTAATGCATGAAAGCATTTGACGCATCGAGGCAGCTGCTGTTTCTTCGGTAATCATTGTTGTGTAAGCCTCAGTAAGGCTACGGTGTGCTTTGTTGTCCATTGTGTTTTCCTTAACTTAAGACTTATTGTGTTGAATTTGGAAGATTTTTAAACATTTGTTTAGAGCCTCCACTTAGTTCGTGGGCTAGACCTAAAAGAGCTGGCCAGACTTCCAAGCCAGCAGCTTCTTTATTACTGGTTTGGTAAATTTCTTTTCCGTTTAAATTAAACCTATAAGAACCACCAACACTTTTAACTTCTAATTTTCCAATAGAATATTCTTTTGTGGCGACAATTTTCTCTTCAGTAAAATTTTTACCCGGTTCTTCCATTACTGTTGAAGGAGTTTGATGATTGTAATCTTTTCCGTTTTTACCTCCAAGCATATAAGCTGCTCCAAGAGCATCATGTAATTTTGGCGGAAGCTCTTCAACTCCCATATATTTGCGAGCAATATTTAAAAGCGCCTGCTCGAACGGAATAGGCTTATTAGACTTACGCGGTCTTTGTCGCATTGTATTTCTAGCTGTTTGACGAGCTTCCATATCTCTTGGAGCTTCTTTAACTACTGGTGCTGGTCGTCTAGACCGATAAGCTTTACGCCTACCTCTAGCGCTTTCGGTTGACCGGCCGTAGTAGCCTTCATTTAGAGTTTTATCGGCGTTTCTTTCTTCTTGAAGAGCACGATAAGCATTTACGATGCCAACATGATTTTTACCCATTGATAGTGTACCTTTAGATTTATTAAAGTATAAATACTTTATGATTCAATATATTTATAAGACTACTAACTTAATAAACGGCAAAATATATGTCGGAAAACATCAGGCCGAAACGCTAGATAATTCCTATTTAGGCTCTGGTGACCTTATCAAAAAGGCTATCAGAAAATACGGAAGAAAATCTTTCAAAAAAGAAATTCTTGAAATTTGTAATTCTTCGATTGAAGCCTATGACAGAGAAGCTAAAATAGTTAACGAAGAATTTATCGATAGAACCGATACATACAACTTAAAAATTGGAGGCGAAGGCGGTTCGGGAATTACTCCATGGAATAAAGGAAAAACACTACCTCAAGAAATGAAAGATAAAATTTCCAAAACATTAACCGGTAGAGTTCAGCCCAAAGAAGAAATAGATAGAAGAGCTGCAGCTATGATTGGAAGAACTCATTCAAACGAAACAAAGCTTAAGATGTCTAGAGCTAAGTTAGGAAAAAAATTTACTGAATCACATAAAAATAAGTTGTCACTGGCCGCAAAAAATAGAAAATCACATGGAAATCAGGGCAAGAAAAATAAAGTCGTCGAATGTCCTCATTGTAAAGTTAAAGGAGGGGCAGGAGTTATGAAGAGATGGCATTTTGATAATTGCAAAACTCTTCCTTAAGTAGAGAAATATGCCTTGAGTGTATCTTTACCCCGATAAATTCATTATAATAATCGTCTTTGAAGAGAACTTCGCGGTCGATTTGTTCCTTAAGTTCGATGTAAGACATCTCACCCTTGGCTTTACAGAGCCTCAAAATATCTCGACGATATCTTTCAGCTCCGTTGGTCTCGATGTCCTCTTGAAGGGACTTTGACGAGCCGTAATACTTTGGCCAATCAGAAGGAACCCGTGTTTTGATTCTTCTTTTACGTCTAGAATTCTTTGGGAGTATTTTTGGCTTCCAAAAAAGTTTCTTGCCAACATATTTCTTGTCTGTGACAGTGTCCGTGATTAGATAAACAAATCCGACAAATTCTTCCGGTGTTTCAGTGAACACCTTATCCTCATAGTACCATGTCATACGATTTATTTATACGTCCGAATACGTGAAACGGGTAGGTACCGTACGCAGCTTAAGGTCCATTGCAATAAGCAATCTGTGATTACCTTCATCTAACCAAGCCTCGGTGTCACCAGTCTGCTTGTTTCGCGACATATGAATAGTCACGGCTTCTTTAATTCCATTAGCTTGTATGTCTTTCTTAAGCCTAGCAACTTCGTCGTCAGACCTATTGCTTCGCTCTGAACGGTCGAATTCGCGGTATGGATAAATAGTGGCTGGTTTAGCTTTGATAACAGTTCGTTCAGACAAGGAAATTTGATGATATGAATACATTTCGATGATAGTCTCAAGGTCAAATTTTCGACCCGGCCATATACTGTTGACTGACTTCATAAACGGTCTGAGATTTTGCACATCCTTAAAATCGTCAACCCGTTGGCCTTTGAATTTAACTCTAGGCCTACGACCTCCAGTCTTTTCTGTGAAGAATTCTCTAAAGCTCATTTAATGTTACCTAGTCACACATGTTAATAATTACCAGTATAAATACTATATGCTTATTTATACCGTCTACAGAACTACAAATTTAGTTAATGGAAATATATACATAGGGGTTCACAAAACTTCTGACCCAAACGACTCATATTTAGGTTCAGGTAAACTTATTTCTAAGGCTGTTAAAATTTATGGCAGAGAAAATTTCGCAAAAGAAATACTTTTTGAATTTGACAATAAATCAGACGCTTATGCTAAAGAAGCAGAGCTCGTAACTCCCGATTTTATAAAAGAAAGAACCAATTATAATATAGCTCCTGGCGGCAAAGGAGGAATATTATGGAATTGTGATAATCATCCGACTAAAGGTAAAAAACACTCTCCTCAAGCGATAAAAAATATGTCCATTGGTTCTATTGGTCAAACATCTGGATTAGAGAATTATCAGTTTAAGGGATATTACAAACTTCCTAATTGCGACATTTTGTTTGAAACTTCTGGTAAAGCTGCTGAATATTGTGGTATGGCTTCAAGCAATATTAGAAGAATTTGCAAAGATAAACTAGACCTAAAGGTTACACCAGTGTCTTATCGGTCAAACAGATATATAACCTCCTTAGGCAATAAAGAAAATGTCGTCGGTAAAACTCATAGAGAATTAGGATTTGATTTTAAAATTTAGTCGCACATCCGACAGTCACCAGTTGAAGGAGCGATTCCTTTTTCGCTGTAGAGATAGTAGAGCGATAGAACATTTTCATTGTTGAACGCTTCCTGATGGACTTTGGCGATATAAACCGGGTCTTCATCACCAGAGAAGAACAAATTGATTGATTGTCCTTGACAGATGAAGGGTTGCCTACTAGCCGACAGTCTTACCAATATCTCTTGAGGGATTTCAAAAGCTGTCTTAAAGACTCTTAATTCATGGGCAGTAAAGAAGTCGAGATGCTGGATTGAACCACCGTTTTCTCGTATAGATTTCCTTACCTCATGAGTATATTTATTGTACCGTTTCAGGTGAGGTATTAACGCAGGGTTAATGCGATTGATATCAGGACCGGCGCCTTCATGAGTGTAGGCATTTTTATAGAATGGTGAAACACCAGGCGAAACTGAATAGCAGATAAGAGAAGTCGTCATCGTTGGTGCAATTGCGGTTCGATGCGAATTGCGGTAACCTAAACCTTTACACCACTTCGGTTCACCGGCTATTCCAGCCATCCATTGAGACGCTGCAAGAGACTGTTCATCGATAAGCTTAAAGATGTCTCGATTAAGCTTGTTCAGACGAGAGTATTCCATGACATCTTGCGGGTCCATCGAAATCATGTTGTTCTGCAGATAGGTATGGAATCCAAATACGCCTAACCCAAGAGCACGGAAGTCTTCGGTAAATTTGACGGCCTTCTCAAGACCTACTAGCTTCTTGCCTTTACGAATAAAGTCTTCGGCCACACAGTCAAGGAAGACTGTTGAGATGTGGACCGCGTCGGTGTCTTTCCATTCGTCAAACAGAACTAGGTTCAGTGACGATAAAACACAGGTGAATGTATAATTTTCGTCACATGGCAACATAATCTCGGTGCACAGGTTTGAATTCTTGATGCTGATACCTGAAGCCTTAACTGCAGGAGGAGCCTGTCTGTTGGCCTTGTCTGGGAAGAAGTAGTAACCTTTGCCTCGAACAAGCTTCAAGTATTGGGCTTCTTGCAGATGTTTGTTGGTCTTCTTGTGTCCCTTACGGAGATTTTCGATATCCTTGTCGTAGACATTCCAACCGATATTGTATTTCTTAGGCTTTTTCCATACCATATTCCAGATATCATCAAAGTCTCTTGTCATTAGGTCAGTGTACCATGCACCAGAACCTCTACGTCCTGGTTGTCGCACTTGTTCTACTGCTCTGGCTTGTTGGTCGATAACCGGCCCTTGTCCATCAGCCTTACCACCACCAGCAAAACTCTTGCCGCGCGTACGTACGTCGCCAACATAACCACTAGTTCCAAATCCATTCTTTGAAAGTAGAGCTACTTCTCTGGCGTGATTGAAGAACCCATCAACCGAGTCAGGCACATACCCACCTGAGCAGGAAACTGAACAGCCCTTATCGGTCCCGGTATTCATCATGACTGGAGTCGATGGTGCAAGCCAACCCTTCCAAAGGATATCGAAGAAATGCTTCTTCCAAGATTCACCTTTGTATTCACCATAAAGGTCATCGCCAACCGCTCCAAGCGTATCGGAGATACGGGTCAGTTGTTCTTTGTAGGTGTCACAATCATAGAGGTATTGCTCCATAAAGGTCATGTACCCGATTGTTGTCATCCATTTTGGAATGTCACCATTTTTCTGAGCTTCCCGTCTCTCAGTACCCCATTTGTAAAGTTCGCTGTCTTTATTCTTAGTCATTAGGATTTATTCCTTATAAATATAATATCTATTGGTTCATCAAGGAGATGAAATGTTTATCGTTTACGAAACTACAAATCTTGTTAACAATAAGATTTATATTGGCGTTTCTGGTACTGGGGACCCTAAATATTTAGGGTCCGGTATTGCCTTAAATAAAGCCTTTAAAAAGTATGGTAAAGAAAATTTTGTTCGTAAAACATTATTTTCATTTGATAACTATCAAGAAGCTTACGCTAAAGAGCAAGAAATAGTAAATTCAGAATTTATTAGCTCTTCTAATAATTATAATCTTAGAATCGGTGGGCGTGGGGGATTTACCGTTACCAATAAAGCTAAAAAGATGATTTCAAATAAACTCACTGGTGTAAAATTTTCCGAAGAAAGAAAGACTAATATCAAAAACGCTATATCTAAATCCGGAATTCATGATAGACTAAGAAATAAAAAGCGCGATAAACGTATATGCGATAAGATTTCTAATACAAAAAATAAAGGAACTTATTCTCTACCCCTTTACGGTAATTTTTCTTCTTGTTCAAAAGCTGCTAAAGCTATTGGATGTTCTCCTACATTTGTTTTAAAATATTGCAAATCTGCTAATGCGATACCTTTGACTATTAAAAATCTTAGATTAAAGTCGTCATATTTGGATGAAATTTCTAATAGCGACAAATATTCTTTAATAGGTAAAACACCTAAGGAATTGGGATTTGGATTTAGTCTAAACTCGGGTCCCAGCCAAGTTTTTCTCTCGGCCAGTTGATATTGTATTCAGAGGCTTGTGTGTTGAACAGGTCAGTGAACTTGCCGCCTGTTGTAGACTCATAGAACCAATCAGCAATGGGATTATATTTCTTGTGTTCGTCTTCGAAGATTGGCTCGATGCCAAGGCTCTTAAGACAAAAGTCAATACGCGACTTCGAGAAGAGATTTAGTTGGTGAAGAGTAACGCCGCCCCGGCCCATCGACCCTTTTTCCATAATCATTGCATTGATTTGCATCTCATGTTCAGCGATTATTCTGGCTGCTTCTGTGACTCTTCGATGCACTGCTGGCAAAGAGCGTCCGTCAAGGTCCATTTCTTCGAGTGTCGTATTATAGAGCCAAATAGTTCCTTCGGTGTGGAGCGTTTCATCAACCAAAGATGAAGAAATACCGGCATTGATATTTGGAATTTTGTTCTTGCCTTCTGATTGGAAGTGTTTTAAGAACGCGAATGAGCTATAGAGAATAGCGCCTTCGACCATTGAGAATACTCCCAAGGATGTAAGGATGTCCTCATGATTGATGTACTCGTCGATGAAATCCATACGCGCTTTGAGGATAGGGTCATCCACATAAGACAAATAAAATTCTGGAGTAGCAATACCCAGAACCTCATTGATTTTGTTATAGAATGGAGCATGTACGTTTAGCTCGGTGTTACCGAACGCCGATGCCATACGTCTAATTTCAGGACGTTGAAAGTCCCGCATAATACGGCCTGTCCAATAGTCTTCTCCAGCAAAGAGTTCGTATGTCGTAAAGAGTCTAAGAACCGTGACGACGCCGTGATATTCAGCCTCGCTCATATGAACCCTCATATCTTGAATATCGTCTTCAGCGGCTGGCTCATCAGGAGGCCAGATTATGTCTGTTTGCTTCTTTGCGAATGCTGACGCTTGAGGGTAAAGGTCCGTGTAGTCACGGGTGGGGGCCATTATTCTTGGGGCTCTATTCATATAAATATTTTACCTACTTAAGATTACACAGGGTTACGATGATTATTCTTTACAAAACGACTAACACCATAAATGGAAAAATTTACATTGGTGTTAGAAAACTAACATCTCGAAAGAGTATTTATTTGGGCTCTGGAGTAGCTATAAAAAGAGCTATCCAAAAATACGGTAAAGAGAATTTCGTCAGAGAAACTCTCTTCGAATTTGATACAGCTAAAGAAGCTTTCGCTAAAGAAGCTGAAATAGTTAACGAAGAATTCGTGTCTAGAAAAGACACTTATAATATAGGCCTCGGAGGGCAAGGCGGAGACTTTAGTTCTGGCAGAAAATTGTCTGAAGAACATAAAGCTAAAATTTCAAAAAGCCTTACAGGAAGAAAGTTAACTCAAGACCAGAAAACTAAAATCTCCGAATCTATGATTGGACTTCCACCGTCAAAGGGGTTTACTGGAATGACTCATTCTGATAAAACATTAAGTAAAATGTCAAAATCAGCTAAAGCACGTAAAAAAATTCAGTGTCCTAACTGTAAGACTATGACTCCAGTAAATGTAGCTAAGAGATGGCATTTCGATAACTGTAAGGTTATTATATAACACTCTTGATGAAAGGTAAACAAAAAAATCGAGCCCGGTAAGACTCGATTGATTTAATTTTGAAGGTGCCGGTAGGCTAAGAGCCGCCGATGCCGTTATCGTCTAAAATATCAAGAATGGCGTGAGCCAATCTTCTAGCCTGCGGATATTCTCTTTTAAGAACAGAGGAACGACAGAGGTCTTCGATCTCAAGAGCCCAGTTTGGAGAATCGGTATTAGGAGTATAGGTAGGCCCAGCTTCATCTAAAGACTCTTTCATAGGATTCTGTTCAATTTCGTCTACGTCAAATTCTAAAACGCCCGCAATGACTTCCATATATTTTGGAATGTATTCGATAAACATTTTAGTGTCAGGGTCTCTTTGATTAGCATGAAGTTTTGTGTGAGAATACATTGCATGCTCGTCAAAGACCTCTGCTGCTTCCTCGCCCAACTGCTGTTCAATAGCCATGATAATTTGATCATAGTCTTCTTGGCTATTGATGTCTCTCATAATTTTGTTGAGTTTTTTCGTATAACTATATGCTGTTTGACTATCGAAAAAATTTTCGGCCAGCTCTTGAGCTTCTCTAAACTTTGCGGCTTGAGCAGCGAACCCAAACCCCTGCGTCGATTTGATATTACGGTTCATTGGGTTCTTCCTTATTTTTATGTTCTAGATTCCATTTAATAACCTCTTGGGCGGACTTCCAGCAGATTTCGTGCGACCCAGCTGTTGGAGCCACATAGTATTTATTATAGAGGTCTTCGGTGTCTACTTCATCGTTGTCTCTTCCTGATGTGATTTCAAAAATCTGTTCAGGAGTCAGAACAATTGGGTCAGGACATTCGATTAGACCGTCTGGAATGGTCACATAAACCGTTTCGGTCTTTGTGATGTAGATAGGTTCTGGGTCTTTCTTCTTAAAGATAGAAGCACATCCGCCATTTACAAGAGCGAACGCTAAAAGACTACTCAGTAGGAGCTTTTTCATTTTCAATCAACAATTGGTTACGTTCGTTCATAATAAGCAAGAATTTTTCAGTACGAGGAGAGATGTCTCCCGACTCTAGAGTTTCAAGCTCGCGGTCAAGGCTTCCCATAAACCGGATAAGGTCTTGTTTACCTTCTTCGAGGGTTTCTTTTTGGGCAATGGCCAATTCAGCTCTTCGTTCGGCTTCATCGGCCCGTTCGTTTGCTGCGGTCAAAGCGCTCTCAAGACCAGTAACATTACATTCAATGACCGCCTTGTTATATCCTTCAGTATAGATATTATCTTTGAAGTTGCCGAACCATGCTTTACCTCCAAAGAATAGGCTAAGCGCGATTGCGAGTCCAGCAAATCCTTTCATAAGGTTAGCGCCTGTAGCGGCTGCCTTGATTCCAGCTTTAATTCCTGCGATTGTAGGCATTAGTTGCGCCTCTTAGGTTTCCCACCGAAAGGACCACCTGTAAATCCGTTATGGCCATTTGGTTCATAAACAGCAGGTTGGGTTGCAGTACCCATAGCTTGGCCAACCGAAACATTTTCAGTTTTTGGTAGGTTTGGATTATCCCAATGTAAAACAGCTTCGCCGTTGTCGTAAAGGGTTACTGAGCGATACATTCCGATTTGGTTGTTCTTGTAATAGACTTGAGCAAATCGGCCAATAGAATTGGTGTGGATGATATTCTCTTCGCCGTCAGACTTATAGATTCCTTTGACCACGAAACGGTCGCCGTTTTCATTCATGTTTTTTGGTCTAGGTGGAATCTTTTCTCCAGGCGCCCGTTTAGCTGGTCCTTCTCCTGGTTTTACAGGAGTATATTTACCATCAGCTCTCTGGCGATATGTGACTAGTTCATCATCTTCCATGACTTCGTCTTGTCCAGTAACCGCCATAGCAAGTTTTGCGGCAGCTCCAAGATTTTCACTTTGTTGAGAAACTACTTTGCCTTTTTTACGACGAGCAATTTGATTGGCTTGTTGTTCATTTTTGACAATTTCTTCTTTGGTGATTCCGTTCTCTTTGTAGACAACTTTGAAAACTTCATTTGAGGATTCGGCTACGTAAGCTCTGAATCCTTCGCCGAAACGACGAGCATCTTCGATAGGTTCTTCATCTGCTAGTGGGTCAGCCATAGGGTCTTCAACTCCAACTTCTGGCTCTACATCAATCTCAGGTTCTACTTCAGGAATAGCATCACCAGCGACTGGTTCAACTTCAGGAACCGCGTCTGGTTCGTCAATCATATCTTCTGGGTGAGGGGTACCAGTCATGGCCGAGAAAGCTTTTTGTAGCTGCTCTTCGTTAGGCATAGTTAGGAAGATAGACGCTGAACCTTCGTTCATGCTGCCTTTAACCTGAAATACTCCGCCTCTAGCTTCTTTGAACGCAACAAGAGTTTCAAGAGTGTCTGGTCCGCGATTGATTCGCGGAATAAAGATGTCTCGATTGAACAGCTTGTTAAGAGTTTTAGACAGTTTTGTTGTAGTGTCTTGCAGGAACTGATACGTTTCGTCACGTACGTCAACGCCAGGATTCATCTTGATGATATTGTATTTCTCATGGAATTTACCAGGGGCAACGTCATAAACCTCTGGTCGAGAAGAGAATTTGTTAACCATCTGGTACCAGGTAGTCATGCACGAAGACGTCAGCGCGAGTACTAGTCCCTGTCCTTGTAGATGTTTATTAGCCATTTTTTCTGAACTCTCTTAATTTTTCAACGATAGCCGGGTCCATGGAGATTCCGGTATATTCGGTAACTTCAACGTAGCTTAAATAGACCAAGAATGGCTTCAAAGCTGGCCAGTATTCTGGCGATATTTTGAATTCCAACATCTTCTTCATGGCTTCAATTCCAAATACGTTTTGGAGGAAGATGAGATAATTGAAAATCAATCTTTCTGTAATCTTACCAGTCTTTCGATACCGACCCAGACATTTCTGGATGTATTTGAAAATGGTAAGGTCTTTTTCAAATTCCTCGATGCTTACGCACTGAGGATTCTGATAATGCTGATGCGCATAGAAGATGAAGTTGTCGTCTGTGAGGTTGCTTATATCCATATAGATATTTATTCAACCTTGAGGACTACTTTTTAGAAGTTGACTTCTTTTTTGTAGTCGCTTTTTTCTTAGCAGGAGCTTTCTTAGGAGTAGGTTTTACTTCCTCTTTAACTTCTTTGGCTTCAACTTCAGTTTCTGGGTCGATGTCAGCAGTCTTTGCTTCTACAACAGGCTTAGGTTTTACGTCGGCTGTGATGACTTCTTCAGCCACTGGTTCTGGTGTAGGTTCCACGACTGGAGCCGGTTCTGGCTCTACTGCAGCAGGAATACCGCGAGTTGCATTGTATTCTTTGATATCGTCTGCCGAGAATTTGCGAGCAGCTAGAAGTTCGCCAGTTTTTACGCACCTCCAGCCTTTAGGGTCAATCACTGCGTCTTTTGCGTAGTGGGGTGCTTTAATTGGTTTTGCCATTTATGCCTCAATTGGTGATAGGTAGTAATACATGCCAGTCTGACGTCCTCGTTTTAGGAAGACACTTCCGGCGCGTGCAATTACGATTTTTGTTGTTTGGTCGGCAACTTGAATTTCAGCAATCACTTTACCGTCTTGATTGATGGTATTGATTACTTTGCCGGGAATAATTTTGCTCACAGCTTCTACGCCATGACGAATGATATTGATTTTGGTACCTTTTGGAAGGTTAGCCACGTCATTAGTATCGCCCTTCGAAATAGATTCGATGGCGTTATAGACATTACGAAGCGGTTGGCCTGTAAAAATCTCTTGTGGCTTGGTTTTACGAGCTGGGTCTGATGTAGACATCGCAACTTCTGTATCAGCTGCAGCTTTGTCGTCTCCAATATCTTCGGTAATTTCAGAACCAGACAGACTCATAGCAATAGCTCGAATCTCGTCAGTTGTCATTTGCTGCTCAGCAAGGGCACGGTGAATAGACTTCCATGAATAGGTAGCGTTATCGTGCGACTCAGCGAGCTTTTTTCCAGGGTCACCAGGCTTGGTTTCTCCAACCGGAGTACCAGGTCCTTTACCTTTAAGGTCAGGGGTCTTAGACCCTACACCAACCTTTTGGCTCTTATCGTGAATCTCTTTGTCGCCATTGTCATATTCATCATTTTCGATAGCTTCTTTTTCGTCAGCACGTAGCTCACGACCATGTTTTAGGTCTGGGTCTTTGCCGACTTCGATTTTAGTCTCGATTAGAGTTTCGAATTCGTGGTCGTGCATGTATGAAGCAGCAGGACTGATACGCGAATGATGAAGAGGCACTTTGCCTTCAGTGAAATACGAAACTTTTACGCTTGTGTTAGACCCGATTCGCACGGCCTTAGCGTAGACAGCTCCTTTTGGAGTGGCCACAGTTCGTCTGTTGAGTTTGTGCATTGTTTATCCTAGTGTGCTAATCATGTATCCGGCGCCTACGAAGAACATTCCGCCGATACCTGCAACTGTCGCGAGAACTGTTGCTATCTTCTTCCAGTTAATTTTATTTATACCCGTCGATTTGTCCTTTTTCGGAGAATCGCCAATAGCTTTTACAGCTCCTTGGTCAGGCGGAAGTGGATAAACCTGACCAACTAGGTAATAAACTTCTCCATTTTGCTTGAACGGCATCACACGAAGATGGACGTAAACGATCTTATTTGTCTTAGTAATATAACCCTTAAACATGTCATAACCAGATTTGGCTCCACGAAAAACCTCGTCCGCTAGATTCATATCAATTTCTACGTCTGATGGAAGAGTGATTTCACGAAACTTCATGTCCTGAAGCTCCATCTCATTATACTCAACAATTTTACAGAATGCTGGGTTCGCTCTTTGGAAGCTACCATCTTTGTTTACGATTGCAAGGCCAGCTAAGCCTTTTTCCCATAGCAGGTCATAGAGACCCTCTTTATGAGCGATTGAAAATTTATTTGTCATATAGTCTGATGTCCTCTGGCCAACACTTTGATGTTTGCCCATTTGTCTCTAGGACGATAAAGTTAGGACCAAGTTTCACAACAACCGCTTCGTCGATGCTATTCGTGGACACCTTATCCCCAATTTTTACCAATTTTTTAGAATAGAAGAGCTCGCGCGCTTCGCTTCTTGTCAATTCAACTTCGTTGGACTTAAGTAGCCCTAATCCTTGGCTTACCTGCATGAACATCTTCTTTGAGACCGCGAGGCTAACACTTGACGGGAGTCCGTTCTTAAATTCCTCGAAGTTGTCGGTTTTTACCAGCTCTCTCATCTTTGACGACGACATACCAGCGATACCTTCAGCTTCAGGGTCTCGTTTGCCAGAACTGACAGCCCTAATAGACTTAAAGTTGTAATCTCTACTGTTGTATTTATCAAATATGTTTTGGAAGTAGTCCACCCGGTCCTCACCGGTCACAAGAATTACATTGGCAAATGCATTTTGTAGGGACTGAAGAACAGCGGTTATTGTACGAAGGTCAGATTCAACGACATAGTTCTTGTAGCGAGGGAAAATCGATTTCATGAAGGACACCTTGTCCTCATAAGAGAGCGGGTTCTTCTTATTATCTTTTGTGTGGGTGATATAGATTTTGAAGGGCCAGCCTTGTTTGTTGGCTAGCTGCGCTCCGAAATTGAATACAGCTTCGTGCCCGATGGTTGGAGGATTACATCGCCCCCAAAAGAGAACGACCCCGCGGTCGAGGTCTTCTTTAACATAATGCTGAAAGGACTTGTAGGCCTTCATCTTGTGCGGAAATTCCGTTTAACGAGTTTGAAAGCCGTGTCGCCTTCTCCAACAACAAATCCTTCTCCACCGAATTTGCCATCGAAATATTGAGGAAACTTGCCATCAATAGCTCTTTGAGTTTCTAAGGCATGAACCATATCGTTCTTGATGCCGTTTAGTGTATTTATAACCATCGTGGCGTTAAGAACTGTAGCTCGTAGCTCGCGCGGAATTGTAGTGTCAGCGAAGAATTCCTTAGCCATATTGTCGGAAAAATCGACGTTTCGGCAATTAAACGAATACAGCTGCTGACAGAGCGCTCTATTAAAATGAAGTAATGCTAATTGCGAGAACTCGATGTTGATAACATCTTGAACTTCTTTTAGCCTGTCTCTGATGGATGATGGAGCTCTTGCCTGTTCGAGCGTTATCTTTTCCTGACCTTGCCACCACAAAGCATGATTATTTCTCAGTCGATTTATAGGGCCTGAATGGATAACTATACCAAGACTCTGAAAAACAGTTGAGGGTATGTGATATTCGACGAGGTTTGGTTTGACTATTCGGGTCTTTATATGAGAGTTTCGTGATTGTTCTTCAGGCAACCAAAGGACATCCGCTTCAAATTGAACCTCGATAAGACCATCGGTCGATTCTTCAAGGACATCCCAAGCTTTTGCCATCATTTCGGCGTATTGAATTTGAGAGTCTGTCTGCTTACGACGGAGAATGGTTTCTTTGATGTGTTCTCTTGACTTGGCCTTGCCGTCATAAGTTTTCGCTCTGAACCGATTTTTGTCATTGAACATAAATTGCCCAAGATGGTCTCTTGCAAAGGTAATCGACGGAGACCCATCGAATTTTGTAGTGGTTGCCATCATGCCAGTAGACACGTGCAATAGGTCATCAATAGCCTTCAAGGCCGCTTGAGGACCTTTTCGAATGATTATGTCTTCAAAGTGCTCCATAAAGGTCCTCATACCATTTGAATTCTATCGGGCTGATGTGTTGAGTTTCTTTGCGTTCTCGAAACTTGCGAATAATTTCTGGAATGCGGGGCGAATAACGATTTCTTACGCTCCAAAAAATAGACTCAAAACTGTCGACGTCGATTCCATACTCGACTAATATTCTTTCAGCGGATAGAGGCCTATCTCTCAAAAAAGGAGTATTGACCCATTTTTTTGTATAGCCTTTTCCGTCTTTACGCGGCTGAAGTTCTCTTTTTATTGCAACTAACCCATATTTTGGAGAAAACGACAATGACATATATCTTACCAATACACCGTTGTCATGCTCTTGGAAAGTCTTTTGAATGCACCCAAAAACAATCATTGCCAATATAGTTCTCATTTCACCGGAATAACGACTATGTTTGGGCGCATGATAGAAAAGTTTGGCGGCCTCAATGTTTTCGCATTTCATGAAGTCAACTTGGACGTGATGAGTGATTGAGTTTTCTGGTGTATAGGGCCAAGCTGATGATAAGACGTTTGCGACCAAAGCATTTGGCATTTGAATATCTTCGATAATTCTTTTACAAATATGCTCGAATTCTTCTGGAGTTACAGCGATGTCAATATCGCCAGACATATCCTTCTTACCGGCCGAGCCTAGTAATCTGTCTGAAAAATCTATTCCAAGATTTCGATTCAGATTTTCTAGCACTAAGGGAATATTGGCCGAATGGATTGGCGAGCAGTTCATTGATTTGGTCATAATTTAATCTTCACTCCAACTCGAGTCGAGACGCCGTTTGGACCACCATAAGTCCGTAATGAAAACGACTTGAGCTCAGGAAATTGGCCCATCTCGATTAGGTTCTTATCTAGACCAGTGTGATAGCAAGAGAAATCTTCTTGGTTACGGTCATACACAACGAAATAGTTGTCATTTGACTCGCACAGGTGGTCGAGAATAATTGTTCTTATTTGAGACAATATATCATAGTCCGTGACGTTTGTAAACTGAAAAGGCATTTTTCCGCTCTTACAGACACCTTCATCTCCCGCAAATCCGATACACGGGTCTTCGTTTCGATAAAAGTCTACTAGCTCCACGAAGCCAGCTCCAGGCATTATTAGATTTGCCGCCTGGTCAAATATTTTGGGGCATTGGGTTCGATTAACACTCTTATCGAACAGTGTTATCGGTGCGCCTAAAGAGGCTGCTCCTTTAATTTCAAACTGAGTTCTAGCGTCTGCAATATCTACCACCAAATCTGGGTCTTGTGACCCTGGCTTTGCGATAGATATTAGACTTGCATTAAACTCAGACTCGGTCCAATCGAATACCTTCTCTTGGGCTATTTTGCCGTGATTGACTCTGCCTTGTAAATTTCCGCTTGGCTTTTCTACGCGTGAAATCGCAATGAAGCCCTTCGACTTGGTAAGATTACCGTCGAAGCTGACTCGTGCATACGTTCCAGGACGCGCACCGATTTCGGTATAGTTGAAAAGTTTGGCTGGTATGGTAAACCACACCCTCGTACCTTGTTCATGTTCACTTAATATTTCTCCATTCTGAGAGTATAATTGGCATGGGGACTTCAGTCTAAACCCATTAGCATACTTGTAATTATCAACTTCAGTTGGCGCATAACAGGTCCGTAGACCGCCGCGTGCATAATGTTCGTTGAGCTTGGTCGGAAAATTCATTGCAGAGAAAGCAGGACCAAAATCCTGATTACTCATTAACATTCCTTTGTTATCTTGTAGTTATATTATAACATACTAAAACAAAGACGTAAACGTATAAATATTAGGTGTTCATCGTATATCAGACAACAAATATGCTTAACGGCAAAATCTATGTAGGCGTCCATAAACTGGCAACAGATAGAATATTTGACACTTATCTTGGGTCAGGTGTAGCTATTTCTGCTGCTATAGAATCTAAAGGCGTAGAGAACTTTAGACGAAAAACTCTATACGAGTTTGAAAATAGAGAAGATGCATATTCAAAAGAAGTCGAAATTGTGAATGAAGATTTTGTAGCTAGGCAAGACACATATAATCTAACTACTGGCGGTTTAGGAGGTCAGGGTTGGTCTCAATTGACAGATACACATAAATCCAATATTTCAAAAGCTAGAACTGGAATGAAATTGTCTAAATCACATATAGCCAATATGTCTAAAGCTAAATTTCAACCTATTTCTATGGAAGGTGTTGTTCACGAATCTAAGAAGGCTGCAGCCACGTTTTATGGCGTTACTCCTCAAACTATTTCTAAATGGATTAGAACTAACAGCCCTAAAATCGATTAAAATGAGTTCAAAAACCTCGCCAATTCTTCAGCTTCGGACTTGGTTCTGTCCCGAATCATGATTTGGTTGCCCATAACTACTGCATAGGCATCGGTCATTATTTTACCGCCATTGGTAGTTTCCATATGACCCTGAACGACTCTTGCTTTGCTCATTTCTTTTTCTTCATTATGATATTCAGCCACTGCTCATATGTGTATTCTTCCTTGAAGCGGCTATTCTCATAGCATGTTCTCATATAGGATTCCTCACGAGCAACAGCTTTGGCATTTTCTTTTCGCATTACCCATGCACAGAGTCGTTTAATCATGCGAAATCCTTATTGCATTCCATGTTGCGGACGTCATCTCTATTTGCCATGTCCCAATCGTAATTGAGCATGTAGTTATGCGAGTTACCATCGAGATTATATCGCTCTTTGGAACAAGAGACCTTAACAAAAGTCCGCATTCCCTCATACTCATGGTCTTGGTTGGTGCGATGGACTTCTTTGGCTTGTAATCTTAAGAGTGAATGATTGGGGAATAGATGAATCGATTTCTCTTGAACCTGTTCGTTCATGTCAATTAGAGACTGCGCATCATCGTCTGACAAGTCGAAAAATTGAAGAGCAAACTGAGTTGGACAATGAGAGTACCAAATATAGTTGATGTCATCAGTGCCAAACCCATCGATGTGCCAGCCTGGTCGTTGAGTCATCGAAGATGGAGTCACATAGGTATGCTTGACCGTTAGGTAAACATATCGACCTTTGACATCTTCTTCTCGTATCTGAGCCAAAAGAGGCTTGAGAAATTCCAGTCGAAGCGGTAAATTCAGGTCTCGCCAATCAGTTCCATCGTGTTCGGGAAATTTAACCGGTAAATACATGTAAATCATCATCTCTTGACAATCTAACTGAATGTCTGGGCCGACAATTTCAGGCCATGAAGATGTTTCGGTGATAATCATTTTAGACCACGCTTTACTGCAACTCGATGATAACGACGATAATGGTCGTGAATTCTTCCGCGAGCGTCTGATGCGCTCATATGGAAAGGAAGATAGCTAGTGTTATCTAGCGCCGACTTTTCGCTTTCAAAAGCTTTAAGAATTTCATCATCGCTAAGATGAGCGATTGTAGCGTCTTCAGCATCGATGTTTGCCTGTTTTCTACGCTCTTCTTTAAGTTTGTAGACGATATCGGCATACATTGCTTCAACATAATGGTCTTCGGGAATGGTGCCATATGAAGGACGTTTTCGTCCATATCCGTCTATCCAATTCTCTTGAATGCGGTTCATAACCTGACCAAACAACCACCAAGGATTAACATCGCTTGGGACGTCAACTGGCTTTCCATAATATGTCATCATAATAAATCTCCTATTGACAGTATATACTATTGGACAGAAATGTAAACATAAAAATGCACTGAAAATCAAAAGAAATTCAGTGCATTTATTTGGAACCCATGGATGGATTCTAACCACCTTCATCCCCGTAGCATGGGGACGTTCTAATTGACATAAACTACACGGGCATAATTTTGTCTAATTTGGTAGGGCTGGCAAGGATTCTAACCTCCGTCCTCTACAAGATACATTCTAGCTTATTCAAATAGTGGTTTTGGTGGTCTCCGGAAACTCCAACAACATATAGGCTTCTACTAGAGGTAGGGCTCATAGCGCTCTAACTGACTGAGCTACAGCCCCTCATAAAACTTCTTCTGGGTCAGCCCCAAGAAGGACCTTCATTTGATTTGCGTATTTTGTGTAACGCTTGAGATTACCTTCCTTGATGCAGTTTTCCATGTTGAATAGCATGTCTGCTTTTTTGACGCGTAGAGCCATTTCGTTTTCTCGTATGGCTACCAGATACACGTCGATGATTGTGTCTTCGGTCTTTGTAAGATATGCAACCGCGATAACGATGTCCTCGTCAAAGCCTAATTCTCTAAGGCCTTCAAAGGTTAGTTCGTCCGAATCTTCGACAGCGTCGTGAAGGTAAGCGACTGCTTGACATTTTAGGTCTTGTTGGGCTCTGATAAAATCATTGGCTACCCACCCGCGAAGAATTGGACGAGATGTCATAAATGAGTCTATCGTCTTTTGAACAACTCCTTCCACATGGTAACCAAAATAATCGAAGTCACCATATTTCTGGTCCTTATGAACATATCGAGCAACATGCTCTGCTAATTTGATTTGTGTGTTTGTGCGAATCTCTTCTACTGAAACTGAAAGCATAACGTCTCCTAACTAATATCTTCTGTCGTTAACACGGTCCTAAACTCATCAGTTGCGCCGGAAAAAATATTCACAGACGATATAGAGTTTTTTCTAAGTATTCCTAAAGCATCTGCTTCTGATAAGGCAACTTCTATTGTGCCTTGACTATCACAGATATTCCATCCAGGATAAGTGAATTTATGTAAGAATTCTTTTATGTGAAGGGTTCCATTCTTCGAGGCCTGTCGTATAATAATGTCTTGTGCGTTCATAATAAATCTCCTATTGATAGTATATACTATTCAAGAAGCAATGTAAACGATTAAATGATTGGTTGACCCCGGAGGAATCGAACCTCCATCTTCTGGCTCAAAACCAGACGTACCTCCATTAAACTACGGGTCAATGGAGGTACGTATGGGATTCGAACCCACGTAACTGGATTTGCAATCCAGCGCGTCACCACTCCGCCAACGTACCTATAAGAAACCTATTGGCTCAGGTGGTTGGATTCGAACCAACGACACACCGGTTAACAGCCGGATGCTCTACCACTGAGCTACACCTAAGCGAATAGGTTTCTAGTTAAGACTAGTTTTGTTGTCGGAAATTTTGACAAGGAGACAGATTGCTATTTGAAGCATTACTATGAGATACAGTATTTGTCATCGACTTGTCCTTTCGAATTTAGAGTCTCGCGACTATTGATTGGTTGCGGGTCTTGGATTTGAACCAAGGGTTCGGGGTAATGAACCCCGCGTGTTACCAGACTACACTAACCCGCGACAGTAATTTATTTATATGATTTCTTCGGTGTTTTCCAAAGCTTTTTCAATTTCAGGATGAAGAGGTTTCGCGTTCCATGTCCCTATTGCGACAGCAATTGAAGCTAAAGCTCCGAGTAACATAACAATTTGAATCATTCTTCATCCTTTATTCTGTTTATAGTATCACACCGGTCTGAAATGTAAACGACTAATGTGATAATTTTTCAAGCTCTGCGCGAATGTATTCTCGAAGAGTATAGTTCCCAATCATGACTCGCTTAGGAGCTTGACGAGGATATTGCTCCAAGTCTTTCCCTCTCGCTGGTCTGAAAACGATTTGACCTCGCTTGGGTCGCATTCAAATTCTGTACCACAAGAGCTACAGGTACCGATATAGACCTGTTTTGTCGCTACTCCAGCTTTGAGTATTCTCATTGGAATTGCTTCCTGACTTCGGCTAAAGAAGGACCATCAAGAATAAGACATCTTTCGCCGTAACTAATCTTACCACGTCTAGTAGAAACACCATCCCAATCAGGAGGAGTTACAACAATTTGCTTATCGCCATGAACTTCCATAACCATTCGTAGTCCGCCAAATCCCCAAGCACTAGAGCCTGAATAGATAATGATATCGCCGGGTTGAATGTCTCGGTCTAAATAGTCTTTCATTAGTATGTCCTATCAGCTAGGGCTCTAACATCAGCAAACTTTGGTTCGTACGCTGGAGTTAATCGCCGCTTGTTGTACGCGTAGATTGTCGTAAAGATATTGTATGGAACATCAGCCGTTTGGGTTAGCATTCCAACCGTTGGCTTTACTTGATGCTCGCCTTTGGCATTGACGAAGAAGATATGACCTTTCTTAGAGGTTTTCTTTCCGCTTGCTGGATTCTTGAAGACATCAATCCAAGTTTTTCCATCTCGACTCCATGCATTACATTTCATCGCGAATTTTAGAGTGTCTCGATTGACCTTCTGTAGAAGACCGCCACCCATACCGAATACGATATTTGACGCCGCAAATTTAAGGTCCTTAAGCATTTCGAGTATCATTGCAAGGTCGTTTGAGTCGATTCCATCTCCTTGCAGGACGCGAATGTAATCGGGTAGAACCTTGTAACCTTGTTCGTTGGTCGTAGTACCGAATTTGTCGGCTAAGATTTCAACCATTTGAACTGGAACCAAGATTGGGTCGCCAGAGTCAGGACGAGCTACGAATCTAGAACCACGGTCTCCAAGAGCAATGACCTTATCTTTGAGATGGGTGCCAATATATTCAGACACAGCTCTTACGTCGTTATAACTGTCGATAACGCATGACGTAATGGCTCCATCCGGACATTGGTCAATCATTTTCTCAAGGAAGTCGCGTTCACCATCTTCGCCATTGATTGTTGTAGTACTATGCTCGGTAGCGATAACACTAAAGGCTGCCATATCCTCGCCATAATACTCTTTGGCGTATTCGAGAGCAACGAAAGTGTCGGTACCCATAAAGCCTGCTGCTAAATGAGCCATACCACCAATTGCAGCTGACTCGTTAGATGAAACACCACGAGCTCCAAAATCATGAAGCATGAATTGCGCGCCTTCGGTAGAACCGGTAGTTTCAAGGAGATATTTCTCGATTGTTTTACGGTCGCGAAGGGACTTGGAGGCGATTGTGGTTGGGTACCAAATTGCTCTAAGTAGGGCAGTTTCGATATAGCTTACAAGCCATGGAACCATTGGGTCGGTGTTAACGACTTGGAAGAGTGGAGTACCAAGCGGTACGACCTGGCCTTCAGGAATTGCTTTGATTACAATTGGAAGGTAGCCATTATGCTCTTCAACGATGTATTTCCAACCATCATAATTGAACGGTACGCCATGAGCTTCAACTCGTTTCTTGGCATATTCTACATCTCGCATAGTAATCTGAATTGACAGAACATCGCGAACATAGACTCGCATGCCGAAGTTCATGACACGAGTTAGTTTAGGGTCTGAAGTCCCTCGAGCTTCGCCATAGGACGAAATGTATTTTGCGTCAGCCGGATACTGGAGAAAATGCCCCATTTTGTAGCTGTCCGCATTTAGGATGGGATGGTGAATGTTCATAAATTTTCCTTATTTGTTGCATTATATACTAGTTCTACAGCTTTGTAAATATAAATATTTGTATAATGTGATAAAGGTCTCTAAGTAAATGTATTTTCTTTACGTAACAACAAATAATATCAACGGCAAAAAATACGTGGGGCTATGCTCTATGAAAAAGAAAAATTGGAAAACCTACTTAGGGTCTGGTAAAATCTTAAAAAGAGCCATATCAAAATATGGAAGAAAATCTTTTTCCAGAGAAATTATAAGCTATTACGATAACCTAGAAAATGTAATAAGTGCGGAGAAAAATTTTATATTAGAAAATTCATGCCATCTACGAGACGATTGGTATAATATAGCAGTGTCTTTTACAACGCAAGGATTCAAAGGTAAAAAGCAGTCAGAGTACCATAAAGAAGTTATGCAAACCCTCTTAACTGGAGTAAAACGTTCTAAAGAAAGCATAAGAAAACAAAAGAAAACAAGGCTAGAAAGAGCAAATGATTACTCATATCAAAATCATAGTCCAGAGCAGCGTTTAGCTGCAAGTAAGGTTGGCAAATCCAATAAAGGTAGAAAGCACCTTAAAAAATTATGTGAGCACTGTGGAAATCATTACGGGCCTGCGCCTTTTGCAAGATTTCACGGAAATAATTGCAAACAGAAGCCTACTTAAGCATTTCTTGAATTATAAAATAATGGTCTTCGAAAAATTCGGTTGGGTTCATGTCGTCAACATGCATCCAAATGCAGTTAGAAGCGTCGTCGGCCGCTTTGACGTATGGTAACTTGCGATTAGCTGGTAGCTTGTCATCCCATAAAGAGAATTCCGAAACTTGAGTATACATTCGTCCTCTTAATGAACGACCGGGATAATCAAAGGTGCGAGTCTTATATTTAATTTGGGCATTGTCTAACTCTGCGTCAGTTAAACGTATTCCAGTTTCTTCTCTTAGCTCTCGAATGGTAGCCTTTGCAAGAGTTTCATGCGCATCGACATAGCCACCAGGCAGAGCAAGTAATCCTTTACCAGGAGCATTTGCTCTTTCGACTAGTAGGACATTTTTGCCAGCACGAACAAGAGCATCGACTGTTTGGAAGGTTGGAGGATAGGGAGCCTTCTCCCATGATTTCTTGTGACCTTCGTAGAAGTCATACTCGTCCCGCATTGGCTTAAAGAGTTTGCCAGCCATGAAACGCTGAATTTGCAACCAACTTCCTTCTGGAACCTGCTTAAGGAACCGTTCTGATTGTGCTTTGAATTCTTTTTCAGACGTTTTTAGACCATATCCTGCAAACATCATCTCACGAATTCCAGTTGCATGCATGCCATCGTTGAGTTCGCCACAGTCGACAAAATCAAATGGTAGCAAGTCAAGGTAATAAGAAGATATGTCAGATTTGTGACCAACGAGAACAATATCTTCGGGAGCTTCAAACGCTTGAGCCGCCTTAACTATTTGGTCTACCCAATCTGAATCGCTGTATGGACTATCAACGATTGGTTGAATGGTTACAACGTTTTCATCGCCAGGATGTAGGCAATTTTCAATCATCATTTTACGCTCTTCGAACGTAAATGGATTTTTTGGAGTTCTAGCTGAATCGGTAGAACCAACAAGAACTAAGACTTTTTCAGCCTTAGCTTGGGCAGTAAAGATAATAGACAGATGCCCTCTATGAAAGGGCTGGAATCGACCTATTACGACCGCTAATTTGTGGCAAACTTCTTCGTCATGTCCAGAGTCCTCTTTGACGGCTGATAGGCGTTCGGCAATTTCTTCTTCATCGAACCCAAGAAATTTCATTTGAGCTGCATAGAGCTCGTCGTTAAATTGAGTATCGCTGACCAGTGGATTACCATACAGCCATTCGTTTTCGATTCGTTCGACTTGGTCTTCCCAAAGTCTCTTTGACTTGCTCATGAAGTCTCCTATGCGTTCATTGGTTCAGGCATGGCCGACACTACAGATAAACCAGCATCGAAAGCTGCCTGCATAGCATCGTCTTCGTCACGGAAGTTTCCGCCACGACGGATTTGAGCTACATCAGTCTGAAGACCAGTACGTGTGTTTGATTTGAAATCGCCGACAAAGAGATAGGAAAACTTCCGATTCTCACCTTGCGAGATAAACAAGTCGCCAAAGAAGTAATGCTTTTTGTTAGCAGCCTCAAGGGTCAGCATAGCTGAATGGCGAAATGATGTGATTTTTTCCATAGTAATCTCCGTTATGGGTACTTTATATCATACCGGTCGGCAATGTAAACGATTTATTTTAATTTTCTTCCTTTGAACCAACCATCTGGAATATCGCCTTTCCACTTTTTGGCTTCAATTCCATTGTTAATCCATATAGTTCCAAATGAAGGATTATTGTTCCCTAAGTTTTTGGATTTTCTCATTTTAGCTTTTGTTTCTTCTGTATGGGTTTTACCTTTAAACCCATTAACAAACGTTCCATTTTTTAGTCTATCGTTTTGACGCTTTAAAAGCCTTTTGTAGTTTTCTAATCTGTATTTTTTATCGTTTTTTATTCTATTGGCATGAATTTTGCCTGCCTGCTTACCAGCCGCGAGAGCTATACTAGAATCGTTGAATCCTTTTGCTAATCCGTTTTGATTAACATAACCCCAACCCCCTTTGCCTCCAGGACAAAGATTATATGTGTCTTCTCTAAGACAATATTCTTCAGTTACTATTTCGGCTTCTTTGGCATTCATTTCTTCTTCGGTATTAAACACAAACAATATTTCTTTTGAGAAGGCTTCTAACCCATGCTTTGCTATAGCCCTTTTTAGATATTTGCCTGAGCCCATATATCCATCATCAAGACATAAAGTTTGATGCTTCCCAATATATTCCTTGGGTCCTTTAATTTTATAGACAGTATAATGAATTGTGGCCTCCAGATTATAAACTAGTCTTATGGTCTGCTAGTATTTATAATCTGGAGGCCCTATGTAGACCCGGGTGGATTTGAACCACCGCAAGACGCCGGTTATCAGCCGACCGCTCTAACCACTGAGCTACGGGTCTATATTGGCATATCAGGCTGGAATCGAACCAGCAAAGAGATTAACTCATGAGTACTCGGGCCCAGTCTCATTGAACTTACCATTAGTTCAACTGATATATGGTAGTGGAGGGCAGGTTCGAACTGCCGACCTCAGAATTATGAGTTCTGCGCTCTCACCAACTGAGCTACTCCACTCTGGGTTTGGTAGGGGCACCGGGATTCGAACCCGGATAAACCGCTAATCTGGCGCTACGGGATATAAATCCGCTGCTTTACCCTTAAGCTATACCCCCGAAGGGTTACAGCTTTATATGTCTGTCAAGTCTTTAAACTTGGCGAGAACTTTACGAGCTTGCTCTGCTTCGGAGTTAAGGTCTGCCTTTAGTCGCTCATTTGCGGCTTCAGCATCCTTAGCCTTGGCGTCTGCTGCAGAGTCAACTGCGTCGCGTTTTGCCTTGATTTTAGCTTCTTTTGCGGCTAAGGCATCAGCTTTACGGGCGCGTTGAGCTTCGGTTTTTGCAATAGAAGCCTCTAGAATAGCATCAGCGGCGTCTTGCTCTTCATCGATTTGACGAAGGTTTTCGGCAAGTTCATCTGAAATCTTGAGGAAAACTTCAATCACTTTGTTTGTCGCTCGACGACGGCGTAGCCGTAGTTTCCGCAGGATTAGGTCTAGCATAATGTATTCCTGTTATCTGTAAGATTTATACTTACGTTTACCATTGCCGATATTTTTAGCTCTATGTGTGTCCGTTTGACAATGACAGTTAGGACAAACAAATTCTGTGTTTTCTATACAGTTGTTGAGTGCATCACCATCAATATGATTAACCTCTAAAACTAATGGCTTTCCTTGCCAAATACCTGGATTAAAACATACTGAACACGAATATCCTTTATGTTCTATTAGCAGATTTCTGGTCCACTCTCCAGTTCTATAGAATAATGATTTCCCTACATATTTTCCGTTAAGATAATTTTCTCTTTTCGTAGCACTTTGAAATGCCTGTTGACATTTGTTGCTACAATAAGAAGAATTAGTAGTTTCTTCATTACAAAATTTACAATTATTCATGCTTATATTTATAAGCTACCGATTGTAAATCGTTTGGTTTAAGTTGGTAAGCACGGTGGGATTCGAACCCACGATCAGGGATTAAAAGTCCCCCGCTTTAGACCAACTAAGCTACGGGCCTGTAGCTAGCGTTTTAACTTTTCGCAGGAAACGGTTCCAGCTTCGTAATTGCTCAGATATGACGTGTCTGACGTATAGAAGCGATACTGAGTATAAGTCGAGCCGTTTTCAGTCTTACAAGTGAAAACTTCTGGTTCAACTGTCGCCATAATTCGTTCTGCGCGAGCGATAGATTCCTGTGTAGGTGCATTTTCCCGAGCTTGAACCAAAGATTCGGCATAGGCTGGATTATCTGCACTAATCGCTGTTTGAGCCATGGCTGGAGCCGCAGCTCCGCATGACGCGATAAATAAAGCGGCTAAGAGAGTTTTTCTCATTGTGTGTCCTGTTAGTGAAAGTTGTTTTAATTGATAGGTCGATTATATACTAAACGAACGGTAATGTAAACAACTAATGTGAATTTATTTATAAGAAATTTGCGAGTGTATTTGAAGTTTTTGCTCTAGCCACTCTTCGTTTCTGGCTACGTTTCTCATCATCTCGTATCTGCATATAGACTCCGAACTGACAACAGAGAACTTCGGTGCCATAATACTTCAGACTGTCTTGAGGGTCTTTGAAAAGTCCCTTACCTTCATGCATGATATTATAGGCGTCTGGATGAAACTTTACCCCGTCTGTAAGACCTACTGCGTCAGCATTTTCTCGAAGAAAATACACAGCTTCGGCTAGATGTTTGTTTGGCACATCAGGCCAGAGTTGTTTGATGGTCCATACGGCACCAGGTCCAGGAGCCACAAAGCGTTGGTCGTGATGATACTTTAGCTGGGGAAGGACAGACGTCGAGGTCGCTGCGTGAAAGCCATAATAATCGCCGATACCAGGCAACTTCTTAAGAATTTTATATGTCTCATTGAGGTGGTCCGAATCTAAGAGGCCCTGAACAGTTCCATTATCTTCGAAACTTGCGACCCATTCAATGACGTCAATAGTGTTAAACGGCCTATTGGGGTCTGCATATTTACTTCGACAAAAGTTTCGTGAAGCGGTTTGGATAGAGGTATGAAGCTCAGTTGTTCCCCATATTGGCTGGCCGCTTGCCTTAGCTTTGAGCACGTTTCGTCGAAGTTCATCGAGATATTTGGGTTCGGAAAGAGCCCTATCGAAATCAACAAATCCATTTGGGGTTTGGGTGATGGCTTCATGAACTCCACGAGCTCCATAAAAATGGGATATGAGCGTATTGCCAAGAATTGACAGAAAGCTCATATCCAGTTGTGAGATTACGGTCCCGATAAACCGCATTCGGTCGTCGAGTGTAATCGTCGGATGGAAATATTCGACATCTTCATGTAAGCCAAAGCAGTTGGACCCATCCCTACGGACAGATTCGTATTCTTCGGTAATGAAAGACCGCTCTATGCAGGCACGTTGGTTAATCTTGCGAAGGAACCAATTGAATTCCAGCATAAGGTCTTTGTCGTATTTCCACCAGTCGTAGTTGTAGCTAGGGGAATTCATGCCTTACGTTTTCTTTCTCAACAAGGTCTGAAATCACCATAATGACTTCAATCCATGGACATTCTTGCTTGATGATTTCGCCTTGAACTGGGTCATCTTCGTAATGGACAACCAACTCTGGATATCCGGCGTTTACAAGCTCATTTAGAATTTTGGCTTTGTGGTAACCCGAAGACTCTCTAGTCTTCTCTTCGAAATATACTGGGTTCATCCACATAGGATTATAAATGCCTTTAGACTCTAGCATTCGTCGAGTTTCAGTTTTCTCTTGGAATGAACGACCAGTGATGATAATATCTTGAGGGCGGGGCTTTAAACCAGGGACACGAGGCCCCTGATAAATTACGCCGTCAATATCATATGAGGCTACTACATCCATTATGGATGGGCCGATTCATGAACGTACTGGACTTTACCATTGATTTTGGTAATTGAATAGCCAGTAGGAATTTCGCCGTTTGCAAGCATTTCGCATTCGTTATAGGCTTGACCTGGACGCATATCGACTGGAGGTGTCTTTTGAGTCCAAGCTGATGGACCAATCAGAGGTCCAACGATATCCAAGTCTCTAGCGGCCATCACGTAACGAATAGCATCGATTACAACCCCAGCTGAATTCGGCGAGTCTTGGCAAGATAAGTCAGCCGTGAATTCGAACGGTGCACCGCCGAATATGGTCCCTTTGATAAGCCACGAAGCACGTTTATTATCTCCCAAGGCTGGGAAGTATTTGGCTGGTCCTGCTGCGAGGGAATTTGGTTTCGTTTCGACATCGGCAATCTCATTCTGTTTTCGAATTACGTTCTCTTTCGAGATTTTCTTTGACGCCAACCGTGATTGGTCTTGCATGTTCAAGAAGTCTGTGTTACCACCAACGTTGTCTTGGTAATGGACATCAACAGTCCCACCACGTTTAATGAACAGCTCTTGTAGAACAGCCGAGATAATCGAAGCGCCAATTTGAGAACGCATATCATCACCAATCGCTGGAATTCCAGCTTTGATAAGCTTTTGCTGATATTCTGGATTAGACACAATGAATTCTGGAATACAGTTAACGAATGGTACCTTTGCTTCGATACAAGCGTCTAGATAGAATCGAGTTGCGTCATGAGAACCGACCGGAAGGTAGTTGAGAACAACATCAACCTTATTGTCTTTGAGCTCTTGGATGAATTCTTTTTGACGGCGAGATTGCTCTTCGTCTCCGGTAATGTAGGCTCCTGTTGATAAAGCGAAAGACTCATCATCAGGATAAGAACCGTCTACCATGTGTTTACCTACACCATCAAGAGCTGGACCACAGATAACATTTACGTCTGTTGTGCAAACGTTTACGATATCATCGGTGTTAACACCAAGGTCAATAGCGCAGTTTGGTTTCATGTAGATTGCATCGGCCAGAGGTTGACCAACTTTGCGAGCATCAATATCATATGCAAGAACGAATCGAATATCCGTTGGAGCATATCCTGAGATTTTTTCAAATCCAAGACCTTGAAGCGGGGTCTTATGAGAAAGCGCAACACCCTCGACAAGAGACTTTGCGCAGTTTCCGACGCCAATGATGGCGACATTAATGAGTTTTGACATTATTTTCCTTATATCAGTTGGTTTATAGTGGCAAATTTGTCTGGAATAGAGTAGGCCACTTTTTACTATTTTATCACAATTTTATCAATAAGTAAACTGATAAAATATAAATAATTTGTCGACCACGATAGTACTATATCTGCCGACACTAAGCTAACTAGGAGCATCAGGTGATTTATTTATATCTCAAAACCCACAACAAAACCGGCCTAAAATATCTAGGCAAAACAACTAGTAAGGACCCGTTCAAGTATAGAGGTTCGGGTCTTTATTGGAAGCAGCATTTATCAAAACATGGTAATGATGTAGATACCAAAATATTAGGTGAATTCGATTCTGTTAAAGAAGCCAGAAAAGAAGGAATAAGGCTTTCTAGATTATGGAATATTATAGATTCCGATGAGTTTGCAAATCTTATGGAAGAAACTTGTGATGGAACTGTGGGTAAGGGGCGTAAAATGACTTCAGAGCATAAAGCCAAATTGTCTAAATCTCATTCTGGAGAAATTCATACCGAAGAAAGAAAAACAAATGTCTCTAGAGCCTTAAAGGGCAAGAAGAAATCTGAAGCTCATAAAAATCTTATGAAAGAAGGAATGAGATTGGCAAAGCTAAATCCGTTACCAGACAAATGCCCTAAATGCGGATTTCAAACTAAGTGGACAACCTCGTTAAGGAGACACTTAAAGCGATGTTAGTCCAGGCGGAGCGCTACACAAAGATTTACATCATCTTCGGTTGCTTCCATCATGCTGTAGCAGAAACTCGTGCATCGACTTGGTCTAAGAAGACCACGCGCTTTGAAGGTAGAGTAGCTGATAGGCCAGTGGATTCTCGTTCGGCATTCATCGACTGAGATTGAGTATCAAGCGCTTGGACAGACATCGCATTTTTCCATGCGTTGTTATAGCCGAAGCCTTGAAGTTTAAACCCGACGCCAGATTGGGCAAGTTCTTGACCCCAAATGGTACGAGTATGGTAGGTGTAGCCCGGTTGGGCATAGAAGAACATTCCAAGGAAGAATGCAATCGCTGTAGCAACGCCCACCGGAATACGGATAAGCTTGAACAGGTTTTGCTGAGAAGTATTAGAACTCTTCTTGGCTAGGAACGTCAGGGCGAAGATTGCAACAATCCCCGCAATCACTATAAACAATGACATAGGTTTTCCTTAAGTTTGTGGTGCCGGAATGGCGTGTTTAGTATAATCTATTCGGTGGTGGTTGTAAACGTTTAATTCACTTTTTAATCTCCCTCTTCATTCCAAAGCATTTCAAGTATTTGTTCTTCGATGTCCGCCTCGGATAGACCATCAAAGTGTTCTGGATGTTCTCGTGCCGCCTTCAGGTAGCTTGCAATTGCTTTTTCGAGAGCGTTTTCGATTTGGCGTTTAGCCTCTTGTATTTTACGTTCGAGACTCATTAGTCGCACCCATAAGTTTCTACCGAGTCGTTCGCAACGATTTCACAATTGTCATGAATTTTCTCGACGCTATAGTTTGGATAAGCCTGTATCATATTTGATGTGCAGGCTTTGTAGGTCATTTGTGCCATCGGACATTCGGAATCGATTGTCATTGTTTTGGCTTCAAGGTTGATGATAACCTCTTCAACAGGCGGGACGACAGGCTCAGCGCAGGCTGTAAGGGCCAATAGTCCCAATGATAGAAATGCTAGTCTCATGCTGGACTCCAGTGTGTTAGCGTGCCCTTTGATAGATAGCGATAAACACCATCCGGGTCGGTGTAGCGATGGACAAAGCCAAGAACGGCGTCTGTCTTTATCACGTTCTGATAACGAATTGGACCTTGTGGAGACACCTGCCATCCAGTAAACGGTGATGGCGTCTTCTTATTGATAGGCAACAATTCAATCTCAGTGGCCATTAGTATTTCTCTTGAAGAGCAAAAGCAAGCTCATGGTATTGACCATCGAGCGTAGATGCCTTTGAGAAATTGCGAATGTCAAGGAAGTCCTTTGCAGTCATCTTTGAGACGTAGTCGAGCTTTTGAATAGCTTGACGCGCAATAGCATCCCGAGATGAATAAACCTGTTCAAAGAACGACTTAAACTTAGAGTCCGCATGAACCGCTTCGTTGTTACGACGAGCATAGGCGTAACGAAGCCATGGAATACCAAGCCATTGAGCACGAGAAACTGCGCCGTTACGTGAGCCACAGTCATAGAAGTTTACACCACGAAGAGCAGCATCAATTAGAAATTGATAGTCCGTCTCAACGATAAAACGCCATAATAGTTTTTGCTCAAGATGGGTGGATTGCATTCTCACAAGGCGAGGGTCATCGACTTCGTCAATAAACTCTAAACCATTCGTAAGGTTTAGATAAGGGACGCGCTCGATTTCTGCTCTCTCGTCGAGAGGGAAGAGGTCTTTGTCTTCGATTTTAGTTGTGGTAGGGGCAGCTTCTTTTGAGAGAAGTGCGGCTAGTTCAGGCAGGATTTGGTCCCTACTTACTAGTCTAAGTTCACCGTTGGGGTGTAGTTCGTAGATTTGCATGCTCGACTCCTAAATTGGCAAATAGCAACAGAAGATGCAGAACTGGAACCAAAACCATTTGACTTTATGTTTCATAATATTCTCCATTCATAATAAGCTTATATACTATTGGAGCGTATTTGTAAACGATTAGTTTCGAGTTTTGATGAATTCTTTTGCTTCAATTTCGGTGTCGAAGTCTTTTTGGAAATGGTCTGGATACGTACGTGAGAAGACTCTCCAGACTACCTTGCCTGGAGAGAGTGTAGAACCTTTAAGGAGCTTGTAGTGAAATTCGGGTAATTCAGCCATTAGTACTCCCAGCGTGTTTCACCGAACATTTCGGCAAGTTCATCCACGCGGTCTTGTTTGATAAGACGCTTGTTCATGTAGTCCATTATGACCTGCATCGGAGAATAATTTCCTCGCTCTCGCATTTTGAACCAAAGTCCTTGAAGGGGCTTTGCTACTTCCTTGAGTACGAACATCGCAAAGTCCTTTTGACTCAATAGAGCATACATATCGCAGTCGGTGTCAGCTTCGATAGCCACACGACTCATGACTTCATGGAAGCCTTTGATGTATTCCTTCAATCGCTCGCGGTCTTCTTCGTTTACCGACGCCACAAGGTCATCCACCACGCCTTCGAAGATGCAACGAATCACATTGATTTCGCGTTCAAGCATAGCCTTTGCGCGATGAAGGGTAACGTACTCATCGGCCTTAATTTTGATACGGTGACCGTTAGGCCAAACAACTACGACACCTTCGTCTCCTTTTAGAGCTTTAACCCGTTCAAGAAGTTCTTGTGGGGTTTCATTCATACCTTGCCAGTCAAGACCAATATATTCGCCTGTTTTCATATGTCGAACAGCTAATAATTGCAATTGTGGCTTTTCATATTTTACTACAATCCTATTATTTGGAGAAACGAATTCATACAGCGGAGTATATCCGTTAAGAATATAGCTTAGCATTTCAGCTTCAAGATTTGGCGTCATTGCGGTGTCATAAGCTAATTGAGCTTGTTCAGAAAATCCTGCCCTAGTCATAAGTCTTATTTGTTTTGGACCGTATGGTAATAAAACTGGATGAATCATTGAGCCATCCCATTTCGTCTCTACTGAAGCAACTATGTCCCAATCAAGTTCGTCGATTCCTTGCTTCTCAAAGAGATTAAAGAACTTGTGGAATGGTCGAGCGATGATGTTACCATCGAGGTCGAATTTAATGCCACGAGCTTCAAGCGCTTCCGGAATATCGAAAGTTGTTGGTGTCACGAATTGATAATTGATGACTTGGAAGCCTTCTTCCTCTTTGACATTAAGAGTAATTCCCTCAACGTCTTGGACAAATGGCCAAATATCGTCGATGTGATTGATGACTTTAAACATTGCGCATCTCCTTTTGCATGCGGTCATATAGAACTACGTTAACACACGAAGCGAGGTTCATGCAAAACGATGTAGGTATTTGCACGACATGGTCGGCAGGTCTAAGAATTTTAGGTCCAAGTGTTCCATCTTCAGGTCCAAAGATATAAAGAGCGCGTTCTGGATGGACGAAATCAACCAATGAGACCGAGTCAGGGACTATATCAATGGCTACCAAAGATACACCGAGCGGTTTCGAATAGATGATGTCTTCGACCCACATTGTGTTCGTGTCTTTCCACGAATTTCTAGTGTCAGTTCGCATTTTGTTGCGGGCAAATCTATCGCCCGAAAACATTACTAAATCAGCATCATAACATCCAGCAGCTCGGAGAATACCTCCCGCGTTGGATGGAAACTTGATGTCTTTCGCGGCTATTCCACAAAATCCCATAATATAATCTCCATTATGGAATTCTTATATCATAGTCGGGTAGAATTGTAAACGACTAAATCACCAAATCCGAAATAGCATTAACGACTCTAAGCGCGTCATTATGATTTACGTCGTCATTGTCTACAAAGACTCGAACATCGCCTATCCATATGACTATGCGCTTATCCCATTCGTTAAAGGGTTCAACTAGAGGTTTCGTCATTTTCTTCCCTTGGGCGCATTGCATAGGCAATTGTTATGCAACACAGTATGAATATCGTAACTGGCCAAGCAATATAAGCTAAAACAGACGCGACAGCTAGTCCAAATAAGCAAGCCGCCAGAAATAATATCAAGCTTATCAGTTTCCAAGTAGACCAAGCTAGATTAACATTTGTTGGAGCGAAATCCAATTTGTAGAGCTTTAGAAATTCAAATGGATAAAATCCAGAGGTACTTCGGATTGAATTATCGTAACTTCGTCTAGTCACCTTATTCCGAAATAATCCCATTCGAAGATTATAACAAAGGTCTTCTATTTTCGATGGTTCTTCGGCTACTACGGCAGGTTCAATCATGGCTTAAGTCTCATATGTTGGGTTACAGTTGACAGAATTTTGTTGCTCTTCATGCCGAAGATATAGAAGGCCGTGACCTCTTCTCGAAGCATAAGCTCGTTTGTGATTGGATTAAACCATGGGTAGGTTGGGTCTGTCACTCGAGAATAGGTGATACCGTGGTCACCATCAGTATGGTTATTGAGGTAATGTTCGATTGCAATGATGTCTTCAAGAGACCCATCAAGGTTAATCTGAGTACCAAATCCATCAGCTGCCTTTAGCCATTCATCAACTTTCTTTGTCGGTTTCTTCACACCAACTGCAGTATCATACACAAACTTCGAAGCAGCGTGACCTGAGTGTGCCTCTGCCTTGCCTGAATTCATTGATGGAATGTCGTTACGAACGATTACAAAGAGAACTGGATAATCGTTCTCAGTAGGGTCAATATATTCAATTGCCATTTGTTTTATCCAGTGCGGTTGTAAACAGTTGAGCCATATCAGCGCCCATACGAGCTCGTAGTTGGCCAAACTCGTAGACATGTATCATCACGACCGAGCCGTCTTCATGCTCTTCGTCGAAGGCATTGATTTGGACGTTTCTGCCAAAGAAGTTGTCTCCTTCTCGCAAAAACGTTTGAAGGTCAACTAGTGCGTGTTCACTTAGCGCACCATAGATAGTGTTATTGTAGGTCAGATGATATTGCATCTCATCCCACTCGTCAATACCAGGACGGCGAGTCGTGTAAGCCGCAAGCTTGATGCCTGCTGCCAATAACTTAAATGGATTTCTAAACGTTTCAGCCATTTGAATTTCCTGTGAATTTGTCGATTTCTTTTACGACACCTTCGGTAATCGTCTTACCAATTTTGGCGTAATGAAACGGTGGCATTTTAATAATTGTCATCTTTCCACAACATCCTTAAGTTATGAGCAGAGCTCATTTGTCGGTTAAGGCAAGCTTAACCTCCAATTTCAAAATTTTTGTTTTGACGATTTTCTTAAGTCGCCATTATTAGCCATTATAACAAAATTTACAATATCTGTAAACGATTAAACCTCAATTTACCCATTATAATGTCTTCATGTCGAAACGGCATTCAACGATTTCAAACTCAAAGCTTGAAGCAAATCGAAGATTGTTGTAATGCTGTTTAATTGCAATAGCCTCTGGAAGAGTATCATAAAGAAATGGCTGGCCTTTTCTTGAAAAGCTTATAGCTCCAGGGTGACAGAACTTACCTTCATTTTTAATAGCATATGCAATCATGTCGAAGCCAATATGCAATCATTTACAGAATAACCTTGCATAATTGCTGCAAGAAGCAAAACCATAAGAGGTTCGCTATTACCAATATGAGTTCTAGCGTGGGTGGCAATTTTAGTTCTATCTGATGTTGAGAACTGAGTTCCTCTGGCCGTCATCATAATACGGTGTAATTGTCTAATCGTAATTAACATAGTAAATCTCCATTTTACTATTATAGCATATACTATCGGGCCGGAAAGTAAACAATAAAATGCACCAGAACTAAAAATAATTCTGGTGCAGGTATTGCGTAATCATACACTCACAACTATTCATGTGTGAGCCAGGGTGAATCTCGCAGCCGGAGTGTACGAATCACCAGTGCTAAGTGGTTGATTTAGTGTAACTTTTCCATGACGCTAAAAGATGTTGACGAACTGAGCTAATAGAATCATTAACGATATCAGTCGCCGCTCTTAAGTCAAGGTCAGTTTCATCACCATATTCTGCTGTGTACGTGATATTAGAGTCAATAGGATAACCGTCTTTTACCAATATCATTTTGATTTCTCGCTTAACAGTCTTCTCAAATGTGTTGGTGGTTTCATAAACTCTTGAAATGCTCACTAAAGTTTGCAGGTCTATACACGCTATAGAGTCTTCATCGTAATCCCAAATTTGCTCGGCCATTAGAATAAATTCCCAAAGTTTTCGGCGTTGGTTGTTGGAACATCCGGCAAATACTCTTTACAGAAGTCTCTAAGCATATCCCAGTCTACCCAACGAGAGGTAGGTTCGGCAAATAGAATTTTCTTGCCATTGATTTGAGCCGTCCAAAATGTGAACATTACGATTCGACCCTTCTTAGGTTTCCCAATATAGCCAAGGCATCGGCCTATTCCGCTATTGTTGGACTTCCAATCGTAACCGAATTCCTTGGTGCATGTTAACCAAAGAGCGCTCTTCTCGTATGACGTAGTTTCACAGACTCCTTCAACGCCCTCCAAAAATCTTTTGAAGTTGATTTCGTCTTGTTCTGCGTATGCAGCCGCGAGACTCATGTCTTTAGAATACAAGCAGCACCGACGATTTCAATGAATTCGCCTGACTTGTCTACAAATTGAACGCCAGCCGGAAGAGCTTCGACCATTCCAGTTGATTGACCCTTATAGATGAGTTCGCCGCCAGAGTAGCATTCAACGGTTCGACTATCACCAAAGGAACCAAAGTTCGCGCGAGTCGTGTCCGTACAGGCTGATACGGATAGAGCGGCTAGAATAGCCAAGCCTGTCAATAGTTGAGTTTTCATAATGTAGTCCTTCTTTGGTTGGTGGTATTATTCTGAGACTAGTTCTTCTTCTAGTCCTTTGAAATCTTGTGGTAGAATGTCGTGTTCATAGTCTTCTACATGGATAGAGTGTGTGGCACTTCCGCCATCAGATGAGGTGTTGATGACTGTTTTTGAAATGAACCATCCATTAACAGTGCGTATAACAAGTGTGGTGGATGTATATCCATATCCGCGTTTTTTGAATAGCCATCTCATGATGTTGCTCCACTTTTAGAATTATATACTTATAAATAACTTCATGAGCATAATATACCAAACTACTAATAATGTAAACAACAAAATTTATATAGGCGTCCACAGTGGAAATGACCCATCTTATTTGGGTTCAGGAAAATTGCTAAAACAAGCTATTAGAAAATATGGCAAAGCTGCGTTTACACGAACAGTTCTCTATGAATTCGATACAATTGAACAGGCATTCGCTAAAGAGGCTGAAATAGTCAATGAAAATTTCATAGCCAGAGACGATGTTTATAACATAATGCCAGGCGGAAAAGGAATGGTTGCTGGACCTCTAAATCCTAATTATGGCAAAAGGCAGTCAGCTGACTGGATAGCGCGTAGAACTGCTTGCCATAAAAATAAAGTAGTAACCGAAAGGCAAAAGCAAAAACAATCTCTTGCCATGACCGGCAAAATAAGAAGCAAAAAGTCTAGAGCAAAACAAAGTTCTTCGATATCAGGAAAACATCACTGGAATTATGGCCAAACACACTCCGAAGACACTTTAAAAAAGATGAGGGCTTCAGCATTAAGACAAAAGAAAATCACCTGTCCTCACTGTAAGAAAACAGGTGATAAAGCAAATATGAAGAGATGGCACTTTGATAATTGTAAGTCTATTTTTCGACCTTGAGTATCAAATAATGTGGCGCGAAGCGGAATGAGCATTCGCCGGCCTTGGTTGTCAGAGCTTTCCAAGCCTTATCGCGACTGATGGATGAGCCCTTCGTAAATTTGCCAACATCTTGCTCTGGCTTCCGAAGCTTTTTCTTCTCGCCTTTGGCAACATTGATAAGCGATGCACCTTTCGCAGAGAAGCCACCAGCTTTAGCCGTGAAGCACATGATTTCGCGATATTTGGTACTATACACCCAGATTTTTGGTGCACCGACGATTTCGACAGGGTGAAGGCTTCGTAGCTTAAGGTCTTTGTCTTCCGCCTGAAAGCGAATTGACTTGACGACTTTATCAGCAGCTGGAGCCTTTTTTGCTCGCTTGGTTCGGTTTGCGGCTTTTTTGGCGGTCGACTCGAAGACGATGTCGTTGTAAATCTCATGCATAATGGTGTAGTAACCTTTATGGTTCTTGATATGAGAATATCCTTCGCGAAGGTCCGCAGTTTTCTTGAACACCAGCTCATGAAGCTCGTCGATAAGAGGTTTGAGCTCTGATACAAGAGTCTTCATGTCATCGTCTGAAAGACCATGACGAGCCTTTAGGCTTTTGGCAGAAAATCCATGTTTGCCGCGTTTTTCGATGCAGCGCCATTGTAGCTCTTCAATTTCGTCGGAGGCAAGTTGCATTGCAGCTTCATGTTTTGCAGCTTTTTGACGAGCCGAACGGGCTTTTTCTTCATCTGAAGCCGAAACTTTTTGATGCTTCGGAGCGTATTTGAGAAATTCAGCGCGAAGAGCTCTGAAGTGGTCCATTGAATGGGTTGGGAAAACACATTTGCGAGTTAGTTGGCGACAATATTGTCCAAAGGCTGGAACGACATAGTTCTTATCCATCTTTTCGATGAGCGCAAGAACTGCAGTATCGTTTTCGTCTTTTGCCCACTTCTTGACCCACTTGACGATGTTGTCCATTGAGAGATGATAAGCATACCACGAACGGGCCCAACGACGCGCTTGAGGATTTTCAATATAATTCGTACCTACGGGGACTTCGTCGCCATAGCCTTGTTTGTCAAGGATTTTGTTTGATTTTTTAGCCATTATTTTGTCTCCATAAGGTCTGCTAGAGTAAAATGTTCGCCATTACCAAAAGGCCGAATTTTAGTTTCTGGGTCCGTTAGAATGACATAGTTAGACATAAAGATAGCTATGTAACCATAAGAGCATTTCCATACACACGCATAGCGAACTTTAGAGTCAGGAATGACTAATGCTCCAATAGGTTCACTACTTGTAGCAATCTTTTCGATTTCTTCTTCAGTAATATTCATTGTAAATCTCCATTTTACATATCTAGTCTATACTATTTTATCGCGTTTGTAAACATAAAAATGCACCCCGACGAAAATAAATTCATCGAGGCGCACGAGCGCTTTAATGGAGATTTATGCGCACTCTATTCGGGAGTTTCAGTAAGCAATTGAGCATTGCCTGTTGGTTCACCAAAAGCTTCGGTAAGAACCTTACGACCTTTAAGTTCTTTTATCGCCATTTTAGACTTAGTGTCTACACCAACCACTCGAGCCATATCATTACCATCAACAAGGATTATATCGCCTTTGTCGACCTCGCCCTCTTTAGAGATATATGAATATTTGCTGCTGTTTCGGTCAGTAACAAATTTGATGTCAACAGTATATGGTACGACTTCAGTTAAATCGGCAGATTCAAAAAAGACGATTTCACCGGTTCCGCTGATTTCAAAAACGACTTTACCTTCGCGGTTTAGTCCGATTTTGGTACCAACTCTAGGCTTGTCTTCGTTGGTTTGAAATAGTGTTTTAGTCATAGTAGTCTCCGTTGTGTATTCTTGATAATTGTTTCTTTGAATGCCTAGATTTTCTCTTAAGAGAACATTAAGGCCTTCTTTTTGAGTTCTGTTCAATGGGCCAGTAAATGGTTTGAACGCGTTAACCGGTCGGTGTTGGATATTTTTAGTGGTACAATATTTTCCATAAAGCCAACCACCGCTACCACGTCCATTTATCTCTAAAACTAGAATCGGTGATTTACCACCAACTCTGCGAACTAAGTCACCGACCTTGAATTGTGTCGCCATTAAGTTTTCCTTAAGTCAATTACTTTAACGAAGTCAAAGCCATCCCCGTTTAGAGCATGTTTCTTTGACGCATTAAAGGTGTTGTGATGCTTCGTAATGATAGCCTCAGATGTGCGCCCAGGTTCACTAAGTTTTGGACCTTTGTGGAAGCTATCAATCTTGTCAATCAGAGGACGGTCAATAATGACGTATTCGACATCGACATTACCATCTTCAGCTCCGATTGACTTTAAGATACCAACACGGTCAGCGCGCTTAATATTCGTGGCGTCATAGATAACATCTAATCCACCCGCAATATGAGCCTTAGCAATGTTAGTCGCGGTCAAATGAGTCGAACGAATTCCAGAATGAGTGTACGCTTGACGGTCACACCATTCGGTTTCAGAAGGATATTGAGCTTGGCGAATTTCGTCAGTTGACACTCGAGTACCTCCACGAGCGCCATTTAATTGATACCACAACGTTTTACCAGCTCCCGAAGGACCAATCAACATAGTCAACTTTGGTTTACGAGGAGCAGTAGCTTTTGGCTTATCGAAATCTCCTGGAGCGATTTGAGCGCAAACAACTCCATTACGTCTCCACATGTCAACGACCTTTTGACGGTCATCGAAAATCATGTCAGGTTGGACATCTTCAGCATCCAACCATTGGCGCTTAAGAATATCGTCTGGAATGTAATTGCCTTGTGGACGCATATTGACCAAGAATTTATTCATATCATGACGAACATCTCCGCCAATTCCGCCTTCAGAAGCGTAATCTAGCAATGGAAGAATATGAAGTTTCATCCATTCGATTGTCATATCATAGGAAATAGCCGAAGCGCCGCTCCAAATTTCTACACGGTGGCCAGCATTTACAAGGTCAGCAAAAACTTGAATGACTGGCCAGACTGGTTCGTCCTTATCACAAGACAAGAAGAACTTATCCCATTGATTGGCTCCATCAGCCACAAGAGGACGACGATGCGTGATGTCACGAAGAGTTCCATCTAAATCAAAAACGTAATAGCTCATTTGAATTCCTTATTTCTATTCTTTATATACTATTGGGTAGCAGAGTAAACGATAAAATTCACTTTTAATGAATTATTTTTGAGTATTCACTTTTAATGACTACCACTTAGTTTCAGTTGGACCAAGATGAGTCATGTCGATAGTCTCATACTTATCCCGTATCCAATCACGCTTTTCTTTGTTTGTTAAAGCGTTAAATATCTCTACGTCTGGTCCAGAAATACCAACAATTTCTTTATCTCTATAAAGAGTGTCACCTAAATACAAGAAGTCTTTATCAGAAAAATTGACCTTAAAGGTTTCAACAGCTGGACCGGCAATATCCTTCTTATCGAAGAATCGACCAGTTAATTGACCCTTTTCGAAATCTCGAAATCTATGGTCATGCTCCTTTTTATTGAGCAAAGCCGCTTGACGAGCAGTAAGTTCGTATTGAACATCAATATTTTCCGGTGTATACAATGATGTAGAACTTATAGAACTTACTGTACCACGCTTAGCACTCATGTAGTTAACATGCTTCGAACAGACTTCAAGTTTAGCATACCAATGTTCAGCCTCGACTGAAAATCCCATAAATGTCGATATTTTTAATCTTACAGCCCAAGGACCCTTAACTTCGATAGCATCTAAATCTATCATTGTGAATTCTCCATGTCGTCGATAGCTTTTTGAAGAGCTACGCCTTCAGAACTTGTACTTACGAATTCGCAATCATGCCGCTCTGGGTCATCGCTAAAAAAGCCGCACTCTTTTAATAGCTCTTTTGCGGCTTTAAGAAGGGCTTGTGTTTTGGCTTCATTTGTCATAATAATCTCCAAGTGTATCATGTATTGAACAACTGGGTGCTCTAATGTTCAATACATGATACATATTTCTAGTTAACGAGGTACACGAGACCTTGCTTAACATCATAGTCGCAATCAGCTTGTGTGTAAGCCGTGTTCTTGAGAACGAACTCAAGAGTTGGTGAGCGACCTTTTTTCTTACGCGGCTCGCAGAAGTCATAAGCCTCTTGACGACGGTCATATTTTGGACCGCTTCGACCAGTTGGACGACGACGAAATACGATGCGATTTCCACCAGCATCCGCAACTTCTGGTGCGTTAAGAATTTCGTGTAAGGAATGGACGAATGCTTTTGTCTTACCGCGACGTGAGTTAACGTCGATGATGACTCCATCACGCATTACAAAGGCGTGAGATTCGATTGTGACAAAGAAGGTTCCAACCGGATATTCATCGCGAATATTGGCAAGAGTTTTACCTTTACGGCGGTAGGATTCGACCATATCGCCCGTAATACGACATTTACGTTCGCATTTGACGTGTTCCATCGGGACTTTAACTTCTTTGAGCTGAAGTCCGAGGTCTTGAGCGGCTTGGGTCCATTTATAGTTGGCCATGCCTTTGTTGTCGACATAACCATTAGCGTCGAACGCTTTGAAAATGTCTTCATCAGGAAGTTGGGTAATAAGCTGAACTGCAACGAGCGTGCAATTCTTTTTCATTGATTTGATAGTTCGTTTCATAATAATCTCCATTTAATAAGGAGACTATATACTATCCGGCAGAAATGTAAACAGCTAAATTCAATTTAATTTGTCGAGAATCCACATGGCAACTTCAAGTGCATGCTCTTTGTTTTTTAGAATTTTGTTTGCGCATAATCTTCGAGATTCATTTTCTACTAGAAGGCCTCGAACCTCAAACATTTCTGGAGGCTCCCCGCCTGCATGGCCTTCTTCAAATACTTTGTTAAGATTACCAAAATACGTGTCATTGTCAGACTTAGAAGTCATGTGAGCTGCTCTAGAATCCATGATGCAAGAGCAAGGGCCTCTTCAGGGCGGTCTTTAACTTCGCTCTGAGAAATAGAGAATATGGCACCATTAAATGTTTCTTCCGCAAGCATTAACTCATGGTTCGGATATTCTTCAATCCATGGAGCCCATATAGGAAGTTCGGCAGCCTTTTCGTTTATTACATCTATGGTCGACTTGTCTTCTTCGTCTTCATCCCAAGTAGTCGTTATTCCGGCATCTTCCATGTATTGTTTAACTGTAGACATATCGATAGTACCGCGATTCTGCATGTCTACCAATTGTCTTAATTTATCGAGGTCATCATTTTCCATCGAGCTCATTTCTCCAAAATTCTTTTATATCTAATCGAGCTGCAGCGCAAAGAGCCTCAAAGATTGGTTCTTTGAGGACTTCTGGCATCTCACCTGTATCGTCCCATATTTCTGCTTGGTCCATCCACCAGTTGATATGCCCAGGAACCGTCCTATAGCAAAAGGCATCAAAGAAACTTTGAATGTCTCCATGATAGGCCTTATAGCATAATTCTACGGTTTCACGAGTTGTATTTTCTTTGAAGAATCCACGTTCCCATGATTTTGGCTTATCATGAACGTTGGGATATTTTTCTCGATATTCTTCAAAGGACATAGGCTCATAAAAATAGTTGTGTATTTCTTCTGAATAATATCGCACAAACCCATCGTCTAATCGGTCTTGAACTCTAGCTCTTATTCTAGGATTAAGCACGCGCTTATTAAACATGCTTCACACGAATTTCATCAGGTATGTATTCGTCCCATGGAGTATAGTTTAAGTCAAAATCGTAATAACCCCAATCTCCGTCGGATTCTCCAAAGAAGAACCAAGTCCAACACCATGGACTCCAATATTCTACTCGATGAATTACAGATTTATCCATCGTAAATGTTTGACCAAATCTATGGGTGATAGACCTAGAATGAGATTTCCAAATATCAGGCCAAGCGCTCTTATAAAGACGCTGTTCTCTATAGCTTCCGGTTAATACGAAACTTCGCATAGTTTTCCATCTATGCTTATGAAACATACCTAGCGGTTCCGGTTTTAAGAAATGGTGGAGGTATGAATTCTTTGTGACTCGTATTTGCTGAAGTAGAATTCCACCGTCCATAGCGGGAATTTCACGACATCTATCAGGAAAGAGTTTTTCAACTAGACTGTAAAAGCTCATAATCTTCTCTTGGCACGATTACAACTTCCATTGTTTGGAGCTTATAATCTTTGAAGCGGTTGAATTGTGAATTTATATTGGCCTTAGCTCCTTGCAAAGAGAATATCTTTGCCGACTCTAGAAATATTGTGAACACATTCTTTGACTTGCTAAGGTAAAATCTTTTGCCACTAGCATCATTGTCGTAATATATGACACAATTACTCAATTGATTTTATGCTTCTCTATTCGCCAGCCTTCACTACTAGGCTTACCTCTAATATAGTCTTCAGCGTCTTTTTTCTTTTTAAATGTAGTGATATGCACAGCATAATCATAATATCGGTTTGGGTTACCGTAAACCATAAACATCTTTGCCATTATATTTCAATTACCTTTAATTCATATGGGCCATTCATTCTGTCCATGACGGCTCTCTCATGACGATATCCATAGGGGTTAGCAACGACTCGAGTGTCACCAATCATATAGTCGACCGGATTATGGATGTGTCCATGTCCCCATAGGGCTGGCTTCTTCTCACGAATAAATTCATCAAGATTTGAGTGGAAGCAACAGTTAAGTTGGTCGCCAATGAATTGCTGGACTACGCCTTTAAAAGAGGGAGAATGATGGGTAAATACGAGGTCGCCTTCTCGGACAACATCTCTTAACCATTCCATAGTGGTTAGATATTCATCAAGTGCTCGACCAGAATTCCAGTCTGCTATCCATCGAACATCATTAAGATAGAGGTCGTAGAGGTTTCGGTGATGAGGAAGGGTAAGGTCTGTCCATAAGGTTGCTAGATGAACCTTATATCCATTGACCTCAATCGTGTCTCGATTGTAACAGGACCCTTCACCATCAAAGATGTCGACATTCACGACATCGAAATCATGCTTGTAATACTCGTGATTACCAGGAATATAGGCAATTTTTTCGTATCCATAGGTCCCATTATCAATTTTCTTCTTGATTTTGTATGGGTCACCAATATCTCCGGCCATAACATAAAGGTCGACCGGGTCATCTTGAGGACTAATTGGGACTAGGGTTCCTGTGTCGCTATGGACATCAGACGTAAGAGCTATTTTCACCAGCACCTCGTTGTCGGTTTTTCAGAAATACGCTTCCGACGAATACGCGTCTTACCGTCTTCAAATGTCTCTTTCACGTCTTGATAGGTAATCTTTACATATTGGTCTCCACGACAGAAGAGAGAAAAAGTGTCTCTTTGACGAGGGTCATATCGGTAATATTTGGAATAGCGATAATTTCGATTGAATTGATTGTCGCAATATCCTCGATAGGTGCAGTGCTGAACTTCGGTTCGAGTGTATGTCTCACCAACCGGTTCTTGACTTATCGGAGATACTGTAGCGCAGGCAGCCAAAAATCCTGCAGTTATGGCTAAGAGAGTTTTTCTCATTTTTTCCATCCATGACGTGTAGCATTAGCTAGACACTGTTTCTTTGTAGACCATTTGCGGTGGGATTTTTGAAAGACTTTATTGTCGCGGAATACCGTCCATTGCCACTCACCGCCAATTGAGACGATTTGCCAATCAAATGGTTTACGTTTTCCGTTAAGGCCAAAGACGCTAGCGTGGTTTTCGCACCAAGCTTTTCGAGCAAATGTCTTATAAGACTTGCCGACCATGACGCCTCCACGAGTGCGCCTAACCCAAATCCAACCGTTCCAATCTTGGGAACGTTCGAAGGTCCATTTATCCTTAAGCCCATCTTTCCAATGGTTTCTATTCCAGAACATAAAGTCCTCCTATAGTCTTATATCATAATATGAGTCAGATGTAAACGATTAAGTGTCTCTTTTTTCACCATAAAAATGCTTGGTGACGCCAAAGCGAGGGATGCCATCAGGAGTAAGCTCTTGGTATTTAATCGTGACAGGCTGTCCGATGTATTTCTCTTTGTTCGCTAGAAGGTCAGCGCAGTATTCCATCGTACCGGTAATTCCAGCTCCGGCTGTTGTGTCGCCCACTTTAAAGGTTACTCGTTTGGCTTTGCCTGTCCAGTTGCCTTTACCTTCGACGATATCGACAACTTCGTATTCTTCATCATAGCATTTCTTGACCTTCCAAAGAGAGCGTGAACGCTTCTGTTCGTACGGAGATTTTTGGAATCTAACCATGATGCCTTCATAGCCATCTTCGAGAGCTCCATCTAATTTAGCCATTAGTTTATCGTAATTTTTATGCACTACAGTCGTGTCTACAACAACAATCGGATGACCAATATCCTGGATGAGAGGGAAGTATCGATGAAATCTATCGTAAAAAGACAATTCAGGAGCATCACCGTCAAAGAAGTCATACACATGAATTTGTAGAATTTCAGCGGCTTCATCAAGGTCGGCTTGTTCAGGTTTTGACTTTTTAGCTAAACTAATTATTTTATTAAATCCTACTGGTGTAGATTGCATTTCTGGTGGGAGCTTAGCCATCAATGCATCAAACTCTTTATCTGTTTCTAACTCTATTTTTTCAGCAGCTAGCATAACTTCATGATTATAAAGTTCGCCATCAATCACCAGATTTGGATGAGATGTAAAGATATGTTTGACAGCCTCGTAAAGGTGAGCCGAGGTGTGGAATGGTTTACCGCTACGAGCAAATACGCCCTCTTTACGGATGATACAGCGAAGACCATCGAACTTGGGTTGAATGATTACTTCGTCCTCGTCTTTGAGATATTTCTTATACCACTTTGCACGCTCTTCTTCATCATCTGGGTCTGCCGGAAATCCATTAGCCAACATAGGTTTAAAGGCACGAGTCTTTGGGTCTTCAGCAGTATCTGCCCAATCTCTGTCACGCTTAGAGTCGTATTTAGATTTGGCCTCGGCTATAGCCTGTTCGTGAGGTGTAGTAGCATTGGCACGACCAACATTTTTAGCTTCACAGGTCGTCCATTCGGAAATCATTTCCTTACCGCCTTCGATGCCTGTATGAGAGCGAAATTTGCCATCTTCATGGATTTCTAGAAAATAGAAGCGCTTACGACCCTTAGAGTCGATTTTGTAAAGTGTTTGCATATTCATAGTGTCAAAGCCTTTGCCATTGTTAGTTTGTGATTGAGGTCATCTAACTCTTCGTCGAATGACCAATCTATTAGTAGTTGAGCCAAATCTCTTATTGCATCACCCGCCATATGAAGTTGAGCCTGCAGAACAGAAATATCTTGCTTTAGATTATCGTTTTCAGCTTTGACCTTACCAAGCTTCGTGTCATTCATTAAAGAAAATCTTCCAATTTAGCTTCGGAATTACCTTCATGCCAAGCCCAAAACAATTTATATTTTGCATTGGAGCGATTAGCCATTCGTTCTCCGTCAAGATTTTCAGCAGTACTTGAAAAGAAAATTAAAGCCGCTAAAACATCGGCAACTTCTTCTTCTTCAATACCAGCTTTAAGGCTACGGTTTCCCCAATAATCATATGACCCTTTTGTCATAGTAAGTTTAGACAACTCTACACCAAGCTCATTCATTTCTTCTTGAAGCTTGGCTAGGCCAGGAAATTTATCATCGCCAATAGCAAACATTAGACTGCGGTAACTTCTTTAGCGTATTTTGCGACTTGAGCAGAGATGATTTTAGAAGCCTTTTTCCAATCGACACCAAGCTCTTCGATGTCGTTGACACCTTCCTTCTTAATGTCTTGAAGCATCCAAACAACCAGTTGTCCAATTTGCTTGCGCTCAAGTTCTCCGCCATTCGTGAGCTCGTGGACACCTTGCTCAAGTCGAGGAGTAGTAACATATGCATTTGCGAAATCCTTGTCTACCTTATTTGGAGGGTCGTATTTCTTCGGCATCTTAGACTTGTTCACGACAGCATGCTCTTCGGTCTTTGCTTTGAACATGAATTTTGAGGACTGACCAAGAAGTGTCAGAGTACCGGAAGCTTTAACGACTTGAACACCATAGAAGACCAGACCTTCTCCACAACCTTCGACACCAAATTTCTCTTTGATATAAGGGTCGCATTTGCCAATAGGTTTAATGCGCTCGATGATGAGGTCAGTTGCCTCTGCTGCTTGGTCATTGTCAGTCCAATCGACTGTTAAGCCTTGAGTCCCGTACCATGGAAGAACATTCATTCGCGCAGGAAAGGAAATGACCTCATTGCCACGGAGAGACAGCATTGCGGTGATAAAGTCTGGGTCGATAATCCACTGGAATTCGTTGTAGACCCCACCAATGATAGGAGACTGAGGATGAGGGTCGGCAGCCATCATACCACGACAGCCGAAGATAAAGAATTGTTTCTCAGGAATGGATGAAACTGCATCCGATTTCTGAATTCCAGGACCAGCCCACTCGCCGTAGACATAGAAATCCGCAACGTCAGTAGCATATTGAGCCAGCCCAGCAAAGAATTCTTCGTTTGCTTTGACCCACAGTTCAAATCCGAAGTGACTAGACCCTTCGAGAGGGACATCGCTTTTTCGTTTTTGTGCAACCACAGTACCGTCTTTGGAGATACGGACACACGCATTGGTACCATGCAGCTTGATTTTAGCCATGAAAGAAACTGGACCGACTTCCCATTTCATTCGGTCTACCGATTTTCGAGTGTCTCGAATTTGACCTACCGATGGAAAGGCAAGAAAGCCCTTTGGTCTAAAGTTTTTTGGCGCTGTGCCGTCTTTGGTTTCAACCATTGTGTTTCCTTATTGCTGTGTTGTAGCCATCAACGAAATCTCTTGCGCTTCGACCTTCGTTGATATCAAATGTTCGGATGACTTCATCGCCAACCACTATTTCAAAATCAAGGTTGCTATAACCTTTATGCTTAGTCTCGATACGAGCGAGAAGTGTTTTATCCATCTTAATTTGGTCCACTGTTCTTGTTCATTTCTTCTACTGCCTCGCAGAACTCGATGAGATGTTCAAGTTCTTCTACTCGGCCAACCAGTTCAGAAAGTCTAGCTGTGAGACCAAATGGCCTGTTTTCTTCACACAACTTTCGAGTGTTTTTAAGTCTAGTTCGAAGTTCGTCGACAAAATAGTCGGGAATGGGTTGTATCATTTTGAACTCATTGGCTTGTAGACGTGGATTGCAGGACCGTCGACAGACTCCATATAAGAATTGATGTCCATTTGAGAATGAAGGTGAAGGAGATATCCGCCTTCGTCATTGTGAATGATTACAATATCACCTTGAGTATTGACTCGAATGATAACGTCTTTGCCATCATGAGTCGTATTCCAGGTTTGAAAATTACCTTTTTCGCTTGTTAATTCCATATCAATATCTCCATTTGATAGGTAGACTATATACTATTCGGACAGATTTGTAAACAACAAAATCACCACCTGAAAAAGAAAAAGCCCAGCAACCGAAGTCACTGAGCACAATTCACGTCTGAATAGCGAAGAGCCTAGAAAGTCCTCATTTCTCCATATCCTTACGAGATACAGTCAAACTGACAATTTGATAAGACCGCTGCAGACGGCCAGGATTCATTTTCTCGAAATACTACAACGCATTTCTCGTACATGCTGACATTATCTCGATAGAGGTCAGCGTTACGTACGGATTTCATATCCACTGCAGATTACAGGCGCAATGACTGTTCTGGTCTATGCAGACATTTCCTCTATAAAGACTATATCATATTGGGATAGGTTTGTAAACGACTAAACAAATAAATCTGTTTGAGCGCCTAGATGTTCGTTAAGAGCGTAATTGAGGGCTACAAAGTCAAGAGATTCGTCTTGAATATCGTCTCCATCTAGAGTGGCCGGAGAGTTACGATGAACTGTGACGCCAATTGGACCCCACTTCATTGTCTCTTTGTCCTTACCAAGAACCATACCGCCCGACATACCAACAACGACTGGCTCGGCTGGCGTTTTGATAGCCCCAATCCATAGACCTTCTTCGCGTTCCATATGAACCCAACCATGCCGAACTTCAAGATTACGCGAACCTGCCGGATATCCAAGACAGACAATTTCTTGACCAACATAAGGCTCAATCAGAGCAGGACAAAGGTTGTCGAATCCATAAGATGAGATGTCCATGCCCTTCATGCGATGTTGCCATTTGTCGAAATGAGGAGTATCAGGCGGAGTATTTTGGGCACATTCATTTAGACAATGAGCTGCCGTGAAATAGCCTCCCCATCCCTTCCAATAAGAAATGAACGTTTGCTGAGTTTTTGAGTTATAGAATAGACGCTTAACGTCTGGTTTGAAATCTTCCCAGTTGCTTTTTAACATGGTAGTAATTCTCCTTCGAATGCGGTAATCATGTCTACCGTAAAATCAGACGGTAATGATGCAGAGGCTCTTGTTGGATAGAACACGACTTCCGGATAGTTGACTGTTGCGGGATGAGTGTCGACCATAATGGCGGTTTCAAGTCTGGCAAATGACAGACCTGGGTCAGCTAACGGTTCATCATACTCTACCGTAGCTCGACGAACCTTATCGCGTAAACGCGCGAAGGCGACCTTACGGTCTAATGTAGCAATGGGAGTTCTAGACATCAGCCGATGTAACGGCTTTTTCTACTGGCCAGTCCCAATCTCCAGGAATCTTACGCTTCGAACCACCATTTTCGTGGACGAAGTCGAAGAATACTTTTTGCGATGTAATGAGCGCGGTTTCGGCTTGAGTCAGTTCAATGGTTAGAACATTAGCCACCCATTCGATTCCAGCACCAGTTGTCTTACGAGCAATAAGATTTGAATTCACTGACTTACGTTCTCTGAAATCGGCTCTTAGGGTACCGCTCTGCATATCATGAGCGTCGATAAATTCTTGGGTATATTCGATTTCGATTGTGCTATCGAAGCCAACGACCACAGGATTTACTTCAAAGGTTTTTGTTGACATTGTTACTCCGTTTCAGGAGTATTTATACGGATGGGACGCAAAGAAAACCCTCCTGTTCGATTGCTACTAACAATCTAGCAAGAGGTTTCTAAGCTAGCTACACTTAGGTGGAATCATTGCAATGACTCCTCATTCTTCTATTATCTGGGACTCCTACTTCGCCAGCCCGCTTTACCACTAAGCTATAACCCCGGAATGCGGAATTAGGAAGAATCGAACTCCCGACGGCCAGTTTTTCAGAACCATTTAACTATTCTGTTATATACTACCGGTCTGGGTTGTAAACGACTTATTTTATCTTTTTTCCATCAAAGCCAAATATCATCCATGGCTTACCCAAATTTTCCATCTGCTCAATCATATTACGAGTGCCGCCGGATTTGCCATCCCAGAATGTTATGAGTCCATCAGCGTATCGAGCCATGTCTTTATTTCTCATATGTCCAGCTGTATAGGGATTTCGTTCCCAATCTTCATTGGTTACCGGAAAGAATTTGAGAAATACTCGTGGGGTACGACGCGTGTCCATGAAAACTACCGGAGCTTGGTCAGCTCCTTTAGCTCCACCTGAAACGAATTGAATTTTACCGGGAATTTCATCTACTAGTTTAGTTAAGACTTCGTTAGACACATCGAAATCTCGAAAATGCCTAGAGCCAGCAACTATGAGTTTAAACATCTTCGTTGATATACAATTCGCTAGGAGGGTCAAGCAATAGCTGACGTTCTTCATCAGTTAGAGGTTCTATGTCTCCATAGCTCAATAGGTCGACAAAATCAAGAGCTCTATCGACTTCAACAAAAATTTCGGTTGGGATGTCTTTCATCTCAATCCAAGGACTGTCACCACTAACGCCTGGAGCTAGAAAGCCTAGAACATAACAAGTACCATGGTAGGATTTTCTAAATGTAGCGGCAATTTCTTTCATTGCTCTTGCGCCATCATAGTCCTTATTTTTACCAAGGACTTTTTGAATATTGAGCATATGCTGCCAATTTTGGGATAGGTCTCGTCTACGCTCTATAAGAGCATCAATCATTTCAGGAGTTACATCATAACTCGGAAACGCGTCGATGTCATATCGCCAAGACCAGTCAGACAGTTTCGTGTGGTGACTACCTGCCGTACAGTTTAACTTACACCGTCCTGGTGGTCTTGGATTTGCATCAAGAAATCTTTGGCGATTACTCATCAAACAATTCGTAATACTTAGACAAGAAGAGATGCTTAGCAGCTTGTGGGCTAAGACATTTGATTTCAACACCAAGGGCATCGAGCGCATCAGCTGCCCATACATTGCCGGAATCACTGAGAAGCACAGCTTTCTCATCGACAATAATTCTACCATCCAGCAATTTAAGGTGAGGTAAGAGAGGCAATCGCAGACCGAATCTCTTGGCAACCACTTGTTCGATATGATTTTCGATTTCCTTGAACCGTGGTAGAATTTTCTTCAGTGGTGTAGGACAATCGCCCGTGTAAGCTTCACCAGCATCGTGTAGTAATAGGTCACGAAGGTCTTGAAGTGAATAGCCATTCATCGCTGCCCATATAACTAGGATAACACAATGTTCAGCAACAGAATAGAACCTATTGGTGTGGCCGTTGTATCGACACTGTTTGGATAGAGCGTTCGCAATATCCTCGATGAGTATCATTTCTTCGGTAGGGTCGAGAAGGTCGAACTTTAGTCCGCTTCCAGTCTCAATCCAGTCGTTAGATTTAAGGTCTTTCATTAAGAATTCCATATCGCTGATAGCATAAAAATACACAGCAAGGTTATAGGAGATATTGGGCTTCCAAACCAATGTTCCATAAGTGTTGTAGATGCTGGCTTATATTTACTATATAGGCCGCAATCAATTAAAAATAAGACTATGAGAACGATAATCCAAAAGATTGTCATACTTCAATCCAATCATAATTTTTCATGCCAATTTTATTCTTGGCTACCCAAGCCTCTTGCATAGATTTTGGAGCTTTCTCGTAAATTACTGAGTTTGAAACTCTAAAGGCCATGATAGCCAATTGCTCGTAATGGTCCATTGTCATTTGGACTATTTCTTCGGCTTGCTCTTCGGTACAAACAATTCTAACTGGAATCATTCGTTCGGCATATTCAATGCCTTTAGTTGAAGCCCATTTGCCGTAAGAAGGCTTCATGATGGTCAACCCACCCGAAATCTCCATGACTTTCTTGTCCCATTCGCGATGATAGGCGACCTTAACAGGCCGCCCGTCATTGAACATTGTTGGAACTAAAACTTCCCATAGCTGCTTAGTCATAATCTTTCTCCGTTAAGGGATTATAACATACCCATGGGAAATTGTAAACGTTTCTTATGCGCCTCGGATTTGACGTGCAAGGATAACTGAATCGCCTGGATTTAGCACTGTATCGCCAGAAACTTCATTTGGTCCGTTAAGACGAATGCTGTAACCAGCCGGGTTAATTTCAGCGGCTTCAAGAGTATCGAAAATTGTCATGCCAGGCTCAAGTGGAACATCAACGGTTTTACCCATTTCCGAGACTGTTACGATTTCAATCGTATCGCTGCTTGAAGAACTTGCTTCAGTTTCAGGTGTTGGACCACCTTCAGTTGGCGCGGCATCTTCAATCATATCGGCAATTGTGTTACCGCCAGAAGGTTGGTCTTGTAAGTCCATAATAGCTCCTAAGCTAGATGGTGCTTCGCGTGTTAGAGTTGGTGTCGTCATGTTGTTCTCCTAAGATGTTAAGACGAATAGCGGGTTTAGCGCCAAGATTTGCTCAAAGTGTGGAGCGTCGCCATCAGGCTTTTCGTTCCACTTTACACCCTGCATAAATCGAGTAACAGCTAGCGAGGATGTCATTCCAGCCGTTGCTCCAACAGTTGTCTTAGCACTACAAGCGCTTTCAACGGTTTCTTTATCATCAACCAATGTGTTGGTCCATCGTTTGATGTCTTCACGCTTGCAAGGATTAAATCCATACACTCGTAATTCTTCAATGCCCATCCGAACTTCGACGACGATTTCAGTCGTGAAGTTGTTCTTAAGCGAGTCTTCAAAAATTTCTTTTCGAGCCTTCATAGTGTCAACCGCAAGGAATACAAATTCACCAAGCTCGACGCCTTCGGTAATGTATTCGTTATGGGCAGTTACAGAAATGCCGGTCGCTTCTTTGATGCGAGCTTTCATAGCCGTAACCTTGGGTTTGCCTATGTCGCCAAGATAGAAATCTTGGTTGGCAATATTATGCGATTCGACTTCATCGCCGTCCCATAGATGGATATTCTTAATGCCAAGTTTGGCTAATTCCATCGCAATCTTGGAGCCTACAGCTCCTACGCCGATTACATCTACTCGCTTTTTCTTCATAAGGAACGCGGTATCAAAATGCAATACGTGGCGAGACGTATCTAATCTAGGCTTTGTCATCTTTAACTTCTCCATTAGTTGATTTGACAGTTTCAGGTTTAGCATCAACAATTGGTTCTTCAACTGTTTCAGCTGGCTCTTCAAGAATAGCATCGATGATGTCATCAATGGATTCTTCTGACGGTCCGTCTTTTGGCGTAATCACAGTGGTTTTGCGACCACCCCAAGACCATACCCGTTTCTTGACTTTCTTATCAATCTCGGTTTTAGCCCACTCAGTGAACTCATTATTTTCATAAGGAGCGCCTTCGACTTCGATATCTGGATGATGAAGTATCTGACGAACAACTCCGCCTTTACCAAGAATATAGACGTGGCAAGACATGTCAGCGCGTTTGTTACCAATCACACGAATAAAGAATGAGTCAAGGCGTTCGATGAATTCATCTGTTTGGTTCTCATCAACACCACTCGGTGAAACGCCCATATTTACGTGAGAATGACCCCAGCATTTAAGCTTATTGATTTCTTTATGCCGACCAGTTTCAAGCATCTCATTGATAAGTAATGCAACACCATCGATAGTCATGTCAGTCGTAGTCCCTGAACACTCTTGCTCTGGGACAAAAACATCTTCAATCACAAAATTGCCATCGTCCATCATGTCGCATGTAGCCATCCAAGATACTTCGATTGAGCATTCTGCAATAAGAGCTTTCATTTTCAGAAATGCGTCTTTCTTGATTATGACTTTTGGCCCTTTACCAGGAAAACTTTCAATTCTGAAATACTCTCGTGAAGGACGCTTGAACACTCGCGGTTTCGTCACTAATTTAGGTAGATGAGGAACGATTGAGCGTTTTAGATTTTTTTCGGCTAGCGCCTCTATAGGAGTAACTACAGCTTCTGGTTCAGCAACTACCGGTTTGGTAGTCTCTGGAGGCGGAGGAGTCACAGCTAAATTTGGTGGTATAACTTTCATAATATTAAGCCCTTGGGAAGTTGGAAATTCTTGCGCCCCATTGGTCGTCGGAGTCACAGCCTTTTTCAAAGAATGCTAAAATCAAGGTAAAGGCAGCCATGATTTCATAGTTAGATAAGTAAGCGGCAAGTTCATCTTGGATATTGCCTTGACAGATGTTGGTACCGCCTTCAAAGCTTCGACCACGACAATGCGGTAGAGTTGCATTATAATCCAAAGACTTGGCATAAACAACTCTATTTCCACCAAAGCCTAATTTGATTTCCAAACTACCAAGGTCATAATTTCTACGACGCTTGCGGTCATTGCCGGTTATTCTCTTTGTATGGATGGTTAGAACATCGTCTTTTATACTGACTGACCGCACCTTCGACGATTTTGTAATCTTGTCATAATCATTCATAAAGCCAGCAACCGCATTTTCCGAGTCGCCAGACAATTCGAAGTTGGCTAGCTCTCTACGTTGTTTGAAGAGTTTAGCTTCGGCCTTACTAATATTGTTACGCAATTTGTCGGCCATTTTACCGCTTCGGACCACTCGTTGGGCAATGGCATTCTCAACGAATTTTCTAAGATTGAGCTTACGAGTGTTTTCGATTCGACGCCTACGAGCTATTTCATCAGCTCTAGCTTTGGCTTCTGCAGCTTTTTTCTTAGCGGCTCTAGCTTTCAACTCAGCTTTATGTCTACGTTCAGCTTCCCGCATAGCTTCTTCTTCGGCTATACGTTGGCGCTCGGCAGCTTCTCTTTGAGCTTTCTTACGAGCACGTTCTTTGCGTTGCTTCTCGCGAATATTATCGTTGGCTAATTTTACCCAATCGATATCGTCATTTAGATAATCACCAGCTTCTTGTAAAGCATCGATAAGAGCAGCAAGAGGAATATTTCCGTTAAGGATAATGACACCATCACGAACAACTCCAGCTTTATTTTCAAGCGGATAATCGTGAACACTGAGGGATTTAATTTTATCGCGAATTAGACATAGTTGAATAGCATCGGGCGATTTTTCGACATCAATACGAGTTGACCATGTTTCTTGGCTGGTGAAGATGTCTACATCGCGCTCAACGATAGGCGTCAGATAAGAACTAACAAGCCATTCAAAACGAGAGTCTTCGCTTTCAAGATTTGTTACTCTATGACGTAAAGAGATAGGATTAACGTCACAATCGTCAAGAGCAGCGTCAAGTTCAAAATATGCGGTAAGATGAGAGTCGCCATCTTTATCAACGTCGACCTTAATAAAGTCACGATTACAGACGCTGATGAATTCCAAAATCTGCGCTTCGGTCAAATCAGTCGAGCTGATATCGAAGTCAAACTTTTGCCGATAAATGGCTTTTGCCACACAGCTTATTCCGTAGGTCAAATCAGTCATGAGTGTCCTTGTTCATAATAAAGTTATAACATATCGGTCGGTAAAGTAAACGACTAATTTTACTTTTTTATCCAACCTATGCTCAACACCCAACGAGTCTTTTTGCCCCAAATTTGGCTAACAGAATGAGTGTCTCTGTCTGGTCTAAAGAGTTTAAGTCTAGGCCAGTCAATTAGTATATTGTCGCAAATAAAGTCTCCACCAGATATAGGCTTACGAAGAATGATATTTGCTCGATAGTGTTTGAATCCAGGGACAGGGTCTCGATGATTTCCAATGTAAGAGTCTTCCGGGAATTTCATTATCCAAACATCAAATGGAAGCTTAGGCGTCATGATTATCGGAAGCTTGAAGTAGCCTCCACCTTGTCTACCTTCTTGCCATGGAAGCTTAATCATGATAGTCTGTTCTGCCCTGCTCGGCAAATGAAGCTGCTCTAGAATGAATTTCGCTTTCGCTTAACTTCGAGTCACTAAGATATTTTACCCATCGACGATAAAGCTTAGCCTCACGTTTTGTAGGTTGACGCGTATTTCTAAGAAACGAAAAATCGACTGACATTACACTTTAACCGCGGTTTTGACTACTGTTAGAGGTGCCCAAGAATTTACCGAGCTGTCTCCACGTACGTTCCAATGATAGCTATGATTATGTCTCCATCCGTAATTCCAAGACCTTTCGAATCCGTGTTCGCTCAAAGCTTCAATCATTTTTCCAACTTTGCCGGGAATAGCATTGCCGTATCCAGACAGATGGTATTTACGAGTCATAATAGCTTGGTAGACAACATCTGGGTCAATGGTAAACTTTTCGCTCTCAAGAAGAATCATCTTTGGAGTCAGTTTGTTTTCCATGCGGTCGTATTTGATTTCACCTTCTTGAGAGATGTACGCAAAGCAATAGACCTTTTGCTTATCAGAAGTTACGTCAACAATTTTAACTGGCGTGCAGTCATAGTCAGCAGTGTTACCCACGCCTTTGATATGATAGACATCTGACGTCTGAGAATGCTTATAGACTGTGCCGGTTGTATGGTAATCCATCTCGTAACGACCAAGATAGACATATTGATTACCATGAGCATCGCGCAAATGGTCACCGATTTTCATCTTAGAGCCAGTAATCATTTGATTCCGCATTTCGGTCTCATTGGACATAGCCTCTTCATAGGGTTCTGAACCCTTTGGTAGGAGGATATGGTTGTTACCATCACGACCCCATACGCACTCGTCTTGGATGATGCCGTTGACGACAGTTGTATAATTGAGAAGAGTGGAAATGTTGCCGGTGGGCACCTCAACCATGAAGCCACGAGGGTCCTTTACACGGAAGAGTTTATTCTGAGTAGACCATCGAGAGACAGAATCTCCGATAACGAAGCCCGTTGTTGGCTTATTGTCCAGCGAGAGTTCTTTTAGAGGTTCATCGAACTCTAGGTAGGTTCGAGTTTTGTTACACCATTTGCGGTATCCATCAGCCCATTTTCGACCAGTCGCTTTGCGCTTTTCAGTCGCTGCTTTTGGACCTTCATAGGTCATATACGCCAAGTTTTCTTCGCGATTACGACCGATTACTACCCAAAGCTTATCGTGTACTCTCATAATATAAGTCCTATGTTTGGCGTACCGAGAAGGATTCGAACCCTCGACACCTGGCTTCGTAGGCCAGTGCTCTGTCCAGCTGAGCTACCGGTACTAAATTCCTAATGCAGTATATACTATTGGAGATGCTTTGTAAACGAAGTATAAAATTTATTGGATATATTCGAAATTGGGGTCAACTCTTTGAATCCATGGCACTATTTTTTGTGAAGATATTCCAATAACTTTAGACGCTCTTGATTTCCAACCCCATTCACCAAATCTAATTTCTTTATTATTTTTGGCTATAGCCCATGCGGCCTTATCCTGTTTTAACTTCTCAACATAGAAGTTAACCGTTGGTTTATGAGGCTTGAAATATTTTCTCTTACCTTTAGACCCTTTTCCTGCATAAGTATCGGTTTGGCTATGACAATTTGGACAAAGAAATCTTAAATTCTCGATACGATGGTCAGTATGGGTGCCGTTAATATGGTCAAGCTGTAGTGAAAGCTTTTTTCCATTGTGCTCTCCTAAATTAGAACATTCCCCGCATTCATATGGAATAAGGCTATCTTCTATACATCTTTTTTTTATGTGGTGACGAGCATAATAGCTATTTTTAACAAATACTTCTTCGTTAGTATATTTTCTCATTTGAACCTCTTTATTTTATTTATAAGGTTCAAATTCTAAATGGCAAAGGAGGAGGGATTCGAACCCCCGACACTCGGATTTGGAATCCGATGCTCTGACCACTGAGCTACTCCAATAAATTGGTTATTTGCGGAGGACCAGCGTTTGGCTTTATCAGTGCCGCGCTCTGTTCTTTATAACGGAATCTTATATGGCTAACAGGCCTACCGTCTCCAATTTTGGTAGCAAAAGCTAAGAACCTGAGTGGGGTCCAACAGTTTTATAGACTCTCCAGCCTATTCGTGTGCTCAAGGCTGACACGCCCGCCTTTTACTAATTTTGGTAGCCAATGAGGGATTCGAACCCCCGACGCAGACCGTGTAAAGGTCCCGCTCTTCCACTGAGCTAATCGGCTTTATTTTATAGAGAGGACTACTTGAACGACGTCTTCTTCAAGGTTTCCTGTTACTAAGAGTAAAGAGTGGGAATCGAACCCACCTCGCTTCACGCACAGCTTTTGACTGCAGAGTGTCCACTTCTCAATATCTTTAGACTCCCTTAGTCTCTAATTCTAGTACGCCCACAACATCAAAGGATTTTTGTGAACCAAGCCGCTCATAACATGCCACTCATGTTTAACATGACATGGAGTTATCATAACGTGACGACCGTTTTTAGTTGCATATTCATATGGCGGCTTAACGTGGTCGTATTTGTTATATTGGGCATCTTCAAAATGTTTCCAAGCTTGATATTCTTCTTCGGTGTCGCAGTCAACTAACCAAAGCTTTTCATCTTTAACAGCATTTGACTTCTGCATAAGAGCAGTCGTCCAACGATTCTCAAGATGGGTGTAGAACCTCAAAGGGTCTTGGTCATATTCAGAATTAAGTTGAGCTAGTCGAAACGAACGAACAGCCTTTACAAGGTCTCTTGGTTCGGCCGAAACGTAAAGTCTCTGATTGTCACCCTTACGTTTCAAAAGACTTTCAAGCTGGCGGTCGAATTCCTCGACGTTGTTCGAAACTCTTAAGATTGTAGGCGCTCGTTCAGCCTCATCTTTGTTACGAGATAGAAGGTGAAGGACTCTAACGCCTTCCTTAAAAGACTGTGGATGTTCAAGTACTGTTGTCATAATGTCTCTTATATCATAGTTCGTTTAGGATGTAAACGATTTATTTATCCTAATCCTAAATATCCTTTAAGGTAAGAAATTCTTCTTTTTATTTTTGGGCACTCAGGGCAAATATGACTATCCCAACCTCCACATCGAGAGCAGTCAGTTTTTTCTAATCGTCTTAACTCATAAAAGGCTTGTAATTTTTCTGTGTCTGAACTCATAATTTTCTTCCTTTGAACCAACCATTCGGAATATCGCCTTTCCACTTCTTGGCCTTAATTCCATTGTTAATCCAAATAGTTCCAAATTGAGAATTTTTGGAACCCTGATTTTTTGATTTTCTTAATTTTTCTTTTGTCTCTTCACGATGTTGGCGTCCTGTCCAACCGTTATTTTTAGTCAAAGGCATTTTACCTTCTTCCCAAGTTTTCTTTAATCTATTCGAACTGGCTTTACGTTTTAAATCTGTTGAATTAGCTGCTAAAGCCCCTAGACTATGCCCGCTTAAACCGTTTTGGTTGATATAGCCCCAACCCCCTTTACCTCCTGGACAAAGATTATAGGTGTGGTTACTTTTACAATATTCTTCTGTTACAAGCTGAGCTTCCTTGGTGTTCATGTCTTCTTCAGAATTCAACTTGTATAAAATCGTCTTCTCGAAATTTTCTATTCCATGCTTCTTAATTGCTCGCTTTATTAGTTTACCCGAGCCCATATATCCATCATCAAGGTCTTGTGTTTGATGCTTACCTATGTAAACTTTGCCATTGATTTTATTCTTGATTCTGTAGATAATGTAGTAAATTATAGTCTCCAGATTATAAACTAGTCTTATTGTCTGCTAGTATTTATAATCTGGAGACTCTATGCGCGGATAGCCGGACTCGAACCGGCGCTAAATACAGAGGGTGGAAGCCTCCAGCTCTACCAACTGAGCTATATCCGCTTAATTTTGATGTCGTGATAAAAATCCATGGCACCTGGCCCAAGAATACTCATCACATGATTTTCGTTGTTTGCTTCGATGACTTTATATTCCCATACTCCGTTGTAAAATAATTCAACTTGATATGCTCTGAGCCTGTCATTTCGATTCTTACCGAGATGGTATTTACCGCATCGTGGACAAACATAAGGAGAGAAATGGTTTCCGTATTTTCTCTGCATCGAAGCTGCCGCTTTAGTCGAAGTTTCAAGAGTGTTGTACCCAACCTTCTCTCTACCAGAATAGGTGTAATGTGCTCGCTCTGAGAACATACCCCATGCGTTTCCGGTAATAAAGAAGTTCTTGATGAACCTCTTAGGAGGGCCCTGAGATTTCAGAGCCCTCCACAAATATCGTGGTTTAATTTTCACGTGCGATTTGAGATGCGAGCTTCATATCAGCTCTAGCACCAAACTCTCGTTTTACGGCACCCATAATGTTACCAATTGGGCCAGGCGTGTTTGCGATGTACGCTCGCAATTCTTCTTCAGAGACCATTTGGGGTCTTAACGATTGGAGAAATTCGTTTTCTGCTTTTGCAACTGGAGCTAGTTTTCTTTGAGAAATGACTATTTCGTTCGACGCAATAAGCTTCTTAATGACTGACTGAACTTCATCTTCGGTAGACTCTCGATTTCCTTCTCGTTTGCCAACCTTTTCACATTCGGCAATGACAAAAGAAAAGAATGATGTAGGTTCCTTTGCTCTTCGAGCAGAGTCTAATTCCATTCTAAGCGATAAAAGAGTTGTTGACATAATTTATTCCTTGGTTGCCTTGTAGGCGTTGATTGTACCGTTGAGTTTTCGTTCGAATTTTCTTGAACCACCATTAGTATCAGGATGATATTTCTTTAGCAGTTGATTGTATCTCTTTTTGATAGTCTTGTCATCTGCATTAAGGGGTAGACGCAAGTATTTTAAAGCTCGTTGCCTTCTTGTCAGCTTAGAATTTACAGGTTTTTGCTTTTCGTTTTCTCTGGGTTTGTCGTCTTTCAGCTCTTTGTTCGCTTCTAGCCCTTCTTCGTAAATGCTCTTTATGTCTTCGCATATGTTCGGCGTTGACGACGAAGGAATCTATACTAAAGATATCGTACTCTTTGCTGTAAAGCAAATCATCTTTATGTGTAGAGACAACCATTGTTCTATTCTATCATAATTTCATGGCTTTGTAAACGATTTATTTTGGCGCTAAAGGATGGACTCGAACCACCGACTTCCGCGCTCCAAACGCGGAGCTCTACCACTGAGCTACACCCTGTTGTATGGTCCTAGGCAAGAGATTTGAACTCAATCCTCCAGATTCACAGTCTGGCCGTCAACCATCGACATCTACCTAGGATATTTGGTGGACCTAGTCGGATTCGAACCGACAACCTTCTCCGTGCAAGGGAGTTGCTCTACCGTTGGAGCTACAGGCCCGTATATTATTTGGCAGAGAGTATGGGATTCGAACCCATGAGACCCCGATTGAGGTCCTCTAAGTTAGCAACCTAGCGCCTTAAACCACTCGAGCCAACTCTCTGCGAAATAATAATGGCGACTCATAAGGGACTCAAACCCTTTTCTCCGACTAGACAGGCCGGGGTAATATCCATATACGAATGAGCCAAATTACTGATGCCCAGCGGAAGCGGTACGATAATGGCGGAACCGGAGAGATTCGAACTCTCATACCTCTAGGGCCTACTGTTTTCAAGACAGCTGCCGTTACCCAGAATCTTTCGGCTTACGGTTCCTTGATTTATATGTTGGTAGTTGACTATCACAGTTGCTACAAACGAATCTTAAATTGTTTAGTCTATTATCATTATTGATTCCATTTATATGGTCTAAAATGAGCGGCATTTTCATACCTCTCCATATAGGTCCCAAATTACATATAGCACATTCATACACGATAAGCGCTTGCTTTATAATTCTTTCCTTTAATCGATGACGAGGATAAGTGCTTTCTGCGACAAAAACCTCTTCATCTGTTTTTCTAGCTCCATATTGATTTACCTTTTTCATATAACGTCTCCTTAGATTCGTTATATTTATAGGAAGCGGTTTCTGGTACCGCTTCCGCAAAGACATCAGTATTGGTTAGTGCTGTGAAGGGTTGCCCTCCGCTGTCGCAACACTACGACTTTGCATAAGGACCTACACGGTCCTCGGACTTATATTATTCACGATGTAAAAATAGCGGTTAGAGGTTAATAAAAAAGCGACTTAGAGATGACTCTAGCCGCACGAAATGAGATATGCAATAGAGTCTACATGGTATGGAAGCCCGAATCGAACGCACGCGGGTCAGTTCCTGTGGCTGGTGACCACGAACTAAAGACTGTATGTGACGTTACGTTTTGCATTACTTTTATTTATACTCCGTTTCTGGACAATTCCAAATTATTTTAACTCAACCTCGTGGATATGTAAATCCTCTTGGCTGTTGAACTCATATGCTTCGAAGGCCTCTTTAGCCTCTTCACGAGACTTATAGACCCCAAGTATTTCGTTAGGACCTGAAAGCTGGTCATAATGGTTGACCATTTGTGCAACAAAAACTTTCATGTCCATCTCCAATTTGGTGGGCGGTGTCAGATTCGAACTGACCGCTCTAGAAGCCGTCGTACCTGCGTTAACGGACCATCCCATAATTTAAGTGAGGGGCCATTCAGAGCAAACTCTTCGTGGGTCCTAGACCGTAGCCGTTTGGCCGGAATTTCTTCCGATTACCTCTATTTCTTTTAGGGGAAGTTAAAGCTCCGGGAGACCCATGATGTGCCTATGCATTCGAGGTTTTACGTTTTCGCTACCCTGCTACCGAGTCGACGGATTCAAGATAATCTGACCGCCTCTTATTACTTTAACTTCGCCTAAAAGAAACATATGAGTAAAAGCTCAAAGTTAACGATAACCAATCGAAGCTTATTCTCGGGATGGTTAATCCCTACCTTAGCTCTCTGAAACTTTACTAATATGTTTCCTTTATTCTCTATTAGTATAAACTATTGAGAATGCTTTGTAAACAAAAAAATCACCACAAAGTGAAAAAGTTTTGTGGTGATTGAATTTAGCGAGACAAATCCTAAAGCTGGAGCTTTAATATGTGGGCATCGAGTTTGACGTCGTAGCCCACGGACGTGTTAGAAGTAAGCGTTTAGATAGCGTCTCTATGGGGGTTATGAACAGGTCTTTACAGTCCCGTCAGGATTATACATTACGCTAGCTCCATTACGAAACTGAACGTACTTGACGCCTTCAACGCAGTGATATGATTCACCAGTTACGCTAGCATCGATTGAAGCTCCTACACCGCAACCAGATAATAGCAATGCTGAGCCAATCATGGCCGCTGTTAGTAATTTTTTCATGATTAGTCCTCAATATGGTCGATGTATTTATCCATGAACTCATCGACGTTAGTGTCAAAGTCGAATACTACATCTGCATTCGAACGCTCATCTACTTGCTGTGAACCGCTTCCAAGTACTACCATTTCAGCAATCCAACCTAGAGTTGGCTTCTTGTCAGGCATTCCAAGGAATAGCTCGGCATATTGCTTAAGGGTTTCGATATTACCCTCAATGTTACGAGAACCTTCACCAGACGAGTCAAGGTAGATGATTTTCTCATTCACCAAGTCGAAGATGAGTGGCATAACATTCCGAACTGGTTGGTCAAGAACGAACTTGGACTCAACAGTCGCTGGTTCAAAAAGTTCTCCCGAACCTAGCTTAGCTCGTTTCATGAAGCCTGCAAAGCAATTCATTGTGCTGAATGGCTCTCCAGAATATGAAAGGATTTGTGGAACTACATAACGAGCTCCGCCTTTCAGAAACTTCGAAACGTTAAAGTCGATATATTCGGTAGCTCCATTCCAGCCAGACGTAATGTCTCCAGAATGGACAGCTTCGAATTCGCCGCGAAGATTGGTGTATGACACTTGAACAACTTGGTTCCAGTTCTCGTCGTAAGCTGCCATAGAAAGGTCAACATCACGAGCTTTCGACCAGTGGACGAATAAACGAACCACTTCTTTATGGTCAAACGGAATCGCGCTACCTTTTTCGATAGGTGTAGACGAATCGGAGTCTCCACGCTTGTTGTATGGAAGAACACGACCAAACAGGTCAGGGTCAATCCAGACTTTACCTAGTGAAGGCATCTTGGCGTATTGAGATAGCAAATGTCCATAAATTCGATTGCAAACTGAGTCGCAGATTCGTTGAGCAATTGGAGCTCGATAATCTTCCGCGAACTTTACCGAATTACGAGTGCCCTTAGGAATAAAGAAGCGTTTGTCATCCGAATTCCGATTACGGAAGTGGTAATACAATTGCATCAGAACTCGGTTCTTTACGTCTGGCATAATTTCATAGAATGCCGAAAGAACTTTGTCTGGGTCGCTAGAGTGATGAGTTGCCTCAAATCCAGCTTTCATCATTTCATCGCCAAATTTCGAACCAGTAGCTTTTGGAGGTTTTGGACCTCGAACAAGAGCGTCAAGATGGCGAGCAAATAGGGTTGGACGCGACTTCATTAGTTTTGCGTCAAAGGGCTTAGTGCCTTCTAACATACCATGAAGTTGACGATTGAATGTCCATACAGACTTAGGCGCGTTACGAAGAACGTGATACGCTTGAGCAGTTTTTGGATAGCGTGATGAACGACGTGGAGATGCAGGATGGATGTTCTCGCCAAGACGTAAGAACTTCTCACGATGACGAAGCAAATCTTCTTCGATGTTACTCATGCTTTCGAGCAATTCAAACACTAAACGACGTTGAGGCGATTTCAATTTGAATCGAACCTTTGTCGACAGCGAAGTGTCAGCCTTGTTGTCGGTTAGATAGGCCGCGATGCGTAGAACATCAACCGCTCCAGACATTTGAGTCTGTAGGATTGCAGAAATTCGAGGGACTGGCCACTTCGAATCGAACAAGAGACCAGCAACAATCGGCAAGTTCTCTTTGTAGATTAGGCCTTTGATATCGGCCGCCCCAATTTTATCAAGCGTATCGCGAACTAGAATTTTTTCTTTGCGCGATAGCGATGTTTGGGAATTCAACTTTTCGTTGATAACTTTCGCCATATCGTCTTCAGTAAAGAAGGTAAGGACCTTAAGGTCTACTGGCTCGTTGAAGGTAATTCCAGAGCTTGGAGGTACGACACCACGGTCTGACACGAATGTCCACTTGTTAGTTTGGGTATTGAAGCCCATTCCAATACCTAGTCCAAGACCATAAGTCTCGGTAAGCGCGTACGAATACATGTCTGGAATATCGTTGGGGAAAGTTGGGAATAGAATATTGTGGGCTACATCAGCACCAGTTAATTCTTTGGCAGTCTCAACAAAGTTAGCGTAGAACGAAAGTAGTTGAGATTGGTCTGATAGGAACAATGCGGAAATCAGCTTTCCGTCTGGCTTATAGCCAAATTCGACCATCTGAGATACGATAGCACCAATCAAGCCTGTATTGCTTTTGTCGTAGACCTTTAAGGCTGGAATAAAGAATACTCCGCCTAGTAGCGAAATCGTATTTTTCATGATAATCTCCATCATAATATTAAAGCGTCAAATCCTAAAACTGAGTTTTTTCAGAATAAAAGTTAGAAGGAAGTGTTTAGATAGCGACGCTATTCTGTATTTGAGATTATAATATCATACCGGTCTGGCATGTAAACGATTAAATTCATTTTTGGTTAAAATAGTTTGATAAGCGCTGTGTTGTTCAGAACTCGTCTAGCACGTCTACGACGGCGTCTCATAAGTGTTGACATTGATTACTCCTTTTAGTCAATAGAGTAATAATTTATCACAATTATGAGTGAAAGTGAATATCCATTTGGGTATAGCTCATATGACCAAATGGACTAGCTCTTATTTCTGTATTAGAATTGCGTTAGTTCCGTTTTTAGAGACCACGTATGACCCTGCTAAAATGGTTACAGCGCTTGGAGCAAAATCTGGGTCAACTGCCCCAGACGAATATGAAGTAATACCCGCGCCTGTAGCTCCAATTGCAGACTGCAAATCGCCAACAGTCTCTAAACCATTGGTGTTAAAGGCAATTACATTGTTTGGATGAGCTCCTAGAAATTGAGTTGCAGTCTGACCACCTGGCAAATTCAAATTTCCAAAATTAGAAATTTGAGGCTGGACTGCATTTACTGTTTGTCCCTCTGGAGCCGCAGTAGTCGGAGCTGTAAAGAATCCTGAGTTAAAGAAAAAATTAGACATTAGTAAAGCAGTTCTGCATCTACCGCGCCAGCAGTTGACACTAATCTAATTGCCGAAACTTTTGCAGGAATAACGTCCATTGAATTTACGGTTACGTCTCCTTTACCCCAAGGTAACCAAACTGCAGTATCTGCAGCGATTTTTTCCGGGCTAGAAATTGTAAATTCAATTCTTCCAGTAGCAGCTGTGGCTGGATAAACCCCAACTGAGACGTAGCTTAATTGATTTTCTTGAAATTGCCAAGGCTCTGATGTCCCTGGAGCGGCTAAGTCGATAGTTACATATCTATTACCGCTAGATTGGCTTGTTGTAATTGGCATTGGTACCCCTTAAAGGGATATTTATACCCTGTTATTACTAGTTGGCCAATGTTATGACTCTATCCAGCCCAATCGCAATTTCTGCTACTAAAGTTTCTGGTTTATAGTCTGTTCGAATAGAGCACGAAGCCATTTCCATGACTGTTTTTGGATGTTCAAACTTGAGTTGCTCCTCCCATGATACTGCCGAAACAGCTCTGGCAGCTGGAATACCACCATCGTTCATGTGGAGAGGAGCAAGCTCGCCTAAAAATGTAAGAGATGGGTCTTCGAGATTTACAAGACCAAATGAAATCATATTGTAGTCGAGAGGATGAGGTCCATCCGATTCAACGTCAAGTACGAAATGTCGAGACCAATCTTGCGGCATTAGACTGTTTTAGCTGTCGTGCCGTAGAAATTATCTAGGCGTTTGGAAAAAGCTTCAACGTCAGCGCTAAGAGCGTTAAGGTCGAACCGGTCGTTTTCAAGGTCAGCTTCTAAGCGAAGAAGGTCTGATTGGAGGTCTTCATAAGTATCAGTTTGCATTGTATAGTCCTAATAAGAGTGAAAGATGAGATGAGCAGAGGCTCCTCTATGATGGATATGACCGCGAGGGAATCCCATATAACCCATCAAGGCGTGCTCATCTCTTATTATGGACTATATACTATTCGGTAAGGTTTGTAAACTGATAATTTTCAAAAAGGTGAAATAATCTGTTCTCTATTTTACAGACTTCGAGGGCAAGGTCTCTTAGTTCGACGGCTCGATTGTCTGAATCATGGGTGTTGTCTACATAGTGGGCTATCTCGTGTATGAACCCGTAATCGCCAAGAACTTCGTCTACCGTCAGTACTCCAGACTTGAGGCCAATAAACCCAAGAAATGTTGCAGCATGAAGAGCCTTATCGATTTCGTCGTCTAGCAGATATCTCCACACGCAAATGGGTTTAAACGAATCTTTGGCTCCATATCCATCGTACTTTTCATCAAGCCCTCTTTTCTCTATCATCTCTTCGACATCTTCGTCGTTTGAAACGAATCCAGACCCAAACCAATGAGTGTCTCCTCTAGCGTCAACTTGAGGGTATTTGCAGATGTGATACTTAGCTGACATCGAATTCCTCAAAGCTTCGCTTATCATTTTCAGACTTGAATTCGTTCTCTACCTCGGCTAAAACTCCTTGTGCAGAGTCAAGTTCATAGAGTCGCATGGTAGGTTTGTCGACCCCAATCATGAACCTCAATTTCTCGTTCATGTCTTTGTATCTATTTTTCAGCTGCTTACAGAGATACTGGCCTTGCGCCGCGAGTTCTTCGGTTTGCATAACCGCAAGGAAAAAGTCAGACGTGGCCGGTAGTCCGAACGATTCGGATGTATTGGCCAAATCGATATCGCTGTTGTTGTAACCATCACGGTTTGTCTGAGTGGCTGACACGATTGGAAGCCAGAATTCAACACCAAGTCCGCGAAGTTCTTCGGCAATAGATTTTACCATCTCGTACGTGGACGCTCCAGCGCGTAGGCGCGTAGATGACATAAGGTTAAGGTAGTCCACAAATATGATTTTTGGAACGAAGTTTTTCTTGAGCTTCAAATCCTGTAGGAGAGCTCGAAAGTGATTGACTCCAGCGGCGCCAGCTGGATATTGTTTGATGATAAGGTCACCATTGGTCTTGGACTGGAGGCCTCCAACCTTGTGGGTAAGCGCTTCGATTTCATGGTCATCAAAATCGTTGAGGTTAATTCCCAATAGGTTTGCATCGATACGCTGGGCGATTTTGTGTTCAGCCATCTCAAGAGTAATGTAAAGGACATCATGTCCCATCGATAAAGCGGCGGCAGCCATGTGGGACATGATTAGGGATTTACCAACCCCAGTATTATGAGAGACAATACCATCAGTGTAGTATTTTTTTGACTCGCCTTCGATGCGAACATCGACAATCGGAATTTCTTCGCCAGTTTTATGGACTGTCGTCTTAGACCAGCCAGCAATAGTCATCACATGCATTTCGCCAAGCATTTCGATAGTCTGTGCCGATTGCCAGCCTGTCGTTGTCATGACCAAATGGTCTTTGTTGCATGAGAGTTGAATACCATTGGCCGTAGTCATGACATATTCTTCATAACGACCAAGCTCGAGATATTCTTCAACGAGCTTGAACCCGTCTGGTCCTTCGACACGAACTTCATATCCGTTTTCTATGAAGGTGGGAACTTCGGCAATGATAGCAACAAATGGGTCTTCATCGTTGAGTTTGATTTTGACCTTCGTAATTGGCGAAACGCATGAAGCCATAATGACATTCAATGAACCGGGCTCGAACCCGCCACCAGTAATTTTATTGAAGACTTCGAGGTCGAATGGTAGTTTATCCACCTGTTCTCTTAGCATTTTGAAGCGCTCTTCGGCGTCTTTAAAGTAATCATGTCCGATTGAAGCATCGAAGGTTACGCCGAGCGCGTCTTGAAGCAGTCCTGGAATGGAACCCTTCGAACGCTTAGTGTCTTTACCAAGAATGATATTGTAGGATTGGGCAATCGCAATTTCGATGGCTCGTGATTGGCACCACGATTCGGTCTTGTCCATAATCCAATCGGCATCGGAAGTTACGTCAATAGTGAACACATCATGCAGAATGCTTGTGTCAGCGCCTACTTCTTCAAGTTCAATTCTAAGGGCGTTTTGCGATGGGAGTGCATTGAATTTCTGAACATAGTCGACGACACGCTCAAAGGTGTCTCTTGCTTCATTGTTAAAATATGATTTGCGAATAAATGGGATGACTTTTCGCATATAGTCATCGTTTCTTAGCAAATTCGCTAAGATGGTAATCTCTAGGTTGTCTGTCATGTTATATTATATCATTGTTGGACGCGAATGTAAACTAAGAAGATAGAGTAAAGAACTCTTCGGTTAGAATTTCGCGTAGGACCCGTTCGAAGTCAGCTATGTCGGTAACTTCGCCATAAGGGTCTTCTAGGATATTGTAGGTGAACGTAAGGTCTGGCCTTCGTAGCAGCCTCTTCTTAAGCTGAAGAGTGTCATAACGGAATACTACCGAGCTGTATTTGCCCGATAGTATTCTAATGTTGTAATGATGGTCTGTGTAAGAAGGCTCTAGAATATAGTCTTCTTTAGCTTTCATCTTCTGCCTCGGCAGCTTCCATGATTTCACGAGCAGCCATTAAAGCTTTTGAGTCAAGTTTGAATTTACGCTTGATAGCCTCATTGAAATCCGTGTCACGGAAGATGTCTTCCCAAAACTCTGGATTTTCAGTTGCTGAACGACGGAAGTTTTTACCATTCGGATGGTCCGAGTCTAGTACTTCTCCGGTCTCCATGTCGACCTTACAGAACCAGCCGTTTTTAGGCTTAGCGCAGTAGCCAAGTTCGAGTGCGATATCCAACAGCCCTGAATGGGTCATTACACCGCCATCAAAGGTAACGATAATCGGAATTTTAACTTTCTCTTTGATGTAACGTGACTTCTCGAGACGAATGTTAAAGCTATAACCAGCGACCAGGTCTGTAGACTTGGTGTCATCTTTGATTTGTGAACGTGTGATATTCCAAATGATGTCAGGCGAGAATGTAGCTTTCTTACCACCACCAATATTTAGGCTGTAGGAGTTTCCTGGACCGTCATAAGCATGGTTGATAATCCACATTGGGATGCCGAAATTTTTGACGTAAGGCGTAATCGAACGGAACCATGAAGTTACGGCTTTAGCACGACGACCGGCATCTGCTTTCAATTCACCATTTTCTCCGGCAGTTACTTCTTCTTTAGACGCAAGGTTACCAAGCGAGTCGACTCCAACGAAGATATTGTCTTCCGCGAAGTTGAGCTTTGTAAAGATAGACATCGATTCAAGATGAAGCTCTTCGACATTCATGACTGGAATATGGAAGAATCGTGTCTTGTCGATTCCTGCATTGTCCAGCATCTCTTCGGTCGCGCCGTTTTCTGAGTCAAAGAATACAAAAATAGCTTCCGGATATTCACGTTGCCAAGCAGCACCGGCCATAAGAAGGAAGTTAGTCTTAAATGTACGAGAGTCACCAACAAGCATTACCATATCGGTACCTACTCCACCTTCAAGGGCATCGCCTCTTAAGGCAATATTGAGTTCAGGAGAGTCAGTGACGGCGACTCCTTCACGTCTTACGATTTTTGCTTCGCCAAATGCTCCACCACGGGAGTTCTTATGCGAAGCTTTTTTGAGTCTGCTAATTGCTGACATTATTACTCCAAAAATGCAGAAAGGTCATTTGCTTTAGGCTCACCTGTCCAATAAGGATATGCAGCACGCGCTAAATGAACGCTTCTTGGTTTTTCCATATATTCGAAGGACAATTCCTTCTTCTCATTGATATAGTGTTCCCATGGATTCACAAACTTTATCCGTGGGTTATTCGCTGCGGCATTCTCAAGCGCTTGGTTGAAAACGTCTTTAATATGATTTCGTTCTTCCCATGTGCCCCAATATGGTTCACCTTCGTAATAGCCAGATTTAGGCAATTTACGGGATACGTCTTCAATAGGAAGAGCTGCAATGAGTGTTACATTGCAATCTTGTTCTTCGATAATTTGAGCCGCTAGTTTTGCATAGGCTTGAGTCAGCTTTAAAGTCTTGACTGTTCGTTCGTCTTTCGACTTCGTATCTCGAGCTAAGTGGTGCCGAATGTCGATATTGCCAAAATAGAGTTCAACTTCTTGGATAGGCGCACATGATTTTTCACGATACTCTTTGACAAGCTCGGACAAATTCTTTGAATTGTCCTTCATAGAACCAAATAGAGTACGGAATGGAACTTGCCATACAGTCCAACCAGGTCGATAGAGAGATATTGAGTGCGAATCACCAAGGACCAGTTTGTTCTTTGCGAATGGGGTCCAAGGCTCGGGAATGGTTTTCATTGTTCGAATAGACTCCCAATTTTCATAGTCTATTCCAGCAAGGTTGGGATGATTTTGGTCGCCTTTGGCGCGGTCTAATAATTGACCGACATAGTCAGGCATCTTCATCTCAAGAGAGATGATATTGTCAGGGTCGCAACGCGACAAAGAGGCTATTGAATGGGGTTTAAAGGCGGTAATCCCGCCGAATAAATTAAGTCCTCCGCTATAATCGCCATGATAAACAACAACAAGGTCATATTCTGTTAACTCCAGTTTTGAGCCCACATCGATGTCGACTTGCGCTTCAGGATAACCCTCACGAAAAACTTCAGCATAAATGTAGGCCTTTGCAGAACGATGAGAATAAGGTGATTTGGTAATGCCCTGCATAGGGGCGGTAACTACGATTTTCATTTGGCTAAAATGTACTCCATAATAAATTTGACGCCATCGTTATCGCCAGTCGTTTCTTGGAACTCATAGTCACCAAGCATATTGCGGATGTCGTCGTCAAGTTTCTTAGACTGTTCTTCGTCATGAACCCGTCCATAGGTAGCAAACGGCTTGGTACGATTCAAAAAGAAGTTGATGTTATCAGAAGAGCGGGCTTGGAAATCTCCATGAATCGCTCTTCTGAGGATGATATTGTCCGTGTATGCCGCGCAAAGGAGGGTTGGACAATCGGTGATGATGTAATCGACTTTGCCGATAAGACGCTGAATTCTCCATGTTTGAACACCCCACACATATGAAGGACATTTGAGCGCTTCAGGATTGGAGTATGCAAGGTCCTTCGCGAATTCGGTTACGAGTTCACATTGTTCTGCATGGTCTTTAAAGGAGGCGAATAATTTAGAAGCAGTAGTCGATTTGCCAGCCCCAGGGCCAGCGAATAGGTTGATTATTTTCGTCATTGATATATTATAACATCTCTGTTTGTGGAAGTAAACGCTTATTTTTGAATGTGGCGATTATTTTCAATCTCGTTCTTAATCCACTTAGCATCGCCGTCGTGGTCAACGCTAACGATTTCCTTAAAGCCTGTCATAAGGATGTGAATTTCAGCCTTGTCTGGAAAGTAGAAATAACCAGATTGGGTGATAATCATATCACCGTTTTCGAAAGCCTCAACATAGGTTTCCCAGAAATCATCGTAGGTCGATTTCATTTCTTCACGGTTTTCGCATTCAAAAACCGGTTTGTTGTCGACGAGCTTAAAGGTAATCTTATGGCTTTTCAAGCGATTGCCAAAGGGCTTCTTCTTATTGACGATAAACCAGTCTTGGCTAAGAAGGATTCTATCCTGGGTTGGCATTATATCTCTTACGTTGGCGCTCTTTCCAGTCATCTGGGACTTCTTCCTCTTCGTTATCTCCAATTCGCCAATCAAACATCGCATCGTCAACGTCGTTGTGAGGAGGACTATAAAATTGACCCAGTCCTCTTGGTTCTACGCTAAACACCGTTGGAATATTTATGGTCTTGGGGATAAATGGATGTCTATAAGGATGTGCATGCTCTGGATGTCCGCAAGCATTACAAATAGCAGTAGGCGTAGACGCTGGAGATTTAAGAGTCTCTTTAAAGCTTTCAACGAATTCATCTATCGTAGATTGGTCTGGCGTTTCGGCATATTCAGTCATGATGACTCCACCATATTCAAAGATTTTTTCAGACTTTCGCTGAGACTCTTCCCATCTAGGGTCATCATGAATATCCATAAAGACGACATGCTCAACACCCGCGTTCACGAGTTTTCCAGCGCATGAAGAGCAAGGAGCTAGCCCATAAATATAGACAGTCGAACCTTCAAGCGATACACCATTTTTGGCAGCATTGATGATTACGTTTTCTTCGGCATGAATAATGTGAACATACTTGACTTCACGATTATCGAGATATTCAGCTGTATCGGGCAATCCTTTCGGAAGTCCATTATATCCTTGTGCCAGAATACGACGGTCTTTTACAGCAACCGCTCCAATTTGTTTTGAAGGGTCTTTAGACCAAGTTGAGATGAGTTCGGCCATCTCCATAAACCGTATGTCCCATTTGTTAAGCAACTCGTACTCTCCCGTTTGTTAGTGTTGTGTGACCAAGTTTTTCGGTCCATTCGCGCCATGTGTCAATCCATGGACCTCTAAAGGATAAGACCCAGCTTGACCCGATTGAACGAACCTTATGCATCTTTTCTCTTGGTGTATAGATAGGTTTCCAAGATGGTCTATATCTCCGTTCAAATCTGGGAAATTTGAAATCCTCTTCCATCAACGAATGGCCTTTGAGATACCAAGAGATGGCATTAAAGGCGTGGGTATGAAATGCTTCTCTAGACCCGTGATGAAAATTCAGAAGCACAATCGAAAATGCTGGTTTCAGCTCGATTAGGAAATATCCATCAACACACGAATCTTTACCGCCGTCTTTTGCTTTCTGAAAAAATCTAGCCATTAAACCGCAGCTCTTACGAAGCAGTCTTTTGCTTCAAGAAGTTTTTGAAGACCTAGGGCAGCTTGTTCGGCTTGAGCGCCAGAAGAGCCCTTGAAATTACTATACATCCGATTAGCAAGTTCGCCAAAAGGCTGGCTAATAGTCTTAAGATGCGGTGGAAGATGTTCATAAGCGAAAAATTCTATTGGTGTTGTTAGCGTAGCCATTAAGCTTCCTTTACTAAATTGAAGTGGCGTTCGTAGACATGAAGGGAACCGACTTGCCAAAAGATTTCTCCTTGTTCGACTCCAAGGTCAGCGCAAAGGTCTTTATGAACATGGTCTGCCCATGCAAAGTCGTTTTTATATCCGAAAATGGCGTCATTTGACCGCATTTGAACAATAGCATCGAGGCTTTGCCCATTCCATAGATATTGATGAGCATTGGTGCAAACAAAATCATTCATGCCGTTTTCAAAAGCATCGACATGCATGGTTGGTCTTTGATAAATCATAATCGCCCGACGAGAGTCGATATTGTCTTCAAGGGCATTTAGCGCTGCCGTGTACTGGTGTCCGTTCTCTTTAGAGTAAATACACCATCCGTAATTTGAATTGATTTTGCCGTCTTTATCCGCAACGCTCTCCCAAATTGCTGGTGTTTTACCTGGAATATCGGCGACTTGTCTAGATTTGGACAGATACCATTGGAGTTCTCGTTCGATATATTCATTGGGCTTCCCGAAGATTGTGTTTTCATCAGCAATAAATGAGGCGCCTGGAATTTCAAGCATCTTACAGCCAGTTTTATCTGTCTTAAATTGCTCATCTTCTAGCATAGCTATAAACGTATCGCGAATGTTATGTACTGATGGCTTAAACATTGGTGAACTCCACAAACTTTGCGACTTCAACATAAAGGTCTTCGAGCGACCCATTGTTGTCTATGAAATATCCAGCATAGGTCTTTGGAATATCGAAACTGGATTTCGGTTCGAGCTCATGGCGGTCAGAAGCATCGACCCATACGATGTAATCAAATAATCCTTGCTTGATACACTCTTGAAGTTCAGCAAGTCGTCTCATTCCGCAATAGATGTCTCCACCGCGTAGAACGTTTTTAGCGTGCGCGCAAGGGTCGTCTTTGTTAAATGTTGCGATGGCTTCGAACCAAGTTGGGCGATGCCTGCCGCGGTCTTCGAAGCAGTCCATCGCAGACTTATAGCCTTCGTTTGGAAGATAATTTTTCCAAATCCATTCAGCAATTAGAATGCTAGAAGGATTAAATGCGAAGTCGTGCTTGTCTCTAAGAATTTCGCTGACTGTATCTTTACCATGTCGGGCATGGCCAAGGATTAGAATTTTGGGTTTTGAAGAGCGTTCGTCATAAACGATATGCTCCGGATAATCGGTTGGGACATCAATTGTCAATCGCTCAACCGTAAGCGTTGTGTAGTCTATCATTAGAACCTTAATATTGGGGTATAGACCTATTATATCATTTTTCGTTAGTGATGTAAACATATAAATAAAAATGCGTCCACGATGTGCAACCATCCGACGCTCTAATACTAAAGGGAGTAATCAGCATGGTTATTTATACCGTCTACAAGACCACCAATCTCATCAATAATAAAACCTATATCGGTGTTCATAAAACAATGGACCCTAATGACTCGTATTTAGGGTCCGGCGAAGCTATCAAAGCTGCAATAAAGAAATATGGAAGACATAATTTCTCTAAAGAAGTTTTGTTCTCGTTCGATAATTCTGCCGATATGTTGGCCAAAGAGGCCGAGTTGGTAGAAATCAATGAGAATACATATAACCTAATCAAAGGCGGCGGAAGTTATAGCGAAACTTCCTATAAAATTACTGAATCACATCGTAAAAATCTTTCTAAAAGTCTAACCGGTAGAAAGCTCTCAGAAGAGACTAAAGCTAAAATGAGGGCTTCAGCTGGTCATAGAAGAGGTAAGAAGAATTCTATTGAACACAATCTTAAAATTTCTAAGACCTTAAAAGAGAAGGCAAAGCATTCCAATTTTTAGCTGTTGGATGAAATGAAGTTAAGACCTTGGCAATCGTTGAGTTATCCAATATTCCGTATTGCTGCACTTGTGTAAACGAGTAATTTAAGACACTGCCGTAAGCGGTTTCTTTCAGTTGAAACATTCGTCTCTGGTCTTGGGGTACTTCGTATACCCTTATTGTCGATTGGTCTGAGGCAGGAACCCGAACGATGATTAGCCTATCTACCGATGTAATTTTACGCTCTTGACTGGCTTCGATTGAATAGACTCTTTCCTTCATGAATGGGAAAATAGTCTTGACCTCGTAAGTTTGCCCTTGGACTGTGCCGTCTTTTTCAGAGTCCCACCAATCTTCGGTCATTTGGACATCGCCATCATATTCATGCCAAAGCATTTCAAAGGCGATTGCCTCTCCAATAATACCTTGTTTAAGAATGTCGCCCTTACGACCCGTGGGCTTAACTTCCTGTAAAGCTCGGGTTAATTCTTTTAGTGTCTCATCGCGGACAGTCGTAAGCTTAATCATTATTAAGGAAGCTCAAATCGATTTCATCTTCGTCAAAATCTCCAGATTCTACTCTAGCTTGGGCTCTTTCTCTAGCTTTTCTAAGAACTGTCATCTCAGAGCTAATGCTCATCAAAGCTTTGAGGTGAACTTCGGTCACCTTATGCCTATATGATTTCGCGATTTTGGTGTGTATAAACATATGGCAAAACTTGCAAAGCGTCACTCCATTGCTTACTGTAAATCTAAGAAGAGGATGATATTTGGCGCTTCGAATATGATGGGCTTCGCGTGTCTGTCGGTCTCCACAGCATTTACATACTCCGTCTCGACGGATAACGTAAATTTTCCAAAGCCTATAAGCCTTAGTTCTGCGCCAGTGTTTAGTTATAGGGGGAAGAGTGATAGTCATTACATATTGCCGTATACGAATTCGAGTGCTCGATTCGCTTCTTTAATTATTGGTCTTGTTTTGAACCGATTTTTCTGATAACGCTGGTCAATTTGGCGGACCAGAGTTTCGAGTTCTTCAGCAGTAATCGGATAGCCCTTTTTGACCGCAATGCCGGCGATTGAACACATCAACTGGAATAAGAATCGGTAACGTCCATCATTGAGCGCTGCATATTCCATCACCAATTCTTCGCGTACGAACGGACAGTCACGATAGTCTGTCCATTGGAACGTTTTAGTAAGAGTAGCTTTACGCTGATTGAGAATTTCTTCTTTCAGCTGTGGCGGTAGATTGTCAAAAAAGTTAGATGCGGTTGGAGTATATTCGTGACGACTCATTAACTCTTTAGGGTCTAAGATTGGACCTTTATTTGTGAAGATGAAATTGTAGGCGTCTGGATATTGACCTGGAATGTAATACATCCGTGAAAGGTCTTTTGTCGATTCGTCTCCTTCTCCCAAATACTCTTGATTGAGTGCGAACCAAAAATGACTGATGTCATCACGATGGACAGGTTCGGTAAGAGGAAATACTAGTCTGAATTTAGGATGTTCTTTGGTTGAAGAAGCAGTTGAATAGCAGACGTAGTAGTTGTCTTGAATTCCTGCTATGAGCTCGTCGTATGAGCATTCATAGTCATCAACATCGAGCGCGGCCCAACTACACCATTCCATGACATTACGATTTGCTCGAGTAGTCCCTTCCTCATAGGATGCAGGACTTATTAGAGGAGCATCGCCCTTTGAAGGCTTCTCGCCCTTTGGAGTTTTGCGGGTCCTCTTCTTATGAAGGGAATAGAGTAAATCCTCGAGTCCTTGAAAGTCCTCAAAGAGCATGGTCTTATGCGTCTTATTGTCGAAGATGTTTTTGAATATGGTGAGTTGCATTGAAGTCCAAAAAGGCTAGGTCCGAAGACCTAGCAAGTTTAAGGGGAGAATGTGCAAAATCGACTTCCGCACTTGTATATTATAATCTATTTCGAATGGAATGTAAATACGAAAAATCCTCCTAATCAAATGAATTAGGAGGACTTAACGGAGGATAACCAATGGAGATGATTTCCTCAAGGCCACCTTACGGCGACTCCACCATCCGACTTTTGGGAGATAAGAGGTGTCGGAGGACCTCTATTTTGAAGAGTCAAATCACGCTGCTAAAAAGGCGCTCTACCACTGAGCTATCCTCCCATAAAGGTGGGAGGAGTGGGATTCGAACCCACGACCCGCTGCTCCGAATGCAATAGAAGTAAGCGAACATATAGCGACTCTATTTTAAAGGACTAAATCATACAGCTAAAAAGGCTCGGTGCGTTTACCATTTCGCCACCCTCCGCATGGTTAGCCGAGGGGCAGGACTCGAACCTGCAAATACCGAGTTTGACAATATTAGAAGTAAACGTGTATATAGCAATCCTATTCTTTATATCCTAAATAAACTTTAGCATGCCATTCGATAAATTCTTCGATTTCATTGCCGCTTTTGATGAATGTTTGAAGCTCATCATAGTCCCAGAATTCACCTAAAGTTTCAGGAATAGTAAACTCATTATCTCTCATAAGAGTCAAAAAAGCTTTAAATCTTTCTGTTTTGATAGCCATTAGAACAAATCCATTTCAGCGAAAAACATGTCGCCATGGAATTCAGAAACTTCAAATTCCTTATCAGCTCCCATAAAGTGAACCGTAAATTTGTCACCAACTTTAGTTGCTTGACCCGAAATAATGTCTTTTTGAAAGAATTTGATAGGCATGTAATATCTCCATTTTACTATTCTAGTATATACTATGGAGCTAGAATGTAAACAACAAAATGCATTTTATTTCTGGAGACATTGATTGCGTAATCATACACTTCAAATAAATCTGCTTAAGCTGAGGGTGAATCTCGCACCCGGATGCATCGGAGTGTATAGGCTAAATGATTGAAACTACACCCTTTTATTTGACTTAGTTTCCATCTCTTTAAACAGTCCTAGATTGTCAAGATGGCTCGGACCTACCCAGCCCTCTGGTTTCGTTAGGTCAGGCAATCCAAGAGGATTTGGTCGACCTTCCTTGATGCCAACTTCCTTTGAGTTGTTGGCTTTATGGACAGCATCCCAAGCCTTTTGAGAGTCTACGCCAAAATGGTCCAGAGTACCAGCTGCAACCACAATAAGGTCAATCAGCCCGTCTACAACCTCGTCAGCATTAAACTCTAAGCCTCCATACCCAGTAGCCAATTCAGTTTCATTAAGCTCTTCCTTGAGTAAGTCAATTCTGAAATCCAAAAGGTCTAGTTTGGTGTCGAAATCCATTTTCTCGATGGACTCATTGAAGCCGTACTTGTCGTACATAAGGGCAATGTCAGTAAAAATCGTCATTAAATTTCCTTGTTATGTAATATTATATCATTTCTTTTAAGGGCTGTAAACTGATAAATATTATTATGTTATACACAGTTTATAAGACCACTAATTTGGTTAACGGTAAGATTTATGTAGGTGTTCATAAAACGAACAATCCTAATGATTCATATTTAGGGTCTGGTAAAGCTCTAAAACTCGCAGTCGCTAAGTATGGTCAAGAATCTTTCAAAAAAGATATTCTGTTTGAATTTTCAGACCGAGAAGAGGCATTTTCGAAAGAGTCAGAAATAGTCACCGAAAAATTTACTAATAGAGAAGACACTTATAATATAAAAGTAGGTGGCTTCGGAGGTTGGCACAAAAGAGAAATGACACCAGAGTTACGAATAAAATTATCGACTGGTAAGAAAGGAAAACCAGTTTCTAAATCTACCAGATTGAAAATGTCTAAATCTATGACTGGGTTAAAGAAATCAGAGTCTCACAGAGCTAATATGTCCAAGTCTAAAATAGGCGTAAAGCTCCCAAAGGGCAATTTGGTTAAAATTGATGGAGTATCATACCCATCCTACAATAAAGCGGCTAAAGCCCTTGGAATCACTGTTTATCAACTTAGAAAAAATCTTCAAGCGAAATAGTGTCTTCGATATTCCAGCTCATGGCCTCGAAGATGAGTGTCATGGCGTTAAGAAATGTCTTCTCAAATTGTTTTTGATGGTCAATGTATTTACCAAGTCCTAGTTCTCGTGGAAGGACTTCGGGAAAGCCAATGACATTTTGTTTGATTGGGTTCGGCATCTTGAGATACAGCATCTTGATTTTGTTGCCATTTGTAATCTCTGGATATTTGTTAGTTATGCCCTTGTCTTTGATGGCAAGATTGTAGAGAATAGCCGCTCGAGAATTGATGGGCGTTCCTTTGACGAGCTTTCCTCCAACAAGATATTTATTAACATCGCTTACTCCTGATGGTTTGCCAATCAGCTCTGGAGCCATGGCGTAAAATTCATCTCGTCTAGCATGGATATAGTCTCGAGCTGGGCCTTCACCCTCCGACAAGATAATTTTGATTGCTTCCTTCATCCAGTTTCTTTGCATTTCTGGAGTAGAGGATTTAATGGCCTCAAGGCCTTTGATTTTGAGCTTTGGTTCGGATAGACGAATGCCATCATCATCGAAGATTAGCATGCCATACCGCTTCTTGGCAGTCCAGAACCCGGATGAGGCAATAACCTCTCTACCCATGACCATTCGAGGCTTGAAGCCGTTTTGCTTTGCAAACAGTTTTTCAAAAGCCTTCTGAAGAATTGGCTCCATGACCTTGTCTCCAAAATTGGCAAGAAATTCTACCGGGTCAGACGGGTTGGCTTGTCCAATAACTTGGGAAAGGTCTACCATAATAGAGTCTGTGTCGATAGCGATAACGTAATCGGTGTCACCTGACTTCAGAGCTTTGTTGAGGTATTCATTCACCGCCCTTTCGGCGGTTAGAACAGTCAACTGACCAGTTGTGGTAATAGCCTCCGCAGTACGAATATCATAGTGACGGAAGAATCGAGACCCGAGCGCTCCATAAAGAGAGTTCATCAGGATTTTAATAGACATCTGTTGGTTAAAGAGACGGTCAATGTCGTTCTTCAGTTTTGGATTGGGGTTCTGTTCGTAAATTTTCTGGAGCTCGGACATTTCAGCCTGAACCTCTTTACGTTCGGCATAATAAGCTTCAACTAGACGTGGAAGACAACCTTGCTTATCTTTTCGATATTGAACACCATTTGCTGCAAGCGTATATTTTGGGTCAGCGACTGGTTTGAATGCAGTGTCATCAAGAGCCTTTGCAACATCAAGAATTTTACGGTCATCGATGATAGTTTCGGGAGACATGTTGTATTCGACAATGATATTCGGATATAGAGAGTTCAAGTCAAATGTGGTAATCCAATTATACATGCCAGGATTGGGCTCTTTAACCCATCCACCACCATAATTTTCGGCGAATCCAGGCTCGAATGGTTGAACAACGATGTTACGAGTTTTTAGGTCTCGCATGATAATCGTATCCCAGATACGGGTAGTTCCAAGCGTGTCTGAATAGTTTACGCCTGCCTTGTAGGCCATTGCGAACACTAGAGAGATAAGCTTGGTCTTCTCAATCATTTTTACGACAAGCTGAGTATCTTTGATGTTATAGTCAACGAACTTCTGAGGGTTCTTATCAGCTAGGTCCCATAGACCTTGATATTCTTCGTAGTCAAGTTTTTTCTCGCCAAGCACAACATAGGCAATATGGTTCAGCTTATAGGACTCTTGAACACCGTATTTGTAACCAAACTTTTTGAAGATGTCGAGGAAATCGAGTTGGGCAATACCCTTGAGTTCAACGGTTTGCATTTCGCCTGTGCCCTTGAAGGCAACTGTTTTGATTTCAATATCGTTCCAAGGCGATAGAGTTTTTGCACGAGCCTCGCCAAACAGGTTGGTAAATCTATTCACGATGTATGGCATATCGAAGCCACGTGAATAGAACCCAGAAATTACGTCTGGCATATACCGAGGGTCTACCCAAAATGCTTGAAAGTTGGCAAGCATTGACATTTCGTCGTCAAATTTTCGAAAGTCAATAAGCTTAGGGTCGATGTCGAGTTCTGTTAGAGCTTTATCGTATTCAAGAGTGGTCCACACATGATACATGCCAGTGGCAGTCAAATGCATGGTAATAGCATTGATTGGGTGCTTAGCTTCTTCAGGTTTTGGGAATTCGTCGGGCGAATGGACCTCAATATCGATTGTGGCGATATTGATTTTTGTCTCATCAAATTCAATTTTACCTGGCCAGTTCTCTTGGACAAACTGACCAACCCAATCGTCAGTACCGAAGATTGGATATTCATCTACGCCTTGATAGGTTTTCATGAATGTCTTCGCATCGTACATCGTGTCGAACTTTTGGGGTTGGACATAATCGCCGAAGATAGATTGGGTGTCGGTTTTTTCGCGGGATTTGACGTAGAGAGTAGGTCGGAAGACTTCTTTTTTCGTCACGCGTCTGCCATTCTCGTATCCGCGATAGAGAATATTGCGACCTTTCTTGGTCACAGAAGTATAAAATTTCATTGAGTGCCTTATGCTATGATGTAATTATATAACATCTAGCCTAGATTGTAAACGTCTTTTGGCTTACCGTATGTCTTTAAATTCGTCATGTCAATTGCGGTTAGGTGGCCATCATTGAAGACGGCTCCTGTGTCCAGCCATACTCCATTTCCTAAAGAGACAACATTAGGCTTTGGAGTATGACCGTGATATGTCACATCGACATTCTTTGTTTGGATTCGCTGATTTCGCATGACTCTATCCCGACCCCATACCATCATATTCTGGTTAAAGTAATCGTTAGTGTCATTCCAATCGTCGGTCGGAGGTTGCGCATGACAAATACCTACATGACCATGGGGAGTTTCGACATTAATGACATAAGGCAACTGACGAGCTAGATATGCTGCTGTCTGTTTGTCATTGTCAGTGTGTTTGCCTACCCAATGGGAGTAATCTTGACTAATGTCTCCACCATTATCGTATTTCTTAATGGTGTCCAGCATCATGTCTTCATGGTTGCCTCTTACGGCAATAAACCAAGGCTCTTCGGTTAAGAGCAAGCATTTGAAAGACTCCGGACCTCGGTCTACAAGGTCACCAACCGAAAACATGCGGTCCTTGGATTTGTCGAACTCAATTAGTTCTAGCATTTCCGTAAGGGCGTCGTAAGCGCCGTGTAGGTCACCAATGATAAAATCGCGACCGTCTTCGTTAAGTTGATAGTGCTCAACCATTTTATTTTGCCAAACTTCTAAACGCTCATCGCGAAGCGTTCCAGAGCTAGGTCCAAATCCTCGTAATTCAGGCATTTATTTTCCTATGTCGTACTTGGCGATAAGAGTCCAATTTTCTTTATCGGCATGAGAAATGATTTTAACCTCTTTGACCGAAGCTAGGTCCTCTTTTGGAATTGGCTTAACAAGGTCTGCTAAACTCCATTGGTCAATAAGGGTAGCAATTGTATTTCGCCTATGGTAATCATTTTCCATGATATTGGCGGGTTTGCCTTCGAGCGCGAACATCTCTTTAAAGTGGACGATGAAATACCGTCCTTGTTTATGGAGAATATGGCACGACTGATAAAGTCTATTGCCGTCTTTGGACGCTACGCCCATTCGTGTTAGGGTTTCCTTGACCTTTAGAAAGTCATCGGGTTCTTTTAGGGTAATTTCAACCATGTCGTCTCTAGACCAGGTCATTATTTCATTCCACCTATTTTCATTATTTGCTTGATGTCGGCGATTTGGTCATCTGTTAAGATTTTCATCGCGAATCGAGCGTTACGGTCGTTGTAACCGAAATACTCTTTGACGATTTTTAAGTCCTCGTCTTTAGACTCCTTGAACCATTTCGAGAAACGCTTACGTCTTCTGATTGAGGTTCTAAGGAAATCGTATTGTAGTCTATAGTCGGTCTGCCAGCGAAGGTTCATCTCATTGGCATAGAAGATTGTGTCAGGGAAATACGATAATCCGCGATTTACCATGAATGGAGAGTAAGATTTCTCCTCATCCATGATGTCTTCTTTTGTGTCATTTATCGAGTTAAGATAGTCGAACGGACCAGCCATTATTTGAACCTAAGCGAGCTCATGCATTCTACGAAAAACGCCATCAAATTGATTTCGCCGTCCATGACCATTCCCTGCTTGTATTGATATTCCGCGATAAGCAGAACTAATTGAGGGACAGAAGCAGGTTCGAGGTAATCGATTGCTGTGTCATAGAATTTTCGATACACACGTTGAGGGTCGACTGACATATTGTCTACCACCCATTTACGAGTGTCTTTGAATTTCTTACCCTTCAGATAAGTTATGAGCGATTTGAAATTATCTTCATCGAAATCGACCAGAATTCCTGTATCGATTTTGCCGGATGTCGAATAGATTTGTAGTTCGCCAAGAACCTTACGCCAGTCGGGAGCTGATTTTTGGATAAGCTCAATGATTGGTTTCTTATCGTATTCTACGCCTTCCGCGTCAAGAATTGCAAGAACCTTGTCGAAGAATTGACCACATAATTTAGGCAGTTCAGCTTTCTTCAGAGTGAAGTCAATATTTGTACATCGAGAATGAAGTGGCTCGATAATTTTGCCTTTGAAGTTACATGTCAAGATGAAACGACAGTTAGAGGAAAATTCTTCGATAAGAGCACGAAGCGCCTGTTGAGTCTGTGGAGCAAGGCCGTCAGCCTCATCATAGATTACCACCTTGACTCCGCCTGAAAACGAAACGGTCGAGGCGAATTGACGAACTTTATGACGAACTGTGTCGATATTACGGTCTTCGGAACCGTTAATCACAATGACATCTGCATCCAACTCTTTACAGACAGCTTTCGCGAGAGTTGTTTTGCCGGTTCCAGCTGGTCCAGATAGGAGCATGTTTGGAATGTTTCCGGACTCTACAATCGCGAGAGCGGGCTTTTTGATACGGTCTGGCAGGATAATATCCTCGACCTTTTGTGGGCGGTATTTTTCCACCCATAGTGAATTTAGTAAACTCATTTATATAAATAATCCTATGAAGTATATTATATATCAAACCACTAACATTGTAAACGATAAAATTTACGTAGGAGTTCATAACGGACAAAAGCAAAATTATCTAGGCTCTGGCACTTTAATAAAGCAAGCTATATCAAAGTATGGTAAAGCTAATTTTAAAAGAGAAATCCTATTTTCTACTAGTTCTAAAGAAGAAGCTTTTGCGCTAGAGGCGTCTATAGTAAACGAAGAATTCGTCAATAGGAGCGATACTTATAATTTAGCTATAGGCGGATTTGGAGGAGGATGTAAACATTCTGAATCCACCAAATATAAAATTTCAAAAAGTAACACCGGTAAAATACTATCTAAAGAAACGAAAGCTAAAATATCAAAGTCTAGAATAGAACTTTGCAAATCTAAAGAATTTAAATCAAAACTATCAAAACAAAACTCTGGTGCGAATAATCCGTTCTTTGGTAAAACTCACTCTAAAGAGCATATGCAAAAATTATTAGAGTGTAATTATCGTAAAAGAAAGCCTTGTATAATTGATGACATCAAGTATGATTCAAGAAAGTCTGCTGCCGAAGCTTTAAATGTAACTTCAGCAACAATATCCAAGTGGTTTAAGAAAGGAAGAGGCGGTTACATTTAGGCTACAGCAGACTCATAGATGTCTAGCATCGCTTCAAATTCGTCGAGCTTGGCCGGGTCTTTTTTGCGGTTGTCGATAAGCTTCTTAAGGACAGCTTTATCTAGGCCGAACGTTTTGACTTCGTCGTATACAGACTTGATGTCATCGGCAAGTTCTTGTTTTTCGGCCTCTAGGCGCTCGATACGCGCTACGAACTGGCGCATTTTTTCAGCTGTGGTTGAGTCAATATGAGATGTCATTATCTAGTCTTTCTTGGATTTGTCGAGTGGGATGTAATACAACATCGATGAATTCGTATTTTTGAAGCGTGATAGACCCTTATCGGATAGAGTCACTTCATAATCGCCGCGCATGATTTTCAGATTTTCCATATTGAGGGCATATTCAAATGGAGCGCCTTCGTAATCTTTCAGCTGCAGGCTGTATGAGTTTGCGGTGTCATTTCCAGGGTCAGACACAGAAGCTACAATCGATTTCTCATCGCCTTTGATAGACAAGCGAGTCGCTTTAAGAGTAGCAGAAGCCCGCTTCAGTTGAAGATATTGGTCTTCTTTGATTTCGACCGTGGTGTCAGCATCTTCGAAGACGCCTTCCATTTTCGTAAACGAATCGGCGTTCGGCTTCGTAAGCAATTCTGGGTCTGAGAAGAAATACTTTAGCTTGTTACCAGGGCCGGCAATGGTGAGATATTTAGCATCAAAGTCAATCGAAGGTGTATCGATTAGAGCCAAACAGCTTAAAAATTCTGAGGTGTCGTAGATGCCAAAGTCTTGGGGGAAATCAATATCGATTTCAGCTGAGCCCATAATTGTTTTGGCTTCGGAGATAGTGGTGAGGGTTTTTCCTTTTTGGACCACTAGGTTCTTGTTTATCTCGGAGAAATTCCGTAAGACAGACAAGGTCGCTTCTGTAAGTTGCATTATATTCCTTGTGAAAATTGCTATAATGTAATATTATATCATTTCAACTCAAATGTAAACGTTAAAATGATGTTAAGTAAAGAACTTGTCGGATAGATAAGATTCGCGTTCGAACTTATCACGTTCCCAATCAGACATTCCTTTGGAGTGTACGTTAGATATCGTGATTTCGCTTACGTTCTTTATTCCATTAGAATGGGAGGTCTGTATCTTTATCCCACCATCCGGCGTCGTTTGACCAGCTAATGGAAGAGTTTTTTTTCGAGATACTGTTGGTGTGATGGTTCTGCGCTTTGGCTACTGCAGCAGATACCGCGGCGAAGGTTGAACCAGCTTGCTTTTGAGCCGTATTATCTTTGAACTTCTTGAAGAATTTTTCTTCAGATAGAACAGTAACACCGTGCTTCTTAGCCTTGTCGAGTTTGCCTTGACCAGGATTTCCACCTGTCACCAAGAAGTCTGTTGTGCCCGAGATAGAGTCTCTAACTTGGAAGCCGCTAGATTTCAAATGAGGTTTTACAACTCCATTTCGGTCACCAACTTTCCATTTACCGGTTACAACGATTCGTTCGCCATTACCTTTTACAGGAGGAAGGGAAGCTGGGACAGCTTGAGGTGTAGAGGCATTTTGATTAGCTAACTTGTCAGCCGCGGCTTTGGCGGCAGCAGCACGTTGTTTGAATTCTGCATCAGATTTAGCCTTAGCAAGTTTTGCGTCTCGTTTACGTTGCTCTTCAGCAGGGTCGATAAGCTTAAACATTTGCTTAAGAGATGCGGCTGATTCGTCATCATAGACTCCAAGACACGCTCGAAGAGCAGCATCAATATTATCGCCAATGGTGTATTGTTCAACAATGAAAGTTAATCGACGAGTTGAGACTGAGAAAGAAATGTCTCCATTCTCTTCAGTTGCTCGAATTTGTTTGGCCCATGTGCAAAGAGACGTAACCACAGCCTTGTCGCGGTCAGTTAGAGCGGTTCCATTGCCTCTAAATTTCTTCATATATCCCATAAGAATTTGAACCTCAACTGCTTCTCCAGGAGGTTCCATTTTATAGACAACTTTGAATCGTTCGAGGAAGGCGTGGTCTAATTCGTTGGCGGCGATAAATTTACCACTCACGTCGCCTCTACCACCAGTGTTACCGGTCGCAATAACCGTAAAGCCTGGAGCTGGATGGACTACCTCACCAGTTTCTTCGATAAGAACTGGGTTACCTTCAAGAATCCCTTGTAGACACATAAGGTCATCCGTACCTCGGTCAAGTTCATCAAGCATAAGCACTGAACCATTTCTCATTGCAGCAAGGACTGGACCCTCGACGCAAACTGAATCGCCTGCAATTAGAGCAAATTTGATGATAAGACTAGAGCGGTCAGTCTCTGGACCGATTTGAACTCGAAGAAACTCTCGTTTAGCTTCGGCGCACGCTTGGCGAATAGCTTCGGTTTTACCGATACCAGAACCGCCGAAAATGTAAGTAGGAAAGAATCGATTAGACGCGATAATACGCATCACATCCGCATGGATGTTCATTTCAACGTATTGAGGGTTTACCGCCGGAATATGGGGCGTAAACGGCTTGAGTGTCTTCAATTGCATAAGAGTGCTTTCATGATATGAGTCAATTATATCATATTTCGGACGCGTTGTAAACGTCTAAACGATATTATTGATAAGGGCTTGGCAAATAAGTTTCTGGGCTTTACGGTCTTGGATAGAGGTTCCTTCAATCATTGGTTCTAGCATTTGGCTAGGAATATGAATGATTGTGTCGATGTTGTATTCATTTTTGAATATAGTTACGTCTTTGCTAGATGTTCTTAGGCGAGAAGCGGCTGACGAACCGAACGCGACAGTCTCAGGCGTATTGGCCATTGAGAATAAGGTGACCGTATCAGCAACAGTTTCACGAAGGAACTGATAGACATAATAGGTATAGGTGTGCTTGACTCCCGCAAATCTGGATTCGTTTGTGTTGAACGCTACAGGCCGAGTCCAATCAGACTTCATGATAATCTTGCGTTTGACGATACTTGACCTATCTCCTGCTCCATCTGTTAGACACATGAAATGGAGTTTTTCGATAGAATGAGTCTTTTTGAATTGCATGCAACGAGTAGCCTGAGACAGGACATGGGCCTCTAGCGGTGTTGAACCATACACTAGACCAGGAGGGTCGTCGCGCGTAACGAAGTCATGAAGCTTTCCAAGACGCTCTCGTACTTTAGCCTTAGACCATTCGGAAGAGACTATAACCGACAGATTCGGTAACTGAGTAAGCGACCCATCTGGTCCGGTTGAATAACCTCCACCATGAGAGAATTTACTGATTTCGAAAGGTATAGAGTTTCGCATACAGAATTCTACCATAATGGTAATCTGCTTGACAGCCGCTTTAACCCTTTGTCCGTGCATAGACCCAGAATTATCAAGCAACATCATAACGCCATGATTTTTCTGTTTTGGTCTTATCGTCCGTTTCTTGAATAGATTTTGCGAGGTCTTATAGTCATACAGACGCTTACCATCAAGGTCACCCGAGGTCTTCTTACGAGACATTGCTTTATTATACGCGGCCTTGCGTTGTTTGAACTGAGATGTAAGGAAATCAATTGACGGCTTATTAGCTAGCAAGAATTCTGAATAGTGGTCTCGTAGTTTTGTAGTTTCAAGTGTACCTTTTGATTTGGTAAGCTTCTGCCATACAGGAAACTTAATCAAGTCAAGGTCATTATTTTCATAGATGTCTTTGGTGCGTTTGTCAGCATGAAGGTCTGTCGAAATATTCTCATCATCCGTAGGGTCAGTGCTATCCCAGTCGAGTTCTACTTCAGGCTGACTGCATTCATCTCCATCTTCTTTACCCTTTGACTCTTCTTCACCATCTTCGTCTGAACCTCCTCCAGAGCCAGAGCCGGTTTCATCATTGGTTTCCTCGCCGTCTTCTGATTCTTGGCCGCCGCCTTGTCCTGAAGATTCGTCGCCATCTTCATCTTCGCTTGCAGATGCTCCGCCTCCTTGACCCTCTTCATCACCAGAATCTTGGTCACCCTCATCTGCTCCTTCTCCAGAATCGCCCGAATCTCCTTCATCAGATTCTTCGGAGTCATCTCCACCGCCTGAAGGGTCATCATTATCAGAATCTTCCGGTTCCGGTTCTTCTTCGTCGTCGTCTTCATCCTTCTCGGGTTCTGGAGGTTCAGGCTGTTTACGTTCTTTCAAGAATTCCGCAATCTTAGCGCAAAGCAAAAGGACATCGTCGAAAGTTTCAGTTAGGTAGCATTCATCAAAGAGAACCTGCTCTTCGTCATCGAAATCGATTTCGACTTGGTCTCCGCCCTTAGCTTTAAGGTTAAGACGATTGAGAAATCCAAGAGTGTTGAGGTCTTCAAGGTCTTTAACACCAAAGAAGTCTTGCTCCATCAGCTCCTTATATCCGCCATAGAAATAGTAGAGCGACCCAGGATATTTCTCTTTGATAAGACGTTCAATGCGAACATCTTCAACGATATTGATTAGGCTTCTTGACATGCCTGGAAATTGCTTTGCGCTATCGTGCCATCCATCTTCAGGAGTGTAGAGCGCATGACCAATCTCATGAGTGATAAACAGAATTCCGATTTTCTCAGACAGACCTGTCTTAAACACTGGGAGTCTTAACACCCGATTTCGGACATCAAAAGAGGCCGTCGAAAAGTTACCTTCGATGACCTCGATTTTCTCTTCGGCCATGAGGCGAGAGAGCAGGGCTGCTGAGTAAGATGCTGACATAAGAGGACTATATCATACTAGAATGGTTTTGTAAACTAATTTTTTCGCATCTGGCTGAAATTGTTTTGCTTCTCAAAGGTCAGACCTGATTCGAATTTCTCGGCTAGCATATGACCTTTGTGCGAGATAACGAAAACATTCGTCTGAGCGTCAAGCGTGTCTAGAATAGTCAGTAGATTATCGACACCGTCTACGTCCAATGATGAGTCAAATGTCTCGTCGAGAATAAGAAGGTTCGTGTCTACCGAGTTCTTCATCTTCGCGATTTGGCGGAAGGCAAACAGAACTGATAGGTCGATTCGTTGCTTCTCACCTTCAGAAAACGATGAGTAGGTAAACACATCTCTATGGCGAGATTTGATTTGCTCATTGAAGTTTTCGTCAAGGTTAAATAGGACAAAGAAGTCTAGAACTTGAAGATAGTTGTTGATAATCTGGTTCAGAGGCTCGATGTATTGCTTAATGATTTTGGTTTTGATACCACTATCCTTGAGCATCTCAGCCATGACTGCATTATACTCTAGGTCTTCGGCAGTTTCTCCACGCTTGTTGCGGAAGTGGGTGATATCGTCTTCAATTTTCCGTAGCTCGGTTTTGGCTTTGTCTACGTCTGCCGATTTCTGTTGAATTTTGATAATATCGGCTTGAAGCTGTTGGATAAGCTTAAAGAGCGACTTGAGCTCGGAATTCAATTCGTCTTTTTTCTTACGGTCTGCCTTGATAAGCTCAGAAATATCGGCAAGCTGTTTAAGGTCTCCATCAAGCTCGGCCAGTTCGGCTTTAAAGTCATCCATATGTTCAATGACGATTTCTGTTTTGCCAGTCAAAGTTGATTGCATCTTCTCTTTTAGAGAATCTTCGATGTCTTGGGTGCATGAAGGACAAGAGTCATTATTCTCAAAGAACTTCTCTTGCTTGTTAAGAGAGCTGAGTTCAGAAGCTAGATGCGAAATTTGACCAGTGAGATTTCCACGCTTACGGTTAAGCGTCTCAGTCCGAGCGGTGAGTATCTTATCACCTTCCTCGATTTTTGTTTTCAAAGCCGTCGCTTTCTTTTGGGCCGCGACTCCTTTGGCCTTGTTATCTTCGATTGCTTTGTTCTTGTCAGAAATCATGTCTTCGTTGAGTGTCTCAAGATTGGCGATGTATTTCTGTTGCGTCTTTTGCTTGTTTTCTTCAAGCTTGATTTTGTATTCGACGTCCTTGTATTTCTCTTTGGTCTTGGAGTTGGATTCGCGAAGAAGCTTGTTCATTGCAGTAAAGACATTGATGTCAAGAAGGTCTTCGACGATTTGACGGCGATTGCCAGTCGAGAGCTGCATGAATGGTACGAACGACGACGAACCAAGGACTACGACCTGGTTGAAGGTCTTGTAGTTGATTTTAAGGATGTTCTGTTCAAGGAATCGTTGATAGTCCTTCACCGTACTAGGTTGAGGAATAAGTCTTCCGTTTTCATAGATTTGGAATACTCCTGGATTGATTCCACGAATAATCTTGAATTTGGCCACACCGATTTCGAATGTTATTTCGACCAAGCAGTCTTTCTGGTTAATCGAATTAACGAGTTGGGGCTTGTTAATACCTCGGTGTGGCTTGCCAAACAAGGCAAATGTTAGGGCGTCTAGGAAGGTGGATTTACCTGAACCATTCTTACCAGTAATAAGAGTAGAGGCTGCTCCAGTGAGGTCGATTTCGGTTGGAGTGTTGCCAGTAGATAGGAAATTCTTCCAGGATAGGGTCTTAAAAATTATCATCTAGTTATTATAATCCAAAACGGTCTCATTGTAAATGTGTAACATTCCACCAGCGCCTGGCACTGTGCATTCTACGACATATCTTTTCTTGCCAGCCAGGGTCAAGAATGAAGCGACAACGACGCCACTAAATTCATAGCCTTTAACCTTCTTAACTAGGTCGCCCTTCTGGAATCCGGTTAATGACTCCATGTCTAAGGCTTCCTGTAAAAGCTCGAGGTCCCAATGAGAAATGCCTTGAACTTTAGTCGCCATTGCAGATGCCTGCATAGTTTGACCGCCAGCCCCTGGTGTAATTCGGGTAGGAAGACTAAAAGCCTTCTTAAGAAATTCTTGGACAGCCTTCTTCATTATTCATATCCTAGCATTTTGCTTATTTCTGCTCTTGAATGTTTCGTAGACCAAGAAGAGCCGTTTAAGATAATGACATTATCTCCAAATCCTATTACAGCTTTTGGGTCAATATAAAGCCCATGAAAATCTACAAATCTTTCCATTATTCGTACTCCAACATTTGGGCCTCTCGATAGAGGTCTTTGAGTCTGTTCTTGAGACGGTCTTTATCAAGTGGAGTAGCCACTTCATCGATATAACGGTCCATGAGTTCGGTTGTCTCTTCAAATTTGATTTCGGCTGTCACTGCATCGCCCGTAAATTCAGCAAAGGTCTCGGAAATCTTTAGGTCATGAATAGGTCTGCGATTGACATTGTCGATAAAGACGTCAAAGCGATAGGGGTCCTTCTTAGACTGCACGAAGATTTTTACGAACTTGTCGTCGAACACTGAAAAGTCGAAGTCTTTGTAATCATATAACTCGTCGTCATATGTCATACGGGTGAACAGACGAATCTCATTAAGGACTGGTTCGATTTCACCAGTTTCTGTGTCTAGAATATGAAAATATTTTGGGTCATCACAGTCGCCTTGAGTGAACTCCATTTGAGAGCCTAGATAGGTGATGTTACCATTTGATGACTTGGTATGATAATGGCCTGAGATGACTTGATGGAAGTGAGAGAAATCTCCACGTCCGATGCCTGTTTTAGCTAACTGACCCGGATACATTTCAAATCCAACGAACTCGAAATGACCGGCACAGAGAGGAGCCTTTGACTTCTTAATGAAATCCATACAGCGCTTCTCGTTTTCTGGAGAAATCCATGGGATGAAGGCAATCTTGAAGCCTTCGTAATTCAGTTCGGCTGGCTCATGGAAGAGGGTGATGTTGTCCTCATATCCAGAGAAAATCATATCAAGCGAACAGAGCTTGTTGGACGACTTGTAATAGACGTCATGGTTGCCTGGGATAATATCCATGTGGATATCGTCCTTCCTTAACTGGTCCAAGAAATGAGTCTTGTTTGAGTTAAGCGCTTTGATGTTGATAAATTTGCGGTGCTCAGCATAATCCCCAAGGTGGAGGATTTTCTTAATCTTATGCTTCTTCAGGTATGGAAAGAAGACCTTCTGATAGAAGTCCTCTTGATACTTGATGAAGATGTTTGATGAGTTACGAGCGCCGAAGTGAGTATCATTTAAGATAGCTACTTTCATGCGTTATTCCATAAATTGTTCTAGGGATTTTGACTTAGCACGTTTGCCACGAGATTTCGGAGCAGACCATCCATAATGTTTTCCTGAAGCTTTGGCTTTTGTCTTCGCCACTTCAGAGTAGGAACCACGTAGTTTTTCGACAGTTGCTTGAACGGCGTTGTATGACTCAGAGTCTCCAGCCGTAATGAACTCGCCAAACTGATGGCTATTGATGAGGTTCATTCGAGTTCGAACCTCTTTTTCTTCTTTTTGAATTCGTCTAACCATGGCCCAGTAAGCGCACTGTGAGAAGTACGCATGAGCGTTAGGTTTCTTTGAACGTGTCTCTGCATTAGGGTCATAGTTACCACGAGAGACTGCTTTGATGCAGTCTTCAATCGCATCACCAATCATCAGGTCACGAAATGAATATTGCGAGAAATTAGGACGTCGCGCAAGGCTGTCGCATAGTTTCCAAATAGATTCGCCGATATATTGAGGGATTACAGGCAGTTCTGTTTGAGGGACATTACGCTGGTTTTCAACGATGTCTTCGTTCTCTGCTTTGATTTGTTTGATAAGCCTTGAGTAGGCTATAACTTCGGCTGTAAATTTCTCATTATCGATGAGCTTCTTTTTCTTCGCCTTTTTGGCGGGGACTTTATCGTTCATTATGTAATTATATAACAATCCGTGAGTGTTGTAAACAACTTTGTGCATTTAAAGTAGAGCAGGGATTAACCTCGTATCGCGCATGACACGCTCTTTTTCTGGAATAGTCCATACATTATCGGGCACAGATACTGTAACCAGACCAGCTGAGTTTGAAGTACGAACCGAAACTTGGTTAACGTTTACTCGGTCGCCAAGGTTAGTATTGCCGCCAACCAGATTGACAGCATATTGACCGTCTTCAAAGGTCACGGTATAGGCATTGATAAGCCTAACAACTCGTGCTAGGTCAGTACCGGAAACGTTAGCTGGAGGGACATGGTCATGCGTAGTATCAAATGGTAAGCCTTGGTCGGCTTGAAGCTGATTAAGTTGTTGTCTGAAAGTATTGATGTCTAACGAGCGAACTTCGACAGGCGTAGTCTGAACAAGGTCCATTTCGTTCCTTGAGACTGAGATTACGCGTGTTGTCCAGTTAACTGTTGGCATCAGCAGTATTTATACTGAAGTCAGGCCAGACCCTACGTTTGAGAACTTGAAGATGATAAAATCTTGTTTGAGAGCATCAAGTTCTTGGCGAAGCTGATTGATTAACTTCTGTTGCTCGATAATCGTGTGCTTATTCTGAGAGATTTCCTCGGCTAGAGCATCGGCATATTTACCAAGACCCTTTTGATTGATGCGTTGAGCAACTCTCTTATTTTCGATAGCTTGCGCCTCGGGAGACATAGACATATTATTGGTCCTTAACCATGAAGGCCGAAACATCTAGTCCACTTGTAGTAATGGCACCAGAAATAATGGCTGATTTATAGAATGTTGGATTAGTTCCACGACGTGCTTTACCAATAACGGGTTGGTCACCAGCATAAGCATACGAATTCACTAGAATCTGTCCAGAAGAATTTGTGAGACCGTTGATAATTACCGAACCTTCTGTAAGCGGACCTCCTGGTCCAGCTAGGACGTATACTCTAGCGTTTTGAATAGGGGCCAAGGTCGCGGCGTCTAAGACTGTTACGGCTAGGTCAACCTCTGCTTGGTCCAATGGATATAAATTTGCGTATTGGTCTGCGATTGTTGTCGTCGTATGAATAGTTATCGCTTGTCCATTTACCGTAGTGGCATTGCCGGTAAATCGTAGCTTAAGACGAATTCCATCTACCATACCTGAAATAGACGTTAGATTAGATGGTGTTCTTAAGTCAAGCCATGTACCATTATAGCCGGTTCCAGTATCGTATTGAAAATCAATATCTACTTGAGACCAGTTATTGACTCCTTCGGCGGTTTGAATAGCGTTACGAGTAGTGGTTACGTTTCCAGAAAATGCAATATGACCTAAAGCGACGTAACCCATGTCAACCTCCCATTGGTCACCAGACACGCTATCAACATCACCATCCTTGGTAAACTTAGGATTTCCAGAAAGAATGGTTAAAGGATATTCATCAGTTCCTGGAGCAGCTCTGTAGTAAATATAGCCTTTTGTATTAGATTCAAAGGCGTCTCCCATCATAGCGCCAGCAGTACCAGGATAATCTGTCTCTAAGCCAGAACCGGAGCCAAGCTTTCCAGAGCCTCCGTGGAATCCTCTGAAGAGAGTGTTAATTCCATCGGGGTCAATCTCTCCGTTATATTCTCCGGAGCAATTTTGAATTAGCACGTTCTTTGACGTACCGGAAGCGATTAAGGCAAATTCATTCGGAGTACCTCTATCAGTCCAGCATCGTGACAGGGTAATATCAGAACATAGACCACCAATGGAGACAAATTCCTCTCCTTGGGTTCCTCCTAGGGCTTCGTTATCAAATTTGCGGTCGATGAAATGGAATCCGCGCACCGCGATATTATTACTATCCACGATTGCAATCTTACTGTCATCAGGGCAAGAGTTATTTAGAATCTCCCAGCCAGTAAATTTTATGTTAGAGCAAGAAGCTGACATGTAGATTTGGTCAGAGCCAGCAACTGACCCATCCATATTTCGCTGAGTTTTTAGGAGCTTAATAGTAGCATTGTTTGACGTGGTGAAAACGAATGGAGCGCCTATCATGACAAAATCGTATACGGTAAAATCATTCACACGAACAAATTCAGCCTCAGTGGCGACAGAGACACCAAGTTGAATACACCGTTCGATATTTACACCAATAGAAGTCTGTCCACCGAACTGAGAAGTTTCAGCAGAGTCATTTGTTGCCACGCCTAGACAATCTCTAATATCTGCGCCTGATACGAGGTCAACAATTGGTGGAACTGATCGACCTGCTGATAGTGTGTCGCCATCGATATCACCAACAAAAATACAATGGTCATATGATGTTCGACCGATAGCTGCGTAAACACCAAAGCCTGTATTCGCTGCGCAATAGGATGCCTGAAATTGACCACCAAGAGAATCTTCAAAATATGCAGAGCCAAAAGAAGCTCCATCAAGATAGCAATCGCCTCCGTTAACGGTTTCTAATTCGTATCTAGAAGTTCCTGTACCCCAAATAGAAGCATCTGCCGCGAAGGTCGTTGTGGTACCTGTTGCGAAATGTACCATTGGCACTCTGATTTTGGCACCGTTAGGAGGAATAAATCCATTAGTGCCGTCTCCGAATGTAAGAGTGTTTGATTGATATGCTTGAGCAAAAACGAATCCACCCATTCCAGCGCCGCATAGGGACATTCCATTGATATTGTTTTGATGCGCATTACCAAATTCTTGATAGACACCTGATTCTAGAACATCAGCTCCATTACAGTTTCCTGTCCATGAAATTTGATAGTCTGGTCCGAAATGGTCTTGAATAGTATGGAGTTCGATTTGGTCATTATTGCTTAGAGACCCTGTAAGAAATCTAACGACAAAATATCCGCTTGAAGCTGTACCAGAGACTTCAGTGATTCTTCCATGAATTGATTGGTCATTGACCGCGAAAACCCAGTCACCCACAACTGGAGCTACTCCACTTCCGCCATCATAATTGATTCGTCTTCCAGTCTCTACCCAAACACCGCTAAATACATCAGCATCGATTCCAGCGGAATCGAAATATGTTGAAACGTTAAAGGTCTGATTGGCGTTGCCATTAGACGTAGTTGGAAATTCCCACCATCCTAAAGAAGACCGCAAGACGCCAGCGCCGTTAACGTTGACCTCTTCATTTAATTCTCCGACAAACACAATAGGATTCGTTGCGTTAGCACCGTCCAATAGTAGTTCGCCATCATTAATAGAGATTTGACCAACTAACACCGTTGGGCTTTCAGTTACGGTTACGGTTGCACCCGCATTAATGGTAAGATTTTGACCGTTGCCTAATCCGTCAGATATTACTTGCGTAAGGGTCTTATTTACTGTTACAGTTTGGTTTGCCATCTACTTTTCTTTATGATGGTGACAATATGGGCGAACACATGTTCTTATGAAATCTACTTCTCGTTCTCTATTGCCAGATTCGTTTAAGACATATCTCTCTATTTTTCTAATCTCGTATTTATGAGCGGTCGCTTTTTCTTTTAGGTAATTGGTGTTACACTCTGGGCAAGCATCGCATATAGCTGGAGTAGGGTCTCCGTCCCACATGCTTTCTCCGCATTGACAAGTGTATCTAATTAGTTTTGACATTTGTAACCCTCAAGGTATTTATACAAAAAAAGGGCCATGAAGGCCCTCTCTTAGAATTATTTGGGGTTGACTACGCGTCAGCTGTACGGATAACCGTTGATGACCCACCAGCCGAACCAAGAGTACCAGTAGTCTCGAAGGTTTTAATCGGTGTAGCACCACCATCTCGAACACGAATAAACAGAGGACGGTTAGAAGCGTAAACTGTTGTAAACTGTGCCGAAGCTGCTGTAGCAAGAGTATCGATATATGAGATGAATGTGTTAGCAGCATCTGCAACATCGCTTGGTAGAGTGCCGGTAAGCGTGAAGGTAGAACCTGTATAGCTTGAATATTCGACACGGTCGAATGTGTTTCCATTAAAGATACGAATAGTACCAGAGGCAGGAGTATCGGAAGGAATAACTTCGTTAACGACATAGGTTCCTGCACCAGTAGTTTGGGCTCCATCAGCTGTAAGCTGAGAAATATCCAAATTACCACCAGAACCAGGTCCAACAAGAACACGGTCTTCGCCTGATACAAGTCCAGCAACGGTAAAGATAACGTTGTTTGGAGGTACTTGAAGAGTGTTTGTAAGGTCGAACAACTGGTCAGAAGCTGTAAGATCGTTTGGATTGATACCGATACCGGTAGCGCCAATGATTGAAGAACCAGTAGAGTTACCGATAAATTCAGGTGAGATTGTACGAGATACAGGAGCGCCATTCACGTCAGCTGTAGCACCAGAAGTACCACCAGTAATTGATGAATTGTCCGAAGGAGCAACACCAGTTAGAAGTTGAATGTAAAGCGTTCCATTTGCTCCATCGTCGGAAAGACCAAGTAGAAGAGCAGTAGCGCCGTTTCCGAATGTAAGAATTTCATCTTCAACAAACGGTCCATTAGCTTCGCCGTCATATGCGATTTCGTTAGTGATTCCGCGGAATAGTTCAGCGTTAATACCATGAATAGTTTCAGCTGTACCACGACGTCCAACCCATTTAGTGTATTCATATAGGTCGTTAATTGAAGACCCACCAAGGCTCCATTGAGCGTAGTAATCTTCGGTAGTACCGTTACCGTTAATGTCGATTTGCTGGAATCCTTCGACATTAGTAATAGGTAGAGCAGAAATTGTAGCTTCAGCTGTCTGGTTGTTCAGGTCAACTGAAGTAAAAATCGCAGCTGTTGAGTTACCTAGACCAGCCGATAGAGAGAATTCAGCATAACGAGCGCCAAGTTCTCGTGATTGAACACGAAGGCGTTTACCGTCAATATCAGCTCCGGCATCACGTGTCTTAACGATGATACGAAGTAGAATATTAGCAGCTGGGTCAGCGTTAAGACCAGAAGCCCAGTAGTTTGTAATCAGTGTGTTGTTCTGTACGATTTGTAGATTAGTACCAGCCGTAACCGAGCCCACCACAACTAGACCAGAATAAACTGTGTCGCCATTGCTTTGCGAGATAGAACCATCGTATAGATGTTCTGCAAGTGTGTCATCGATATTGTACGGAGGAAGAATCGAGATAATGTTGTCGGTCGAACGGTCTGATGGAGTATCATCTGTGATATCCAGAAGGTCGTCGCCATTCGCTACCGCGTCATCAGCTCGGTCTTGTAAGAATCTATGGAGTTCTAGTACCGTGTAGTATCCCGGTGAAGCTCCGCCATGGGCATCGCCGACATATCGAATGTCTCCGTTTGCCGCAATGGATAGGTCTGTTTCAATTGCCATTGTTGGTCCTTATTGGTAAGTATAGCCTACTATGTTTTCGTTTTCATCGTAAGAAAAAATCTTAGAAACCGGGTCGGCTATACTATATCCACTAAGCGTTAGAGATTCTAAAAGCTCGGTAGGACCGTAGGTGAGGACCTTGGTGATTTTCTCTTCTCCCTTCGTGTACTCAATTTTGACGATTAGGTCGTTTTCATAAGTGAACGAAGAGGGCCATGATTTAATATTACGGGATAGACGCTCAAAGAGCCTATCGCGAGAGTTGAACTGCTGAGCTGCTCGACGACCATAGTCTTCAAGATGTTGTCTTAGTTCGTCGCTCATTTCCGCTTTCTACTGTTATTTATTCGAATTCAACTGTAAGAATAGGCCCCTCTAACATTACCAAACGGTAATGATTTAAACGTTTACACACATACTTCCGTATTGTATAATGGTCATAATGATGATCTTCGTTAAGTATTCTGTTCAATATAAAACGAATGAGGCTAAGCTTGCCTTAGCCGAATATCGAGCTTCAGCTCGAAGTTTAATCAGCATATAGCTCTTGAGTATAATTAAAGCAAAGCTTTTCAAATGGTTCTTCATCAGAACGATTAAGTCCAAGAGCGTTTAGAAATTCAGTCATTGTTAGCATAGTTCTAAACCAGAGTTAGGTAAAGAATCGGGAGATGCCAATTCTTCTGTACTCGGATTTTCTTCTTGAGGGGGATAAGCGTACTGTAACCATTTCTCGACCACTTCCGGTCTTGGGGTTGATTCGCTTGCGATACTATGATTTCTTAGAAAAACTGGCTCTTCGACTACTCCAACTCCATATGGGAACATTCCCTGAATTGGATTCTTACGGATTTGACCGTCAGGAAAAAAGTAATTTGTTACTATCTTCGCTGCTAATTCGATGTGCGCGCCCCTCAGAGTCTTGGACTGGAGGAAGCCTATAACCTCTGCTCCAGATACAAGTTGGAAAACCCGTACTCTTTTTAGCTGTTTTTCATCAATCATAAATTTATTTATATTGGGTTAACTGAACGAATTTACCCATACCTTTTTGTTATCTAGTGTTAACTAAACTTGATGTTGTAAGTCTTGTAATCGAATTTCTCTTTTGCATATATCTTCATTCGTTCGATGCCATGATTCAACGCGAAATTCTTCCGCGATTTCCAGCTTAAGTCATCGACAATATCGAAAAGCTTCGTGGCTGCTTGATTCTTAGACAATCTTAGACCACGTCCAATAGTCTGCAGAACTGTGATAAGACTCTTAGATGGAGCCGCGAAGATAATATTGTGTAGGTTCTTAATGTTTACCCCAGTTAG